TAACCTTACTATCTGAACTTAATCCAGAATTATCATCAAAATGAAGAACGTATAAACCATCTTCAGATGCATTTACCTTAAACGCTGCATGTACATAACCCGCTTCTCCATTATAAGTACCGCCAACTATGGATTTTGTGAGGGGCCAAGGTCTATAAGGATATGGAATTTTCCAATCTCCATATCCAGTCCCCAAAATAGATACAATATTTCCTGGGGTATATCCGTTATTACTAATCCAACCACCACTAAAGTCTTCAGCGTTGTTGTTTTGGAATTGAGTAAATTCTGGAGACCCAGTTAAGCTTAAAGCAGTACTGTCGGTAAACTCTAAGGAACCCGTCCATCTTTTTCTTAAAAATTGCTGTGGAGAATATAAGTCGTACCCCTCTTCGCCATCATAATTGAATTTTTTTTGTATGCAATTGTCAAAATAATAATAAGGAGTTCCGCTATACTTTAATATCCAACCTGTGGTATTGTTTGGAGTAATACCTGTTTCCATATAGGCTGCAAAATCTAACCTATTGACAAATTTTGTATTACGCTCATAAGGGTTGGTGGCATTTGTTTGGTTGCGAATTTTTCTATCTGAATAGATGTTAGTCTCATCTACGCGTCCCGCATAAGAACCTGCTTGGTGTTTGAAAATGTGACCCCCGCTTCTTAAGTAATAACCATTTAAAAAATCTTCTTCAAAATTTTCAACCCTTAAAGGTATAGTTTCTCTTGAGGAGGCTCCACCTAAAGCCTGTGAATTAGGATCATAAAATCTTAATTTATTGCCCGAAATTCTTGGAAAGTGAAAATCTGGGCGAACCACACCAAAATAATATGGACTTCCCGTGATGTCTGTTCCAGTACCCCTTATAGGAATACCAGTTAAACCTTGATGCTCCCACCACAATCTAAAGTTGTCTCGAGCTGAGTTATAGGGCGTTCCTCTTATATCGCTATAATCTATAGGACAATTTTCAAAAGGAATAACTTTTGATGGATTACTATTATAACCAAATAATCTAGAAGCGTAAGAGGAGTATAACTCCTTAGTTCCACCATAATGATGAGTAGTATAATATGGGTAAGCTGAGTATGGACTAGTTCTATCTCCATAGCCCAAATACCCTTCTGGATCTTGCGAAGCTCTGAGTGGATCAACAGCCCCACCATATCTAAAAAGATCATTGGGTTTTTGTCTCGAAATAAGCATTGCTGGTACATTTGGACAATAAGCATTAAAATCCCCAAAATCATAAAGACTTCTATCGAATAATTGTTTGGTGTCAAAAATTGAACACGTCAAACCTGACGCATTGCCTGTATAATTAGCAAGGCAGGTTTCTAGATCTGCTGGTTCAGTTAAACCACCACCACTTATATTGTATTTTGAGTGTTGGTATTGAGCGCCGCTAATTGTCCTTTGATCTACCTGCTGCAAGAAAACAGAATTGAAAACAAAATTTATATTTGAATTTCGGGATTGTGCATCTAAACCATCCATAATAGCTTCCGCATGGCTATTTATAGAAAATCCCCTGCGTATAGCATATGATCGGGTATAAGAAGAACCGTCACTGACTGCCACATATTGACATTGCGAATTTATATCATGAGTTGTATTCATGAAAGCTGGACTTCTATACTGATACCATATACGCCTAGTGTAAGTTTCGGGAAATATTTCAGCACTAGAAAGTAAAGTTGATGACGGTCTACCGTTAACACAAAAAATAGTTTTCGCTAATTCTCCCAGTGGCACAAGATCTCTATTTATATTGACGTCTTCGACAAAATATTTCAAAAAATCATCTTCACAATAAAATTGAATATCGTATCTACCAGTATCCAACATATCGAAAGTAACCCCACTATGGCTATAATGTAGAACAAAATTGTTTTGTATAAAATCTTTTTCTGTCGATAAGTTTTCACTTAGTTCTAAAACTGGTACATTATTTAAATAAACGGACTGTAGGGTAGTTTTGCCATTTGTATATATTCCTCTTGGGTTAACTGAGCCACCTATAGGCCCCTCACAGAGCAAATCTAATGCTCCAGCTACCGCAACAGTTTGTTTTATATCTGCTGCTTGCGGCGGCCTTAAAAAAGCTTCTCCTCTACCAGAAGATTTACCACCCTTACCGCCACCACCAGAGCCAGCAACACCCATTAAACCTAGGTTTTTAGATATATTGCGCTTGATGCGCTTTTTTATGTTGGATAGGGGCATTTTTTATTGTTATTTATTATTTATACTGGAGCATATTCATTGGACTAAGGGTGGCGAGCTATTAATTATACCTATTAACCCCAGCGCAACACCATTGCTTCTATTAACGCAGAGTATATATCTTTATTTAAATTTTCGTCTTGTAGGAACGGATTTTCTGCCGATTCTATATCTCTATTTCTGACGGAGCTTGCAATAACCTGAGACCCAACCCTTAATCTCCCATACCCCAATCTAACTGGCGCACCCTGTGATGCCACATTATTTTGACTTTGAAACAAAAATGATTCAGTCTTAACAGTAGCTTCAATTTCGCGCGGCTCATTTTCTGGGATTGGGGTCATTAGGTATGTTATACCTGCCATAATTAGACCTACGCCTAAGCTTATAAAAAATGCGGAAGCAAATGCGCCCATTGCTCCAAAGGCTCCTAATCCAGCAGCTACAGAAAAACCACCAACAACTATTGCGCCTATGCCGTGTCCAATAATACAAGGAACTATTTCTATTTCCTCTATTTTTTGTTCATGTTGTAGGGAAAGTGCATTGACACTTTTTTTATTCACTAAAAGCTCATAATTTTGACCTTCTTTGCAGTCTGCCATTATTGTTTCTTTAAAATTTTTATGTATCGTGTTGATGGCGTTAACAGCATCTATTGGTTTTTTGATATTAAAAAACTCAAAAGAATTACCAAAAATTTTAGCCAAGCGACCGTGTAGTTTTATTTTTGTTTTCATTTTAATTAAATCCTAAATTTTGAACTTTTAATGATTTTGTCGGCGCCCCTTCGTGGTCATTCGGACCAACTCGACCGAGCAAAAATCTTTCCATACTATAATCTTCTGTATCTACATAGGAAATTTCTGTTCCTACCACCTTTGTACCTACCCTTAATCTTCCATATCCAAGCGGGACATTGATACCTTGAAGAGTTGTATTTTGTTCTGTGGAAAACAAAAAAGAATTTGGAGTAATTGAAGCCACCACATCTTGTGGCTCAACACCCTCTGGCTCAGGAGTCAATAGGTACATAATACCAGTCATGACCAAATTAACAGCCAAGCTTACAAAAAAAGACGTTAATCCATGGCCGCAAATACAAGGCACAATGTCGATTTTTTGCACCTTTCCATCCTTTGACATTTCTCCAAGAGAGTTGACTTTCTCGCCATCAAAAATAATTTCAAAAAACATTCCTTTATCGGCTAAGTCTAATATAGTTTTTTTGAATCCTTTATGGTTGGCTTCTATCGCATTTATAAAATTGTAAGGTTTGCCTAAATACTTAAAAGTGTGTTGTTTTTTGAATTTTTTTGCGAGTATACCATGTAAAAAAATATTAGTCATTTATTTCCTTTCTTATTTTTTCTAGGAGTTCTTTTTCGCAATCCAAAAATTCAGGCTCAAATATACTAAATTTTTGCGTTTTGTATGAATATATAATAAACGGCAAACAAACTAAATTCGACATTTTTTTGTCAAATTCTGAAGGATCTTCTTCGGTTTCTATATGCGAGTGATATACTCCCACAATATTGTAGTTGTTTTTTACATATAAAAAATCTTTAGCTGGAATATAAAATTCGTTTTCTTTATCTTCTGCCTTATTTTCGCATTCATAAATATTAAATTGGCCATCTTCGTAAACAACAAAACCACAGATTTCTTCGTTTCTGTTTTTATTACAAGCTTTTACAATTCTGTGTTTAATATCCATTAGTAAGAGTATTTTTCAGTTCCTGGGAACCCTCCATATGGTAAATCTTTACCTACGTTAATTCCATTATAATCATTAGACCAATCGTCGTTATTGTATCTTTGTAAGCATCCGCCGAGCTTTTTGGAGCAAGAATCCTTTATCCACAAATCTCCACGAAGTTCTGGGCGTGTATTATCTGTAGAAGAATGGCCAGATTTACATACATAATAAATAGGGTGTTGTTGATAATAGTTTGCAGTTAATCCTTGCGAACTTGTGACTCTATCAGAAAGTCTAAATATATAATCTCCAACACTATATGATTTGCCAGTTTCCCAGAGACCACTAGGCTCTAATACATTGTCAATTTTTGTTCCAGTTTTTTGTATTGGAAATATGCCAGAATTCAAGGCCCAATTACTATTTGAACCAGTTACCATTAAATTGTCGTTCGCATCTGATACGGGCCTGTCTTTACTGTCCCCTATAACTTCTGATGTGGAACCATACCTACAACCAAAGCCCCTATACACCCAAGAGCAGTATCTTGAAGCAATAGTTCTTGATGGCAATTTGACATTTTCCAATTCTAAACTAGAAACCAATTCAAACTCTACAACCAATTTATTTTCTATGGTTTTTCTTGAAATGAAGAACTTATCATCTCTTAATCTAGCATTAGGATTTGCAGAACCCCATGGGTTTTGATTATTTGGGAAGTTTACATCATCCAAGAATTTCGCATAAGTTCTCCTTCTAACTAACTTGGCGCCATTTAGATTGTTATATTTTCTTAGCATTGATGAGACATACATGCCAGCATTTGCTATTTTTATTTTGGGTCTTGGCAATCTTTGATCGCCCAAAACCTCAAAATCTGAGGCTTCCACGGGTAGTGGGAGGTATTCTTGGCCATCAAAGTAAATTTTACCAGCTAGACCATTTGTGCCACCGTGAAAATACAAAACCGCTTGACTATCCTGTTGGTAATTGTAATATAGTGCAAACAGCTCTAAAATAGCCGTGGGTTCTAGACCCAATGTCTCATTTACAAAATCCTGATTTAAACCTCTAGCCATATATGTTATTACACGCAGAAACGTCGGGAGAACCTAAATTTATACAGGGTGGGTCCTTTGTTAAATTTGATAAATCTCACAAAAAAATAGCCTTGAGTATATTTTTAGAATTCCAGAAAAAAGCAGAAGTGGGTTATTGGAGCAATATAGCAAAGGGGCAAAACCAAGCATTTTATAGCAGATTCCTTGTTCAAGAGTTTAATCAAATGCTTAAAAAATTTCCAATCAAATATACAATGTTAGACCATAAGGACAACCCTTTTGGGTTTATGTTTTTTACAAAAAATATTTTAGCCGAAAGGTCTCTTGATTTGCAATTTGGTTTTAAGAGAAGTGATTACTTTTTGAATTCAGAGATGATTAAAATATTTAAAAATATTCTAGAAAACGCAAGATTGGAGTATAATATAGATAATGTTTATGCTTGTTTAATGGAACGAAAAAACCAAGAAAAATACAACAAAACAGTATTAAATGTGTTGGGCGCGAAAATCATCAATAAAGACGCTTTTGGGAGGCCTTTGATTAAATTTGAATGAATTTAAAAATTTTAAAAAATTTTACTTTAACTCCTTTATTACAAAACCAAAAGGATGAAGTAAAAAGGCAACTTCTTCTTTTCCAAAGAAAGGCAGATATCAAAATTATGTCTGTAAATTTTAAAAAAATAAAAAGCTTCAGAAGTAAGGATCAACTTATACAAGAGCAGGTAAATCAATTTTTATTAGATGAAGATGTGAAATACGTTGCGATTGATGACGATACAGGAGAAATAGGGTGTTTTTTTTGCTTTTCTATTGAGAAAAAGGAAGCTAATTTTAAAATGGCGCTAAAAAACCCAGAATATGTTTTTAACCCCTTAATGATTGATATCGCCAAAAAAGTCATGGATATAGTAAAGAGAAAATACGGTATCGAAAGAATGTATTCAAAACTATACGAAAGAAATAATTTTACTAATTATAAAAAATTCATAACAAAATATTTAAATGGAAAGCTAATAACAGATGGAGAAAAAAGAGCAACAGTCGAATACAATATATAAGAGATTTTCCTCTTACGACCAGTTTATAAATCTACATTTCCCTGTAGAAAACAGAATTGCACATAAGGTCTCTGATAATGGGGGGAAGTCCGAACCTATTGATATCGAAATTTACGACGTAAAAGATATGGGTAAGGCTCTTTTGATACAAGGAGATATACAACTGATAGAATCTCACGAATATAAATATCATGAAGGTTTTGTACATGTACCACTCTCTTTTGTAGATGAACCTCAAAATATTTTAATTCTTGGTGGTGGAGACGGAGGAGCCGCTAGAGAGATTTTAAAATACGAATCTGTAAAAAAAATAAAAATAATCGAACTCTCTGAAGATGTTGTTGAATTATGCAAAGAGCATATACCGAGTGTCGGTAAATCATTAACAGACCCAAAGGTAGAAATTATTTATGAAAACGCTTGTGAGTGGATAAAAAATTCTCAAGAACAATTTGATTTAATTCTAGTTGATGCTACAGATTTTTGCTCAACCGAAGATAAAGACTCTAGCAAATTTAACCTAAGAGATGAAGATAATATAGTATCATGCAAAAAACTATTATCACCAAGAGGGGTTTTGGTTTATAACGACGATTACTTTGGGATTATTGAGAGCGCTACAATAAATAGAACAAACTATCTAAAAGAAAAATTTAATTTTGTAAAACCTTACAGAATAAACGTCCCTTATTTTTTAGGTGGGGATTATACATTTATGATTTGTTCTGAAACCGTTAATTTGGACGCTAATCTTTTTAAACTCAAAAAAATAAAAACAAAGTTTTTTAATGAGGGTATTTTGAAATGTTGTTTTGCGATGGGAGAAAATTTTGACAAGAACGTCTCTAATTATACACTAAAAAGAGAATTAGGTAATACAATAACTATTGATTTTTCGGGTTGTGAGTTTCAACAAATAAACAATTTGGAGTTTATTAAAGGGATTATGGAGGAGTCTTTAAATTTTGGCGGTTTTAATATTTTAAATTCGACCACCCACAAGTTCGAACCACAGGGCATAACAATAGCTTTTATGTTAAGCGAATCTCATTTTACTTGTCACTCTTGGCCAGAATATGGCAGAATATGTTTTGATCTATTTAGTTGTGCTAATTTAGAGCGCAGCCAAAAACTTATAGATAAATTAATAGAATTAATACCTCATGATAGTGTAAAAGTAAACAAAGTTGAAAGAAAAATTTAATGATTAGGAGGACACATGGTTTGTATGTTAGGTGTGGCAACAAAATATTCGCTGCGGTTTTGAAAGCTGCCTCTGGGTCTATTTTACTAGCTATCATACAAAAATATTACAAGTACATTTCTGATTTAAGAAATCAAGGCAATTTAAATATGAGGAGGTTGCACGAATTTGTGCCAAGATTGAAAAAGAATCAAATTGAAGGCAAATATGTAATATTAATCTCAAGAGATCCTGTGGAAAGATTTCGTTCCGCTTGTGTGGAAGCAGAAAAAACAGTAGAGGATGCGATTTCAGAGCTAGGTACACAAAAAATGAATCAACATTTTGTTCTAACTTCAGCTTGGTTAATCGATGGATGTAAACTTTATAAGTTTGAAGAACACTTAGAGGATGCTGTAAGAGAATTAGGTTTAGATTGGCCAATGCACGATGTAAAGGGCAAAGAGAAGCCAAAACCAGTATTGACAAAAAAACAAATAGAAGCAGTAAAACTATTTTATGCAGCCGATATCTCTTTACATAAATCTATAAAAAAAGCTGGCCAAATTTGGACAGCTTCGAAAACCCCTTCTGTGGAGGATATTTTAAAATTTAGATAAGCTTTAACAGCTTCCTACATTCCTTGGCTGGAATATCTTTATAATCCTTCCAAGACTTAATGACTTCTGGATCGTTTTCGTACTTGCCGTCAGAATAAAGCGCACGGAGCTTGTTTAAGAACGAGTTGAAGTCTGTACCCACCTTTTCTTTTAAAATCCCCTGTGGGCTAATATCTTTAGCTCCTGAAGACGATGGAGGTACTACGATGGGCGATTTGTTTTTGGATGTGTCGATTTCATCAGCGCCAACAATATGAATACCAAGGAAGTTGCGAACAGCGCGGACAAATGCGCGATTTTCTGCAATACACTCTAAAAACTTAGCTGCAAATCCATTTGTATTGTGAATTGTAGCGTTAGCAACAGAAGAAAAATGAATACCCCCAATACCTTGTTCGTCAACAGTTTCATAATTTGAAATAAAATCCACCAAGCAACGAACGACTGACCTTTCGTCAGAACTTTCTTCAACAACATAAGACACAGAATTAATGCCGCGAAGCTTTGCAAGCTCCTTGATGCCGCCCAACTTAATCAAAAGCTGCGAATCATCAAGACCTTCAATAGATTCTGGGACTGGCATCTTACGCATCTCAAACCAATCCTTGTTTGGGTACAGGTGTTCTGGATTAATCATAGCTCGCCAATTAACTGAGCCATCTTCATTAAAGATATAATCAACAGACTCAAGGAGTCCGTGTTCGTTGCGCTTCCAGATGTCTGGGCCGTATAATTTACTCTTCGTCATATATATATAAACTTTCTAATTCTGATTTTGAGACTTCATCATAGACGAAGCTGCTAGATTTGTCAAGTCTTTTCGCAGAAGATTCTGAAGTAAATGTTTCGCCGTTTGAGATAAAACTTTTTTTGGATATAAACTGTTTTGCTGATGTAATTTCAACAATGGCGTCTAGGTCATATTCTGGCTCCGTCTCTTCAATTACATTAAAATCAAAATACTTTAAGCGGAGGTCTGAAATGTTTTCCTTATCTTTGGTTTGAATGATTACGTTAATTTTGCGATTTTTTAAAGCTTTAAAAAACTTTTCATAATCTTCGTCTTTTTGAGAGTGTTTAAAGACTACTTGCTTTAAGTTTGGCATATGATCTAGAAAACCTACATCAAATACTGAATCTATATACAGATTGACAAGGCACATTTTGCACCAACTGGCGATGTTGGCTAAATCAAAATGAAGATCACCTCTAATGTTTACGGGTTTCCCCTCAAGTTGTTTGGAGTATCCAAAAAAGTTCGGCACAACTTCTACGGTTTTATTGTTAAAATTACTGCCGATCTTAATTGTTTTAAATTTAATTTTTTCTTTAATGTTTAGTTGATCAAGGATAGCTTGAGCAATTTGTTCTGGCTTTATTTCGTTAACTCTGCCGCAAGAAGAAAAAGAGGGTTTGATTTTTGAAAAATCTGGAGTTAAAACTGTCGCGTTATCAAATAAATTAAAATTACTCTCATAAACATTTGACAATATCGACACAGAGGGAACCCCATAATTATCAGCAATATTTACGTTATGATTAGCTAAACCGAAATAAAGAACAGACTTTTTTATAAAAAAGTTTTTTTGCTTTGGCGATGCTTCTGGAATCTGGAGTAAAGATATTCCAGATTTTTTTAAAACAGGAGTAACTAGGGACACCACTATATCCCAGTAATTATACTGACCCATTTTGTCGGGGGATTTAAAATCAAAACAAGCGTAAACCTCTTGTGAATTTGGTAGATAATGTTCTGTAATTGTGGGTTTTCCTATTTTAACCCCCAAATCTTTTGCGTATACTTCGGCTACATGACTCATAGTTCAAATTGTGTTTCGTCTAATCCGTTATGATGATAATTATGAAATCGTTGAGTTCCATAGTGCGGTAAAAAAGCCATATCAAAAAACCCCTTATGATCGCCTTTACCTTCTAGGAAATGTAAATTATCAATTTCTGGCGAATAAGGTAAGACTTTATGAACCGCTGGATGATCTTCAATATAATCAAAAAACTTGGGATTAGTGAAAACATAAATATCAAACTCGGGATACATCTTCTTCATATTATCCATTAGAGAATTTATCCACAAAACATCGCCAGCAGATTCAGGCATAACAACGGCGATTCGTTCACCGTCATCAAGCAGATCTTCCAAATCAACCCCCTTATTCTCTTCTTTGTCCCAATCAAAATCATAATCAATTTCTGGCATTGCGTCTAAAATAGCTTCAAGTTTTTTACCAACCGCAACTGTTGAGTAATTTTCAATAGTCCACTGTCGGCCTCTCTTACCCATTTCGCGCCTCTTATTTGCATCCATTTGCAAAACTTTTTTTAGCTGCTTTGCAATGCTAGATGGATACGTTGAGGCTTTGATAAATTGGGTTCCTGGCTCTCTGTATTCAGACCAATCAAGAGGGAAGCTCCCAGATTCAAGGGTAGAAGAATCTTCGCCACAAGAATAGTTTGTGACTAAGGTGACAAGTTCTGTCATTTTAGCTTCAAAGATTGGGATTTCCATACCACCACTAGTAAACGGGTGGCAATAAACATCCATAAGATTGTAAATCTCATTTAACTGTTCTTCATTTACCCCAGCCTTTACGTTGGTGGTGTTTAATGATTTTTCTGTACCACAGAAGCGGCAGTTTTGTTCCTGACCAGTGAATGGCCGCACTTCATATTGGCTACAGGCAGAACAATAATATGTAGTAAGAATATCATCATTGTCTAAACCTTTTTCTTTAATTAATCTAGGAATATCCCAACCCTCAGACCAATGGGTGTGCAGAAGCAATTTTGCCTTTGGACAATCTTTTTTAAAAATTTTAAAACCCTCTAATAAATTTGGTACACTTTTGCGCAACTGATTTCTAAAAACAAAACCAATAATAAATTCATCTTCAAGACCAAATCTCTTTCTAAGCTTTTTGCGATCTAAATCACCAAGTCTATAAAAATCTTCTGTATCAACAGAACCATGGAGAGTGCCTACATGGTCGTGACCCATTTCTTTTAAGTCTCTTTCTGCGAAGGAAGACCAGCAATAAAAATTCTTTGTTTTCGGCGCAGCTTCTACAGCTTGTGGTAAGATTGGTTGACTATCCAAAGTAGTCCAAATCATATTATTGATTTTGTCCCACCAAGGTTTATCCCAATAGCCGCCAAAAGCCCAAATATCCTCAACGCCCAAGTAAATATCGGGCTTGTATTCTTTTATGGCTTGATCAATGCAAAGACCACCATAACCAGCTTCACGGGCTTTTTGCTGATTCTGATTTAGTCCTTGAAGAATTGCTGGGTCGTTGGGCAATGAACCTTGAGCTTTCCAAGGTCTTAATTGGAGTGATGGATCTCCCCACTGGGTTCCATTGGCAAATTCAATAATTTCATACTTACCTTTTTTGTGTAGGTAGCGTAAAATATTTTTTGCGTTTTTACCAAAGCCAGTAAATGCCTTAGCCCCATTGGAATGGAACAGGATTTTCTTCATTAAAAATTAAAATATTTAAACAAAAATAAATCAAACAATGCCTTCAGGGTTCTAGCTTCTGAAAGCTCTACACCCATCCCGAACTTCATAGTTGAATTTTTAACAACACTAAAGGAGAAAGCTTTTTGGCCGTTTTTCTTCTGGTAGGGTTTGAAAGAGATTGTTGTCTTATCGTCGTTATAGCTGTGGTAAGCAGAAAACTCAGTATAATTTTCAATTGCATTTAACATTCCACCCACTTCGTTTTCATTCAACTTAAAGTAAATGTTTTTTTCTGGATTTTTTGCATTTGCGCTGAAAGATCCAGTTCTCTTTTTGTCGTTCCAAGACGCTTGTTTAATTGATTGAACTAATAGGGTAGGCTTTTGTTTGTTGCCCTCCTTATCTGTCTCTATGATTTTAAAAGAGAAAGCACAACCAGAATTAGATGAATTGGGTTTGTAAATATCGTATTGCTTCATTGTCGGATTATAATACAATATTTGCACAATTCCATAAAAAAGGCGGTATTTCTACCGCCTTTTGTTTAGATCTTGGTGTCTCCCATTGAAAACTTTTGAAGACTAGTCTTCGCAAACTTTCGGGTTTGTCGAGCGTTTCGATCACGAACCACTACATAACGTGGTGTTTCGCGCACGAACTGCGCATTGAGGGTTTCTCCTTGCCGAGTTGTTAGGCCGAAAAACCGACCCTTGCTCGCGCTGATTGCCTTTACTATACGATTTGTACGTTTATTCATATTTTTTTTGTTAAAATCCTATTCTGCCAGATGATGGCACATTCTTACCTTCTTTGATATTTTCTTTTGAAGTATTTAATTTATCTGCAAATATATCGTATATGAGTTCCATGTCAACAGAAAAAACCTTATCTTTGAGATTTTCTCCCCATTTTTCGATGATTTTTGAATACTTCTCGTGAAATTTGTCATATTCTGCGCTTTCTTGAAACTCTTGATCGATAAGTTTTTCTTCCATATCTTTTGCCTTTTGTGGGCGAACGATATTAATCTTTTTTGTTTTGGCGCCAGATTCATCTAGAATGTCGAAAGCCTTGTCTGGAAATTTTTTATTTTCTAAATAAATTTCGCAAAGGTCTACTATTTTCTCCAGCACATCTTCTTTGTACTCAACTTGATGAAAATTTTCATAGGAGGTTTTGGCGACCTTAATTAAATCCAAAGTTTCTTGTTTTGTTGGTTCACGGACATCAATCTTTTCAAAGCGACGATTGAGTGCAGAATCTTTTTTGAAGAAGCGTTCGTATTCATCTTTGGTTGTAGCTCCAATGCAAGAAATGTTACCTCTAGAGAGTGCTGGCTTCATTATGTTAGCAAAATCCAAACTGCCCTCAGAACTGCCGCCAGCGCCAACAATATTGTGAATCTCATCAATAAACAAGATATAATGATTTTCAGAAGCGAGATGCTCTAAAATACTTTTAAGTTTTTCTTCCATTTGGCCTCTGTATATAGTGCCAGCTAGTACAGAAGTTAAATCAAGAGAGAGGACTTTTTTATGAAGCAGAAGATCTGGACATTCTCTCTTTATAATTTTTTCTGCGACACCCTCCACGATTGCAGTTTTGCCCACGCCAGCTTCGCCAACCAAGATAACATTGCTTTTGTTTTTCTTTAATAAGACTTCAAAAATCCTCTCGATTTCAGAATCCCTACCGAAGATTTCGAACTCACCCTTAGCTGCTATTTTCTCATTTAGATTTTCGCACCAATCTGAAATTTGAGAACCAACATCTTTGCCAGGCGCGGTTTGTGTTTGTTGCCCAGCGCCGACAGGAATTGAGTCCTTCGGTATGCCAGATTTGATAACGTCTTCTAGGTCTTTGTTTAGTTTCTCTATATCAACATCAAGTGAAGCTAAAAAGTCTGCAACCTCTATCCTTGTCAAAAGAATGGACAAAAAGATGTGATCGATTCCGATATATTCATCTTTAAATTTCTTAGCTTTTTCGGCAGCGAAATCCAAGATTTCTTTGATCTCTGGGGCAAAAATCTTTTTCTTTCTGCGATGCTCTTTATAATGAGCTAGAGCGTATTCAATGCTCTTCTTGAAGCCATCCTTTAACAGATCATTGGATATAAGAATATAATCTATATTATTGTGGTTGAATTCAAGGATAGACAGGAGTAAGTGCAAGTCTATGACCTTTAATTGTCCGAAGGATTCTGCTATAATTTGAGAGTCTTCAATTGCTTTTTTCGCTGATGGAGTTAGGTTAAATTCAGATAGATCCATTATTTTATTTCAGATAATTTTGTGTAGATTTTTTCATCAAGAATGGTGATTTTTTCGCCAAAGATTATATCCTCTCCTTTACTTCCATAAATAAAGACGATTTGCTCTTCTTTTGGTTTTTTGCCACCATTGTTTAAGTAGTTATCTAAACTAGCTGATCTGCGATTGTTTGCAAGCATAAAATTAACTTTTCCGAAATCATCTTGAATTTCTACCCGCATGTATTTGTTACCAGCACGACTTGTTCTGGATATGCAGTCTGTAACAACGCCAACGAACTTCACACGATCATTATCTGGGACGGATTTCAACTGCAAGCTGTTATACATATCTCCACAGTTTTCAAAAACATTTTTGATTTGTGTAGAGTGACTATAGCCGAGATACTTACGCTCAAAAAACCAATTTGCAAATTTTAAATGATTTTTATTTTTGTCGTAAATTTTTCTATAGGAAGAGTATTTCTTTTTGAAGGTTTCAAAACGCGACTGCTTCATAATCGGCTTACCATCGTCGGCAATTAAATTGTCCTTAATCGCAGAGTGAATAGTGTTTAAAACATCGTAGTTTTGTTTTTCGCCGAGTTGTATAACGTTACGTTTCTCTCTTTCAGTTAGAATGTTAAATGCTTGAGATTCTAAAACAAGACGGCAGCGATTAGGTATGTCACCAATTGATTCACAGAAGGAATCCATCATGCCTCCTTGTATCAATCCAGACAATACACCTATGTTTAGACCGCACTGTTTGGATGTAAGGAATATGTCGTACTTGTTTTGATTATTCTCTTGAGCTTTTCTGAAGTCAACAAGGCTCTCCAGTGTTTTCTCCGATACTCCCTTGATACTATTAACGCCAAATCTAATGTTGCGACCCTCAATGTTGAAGTTAATGTCGGACTTCGATAGATCAGGCGGCAATAACTTCATGTTAAACAAACATAATTCTTGATTTATTAAAGCGATTTCAGCGTGAGAATCTGGCTCGTGCTTAGTCATTTTAAGCAAACTCAAAAAGAATTCTTGAGGATGTTTGAACTTTAGGTAAGTGGTGATAGCCGCGAGAATTGCATAACTAATCGAGTGTGATTTATTAAAAGAATAGTTAGCAGAATCCTCCGCGACTTTCCAAAGAACATCTCCGACTTCTTTATCTAAGTTGTTCTCTTCAACTTTTTGTTCAATCTTCGCTCTCCATGCTGGCATTTGGTCGACTTTTTTCTTACCAACGATTCGTCTTAATTGTTCTGACTCATCAAGTGTGAAGCCGACCTTAACGGCCATTTTCATTAACTGCTCTTGGTAAAGTGGAATCCCACCAGTATAAGAGAGGATATCGTCAAAGAATTCATTAACAGACTGGAATTGACCACTGCTGGTATAATCAGCGTACACATCCAAATAGTCAAGTGCGCCAGGGCGAGCAATCGCAACGACAGCAGAAAGGTCTTCCAGACTTCTGGGAGCAACTTTCTTACATACTTTGAAGTTTGTGTCCGCTTCGATTTGGAAGAGGCCTTTCGGCGCTTCAATGTTTTTGAAGTTTTCATATATTTCTGGAAGCTCAACATCTATATCTTCTATGTTAATCCCTAATTGTTGACAGGTATCATGTACAACAGAAAGGGTACGAAGACCAAGAATATCAAACTTAACCATCAAGGATGCTACGTCGTTCATGTCGTAAGCAGAAATAAGATGGCCATCGTTTGTCTTTTGCATCGGCATAATTTCTTCAATATTATAGAAACTAATAGCAATGCCAGATGGGTGAACTCCTGTATTTTTATTTAATCCTTCTAATTTTTTTGCAATTTTATATATTTTTTGGTTTTTGTCCGCAAATTCTTTGAATTTATCGCTCTCCTCATAAGCTTTATCAAGCTTAAAAACTTTACCAAACTGCTTCGGAATGTGGTTGCTTATAACATTTACTTCGTCCTCCGAAAGCTCGCCAACAATTTTGCCACACTCTTTTACACAGAGTTTACTGCTTAGAGTGTTAAGTGTCAGAATCTTACAAGTCCTACCCTTGTGTTTACGCTCAATGTATTCAATAACTTCTTGGCGTCGGTCGTATGAAATATCGTTATCGACATCAGCTAGTAGCGACCCGTCAAGATATGTAATGCCATCAACAACTGTTTTCTTGGCACGGCTTTTAGATACAAATCTCTCAAAGAATAGATCATATTTGATTGGGTCTACATTTGTGACCTTTAATAGATATAATACAAGTGAACCAGCGGCAGAGCCACGTCCTGGACCAGTAGGAATCTCGTTATAGTGGCAAAAGTTTAAAATGTCCCAATTTAGTAGTATGTAATCAATAAAACCAAGCTCCTTTAGGACTGAAAGCTCCATTTTTACACGATCATAGTATTCTTGCTTATTTTCTAGTTTATCTATGCCGCGTTGCTTTACCCCTCTTAGGCATAAAGCTCTCAAAAGGTCATAATTGGAAGATTTTGGATCTAAGTCTAACTGATAGTATACACGTCTATCTACCTCAATCTCTGGCAATCTAACGCCAACTGGCATTGGCTGTTCATAGTTTTTCAATTTTAACATACCTGTATTGTAGGCATGTTTTTGAATAATGCAAGCTAAAAATACTTACTTAGGGGAACAAAAGTCTTCAAAAAGAATCTGATAAATTTCTTACTCTTGGGGTATTTTATGCGCATTTTGGTGGCAAACCTTGTAATTGGCGCTGCGTAAATTTTAAAATAAATTTTAATAAATCTATTAGACATTAATTTCTCGCGCAATGTAATCTTATTTAAAAGATTTTCTATAAAATCTCTTTGAATCTGCTTTCTCTCTGCGTTGTCTGATGTCCGACAATCTACACAGGTGGTTTTTTCAAGGATTCCGTCTTTAAAAGAAAGTTCAAACTCGACAAACCAATCTTGGTCTAGAAAATCAATATAAATATCTGGAATAATGGTGATTTTGCCACTAAAGTTTTCATCCATCCAGTATTCGCCTTTTCGGATGGCTTCGACAGCCATTTTAATTGGTCTGTCGTCAGGATTTACATATTGATACTCTTCGAAGTGTTGGGATTTTAAATAACCTTCGACGGATACAAGATAATTCATCATAAAATTATCCAAACTTTTAGTTTGAAACCTGTTGTTGTCTTTTATGAGGACAATAACTTGAGAAGGCGCTTTGTTTTTGCCCCAATCGATATTTTGGGCAAACTTTTCAGAGCTTTCAAATGTCAGTGTATCAAATAATCCCATACAAGGTATTACACTATATATCTAACTCCCAGAGTTGTTTTTGAAAAATTTCAAAATTCTTTTCAATATCATAAAGAGCGTCGTGTAATTTAGTCTCATTGAAATCTATCTCATAATGTTGCAGTAAGAACTTCTGATTGGTCTTTAAGCCCCTTTCTCTATAATGTAACCATTTTATCTGCCAACCAATAAAATCATCCTTATCGGGCGTTTTGTTACCTTTGGCGAGGGCTGTGGCGATAGCCTTTGTGTCGAAACAGTTATTAATAAAGGAATAATCCATTATAATGTTTAAGTTTCTGGCAATAACGCCAAGTATATATAGGTCATATCCAAGGATGTTTTGACCAACAACAATGACGTCATCCTGACTAATTAGATTCATAAACTCTTTGAATACCACCGCTGGGTCTTCAGCTTTGGATTCATAGTCTTTTTTATCGAAACCAGTAACCTTAGCGGCGTCTTCAGATACGTTAAGATTGTCCCACTTTAGGAATCTGTTTTGTTTTTTTGTAATTTTTTTACCAGTTGCCTCAATCCAAGCGAGTTGCCAAGGTTTTGAGGATACGAGATTAAGGCCTTCGGTTTCTGTATCGAAGATGACGTATTTTTGGTCAAATTTAAATCTAAGTAGGTCTTCCATTATTTATTTAGTTCATCAATGTAAAATGCAACGTTTTCCGCAGTTCCTTTAGAGACCCCTTCAGAGATTCCAAATGTCATAGTGAAGTTATAATTCTTGTTGTTTGCAATGACCGTAATTGGGGCATCCATATTATAATCTAATAATATAGTGATTAATTCTTTAACCGTAAGGCTTTGTTCCATAATTATTTATCCTCCTTCCAAGCTTCTAAGCAAAAACGATCACTGCCAAAATGGTCAAGTCGTGGATTAGATAGACTGGCTTGTCGGCCAGGCTGACGATTACAAATACACTTGTATGTTTGAAACGCTTCAACATCTTCTTTGTTTTCATAATAAATTGATTTTACTACTTGCATATTCAAATCTGTGCAAAAATGAGAACTGTTAATAACATAGTCAGCGACTCTTTCTTCAAGGATGGCGTCAAACGGCAGATTATTTCTTTCAACAAAGAAAATTAATTCGTTTGGCAGATTTGGATTGCAGTTACTGAAACCAACAAAATTCTTATGCAAGAATGAGTCGTAAAAAGGAACTGCGAACTTTAGGTTGTTATAGTCATGCCAAGGTGTTTTTAATTTTTCGTCAAAACTCCTTGTGTACAGATCGTACAATTCTCTACAACCTTCGTCGCCATCTGCAAACACAATCATTTTACTTTCAGATTCGTCTGACTCATCGTCATTATAGATAGAGAAACGGTAGCCAAAGCGAAGCTTTTCACCAAACGTGCGGAAAGCTTCTGGGAAGCCAACCATTGTATCTTCGACAAGGTAAATCTCATCAAATTCATTCTCATCAGCAATACGTTTAACGTCTTCGATGCGAAGTATACTTCTACCTATGGAAGCGTGAGTCTTGAATAACGGTATCATGCAAGACATTATGCACTAAACGATTACTTTGTCAAGTGTTTTGGACAGCCTTCGTAATATTTTACTTCGTGCGAACCGCCTTCTGGAACCATACTTTTGTCAAAGTCGTCTTGAAAGCAAGATGAATGGAATTCGCCGTTTTCGTCCAAAATAGTTACATAGAAGAAATCAAACTTATAAGGGCAGTGCCACATTAATGTTCCATCTTTTTTGAGTTGCCCTTTTTCTTTAGCGAAGCCGCATTGAAGCTTACCACCAAAAGAGCCGTCTTCTGGAAAACCTTTATCTATGGCGAAGTTTGATACAGCATCCTTCTCATCAAAATGCTCCAAATAGTCTTGAATTGATGCTAGTTGCATTTCAAAGCCTTCCAAGTCATCATCATCAATTGGATTCATCTTCATTAAGCCATTCTTGTTTAGGTCAAACTTTAAAAACAAAAATTCAGAGCTTCTATTCACATATTCTGGGAAAAGGTTTTTTACAGCCAAACAATACATGTAATCCTGTAAATTGTCTTCCTTTTCCTTCCCCTCAAACATTTTCTTTGAGGTTTTGTAGTCGCGAATAATTGCGATCTTTTTTTCTTTGTATAGAAATAACTGGTCGATAAAGCCGCGAATGTGATAACCGTTTTGTTCTATGTTGAAATCTAACTCGGCATAAGATTCGTCTGGAATGCCCAACTCTTCTCCATGAAAGTTGCAGCTAAGACCGTTGAGAATCATCTCCTTAATCATGTTCATATTTTCGTCATCGGTGACACCCAATTCAGAAGCATCGGACATAATTAAATCTTTAACAGCTTTGGACGCAAAGGGATCTTGGGCTTTGATGACTTTATTGAAGTGCGTTTTTGTTTTTTGTTTGGATAAAAATTCAAACACATTATGACACACTGTTCCTCGTCTAGCGCCATCATTGTTTGTGTCTGGAAGCTTTTGCTTATACTTGTTCCAATATATCCAACTACAAGATTGCGCGGTCTTGATTCTACTGGCACTCAATGCCACCTCAAATTCTGATTCTTTTTTATCCATTTAAAATTTTAATTAATTTTTTGCAGTGAGTGTTTTTCTTTAACTCATCTGATTCCTGAATCTTTTCGATAATCCAACTTTGAATTTTTGGATCACTCAAAACCCAGCGCTCTGACCTGTTATACCAATCGTCAAAATTTTTATTCTCAACAAGCATGTCGCCGAAATCATTGGCTGTTGGTGGATTGATTTTAATTAGAGAGAGGTCAAATATTTGAGATAGTTTAGCGGCAGTTTTAATTGCTGCGTTGCCACCAGAGTTAACTTCTTTTGTGTCGTCGTTGTTTGTGGCGATAATAATCGCGTCCAGATCGAAGCCATTTAAATAAGAAACGAGTTTAGCTGAAGCGTCCAAGCCAAATGTCACTAATACATTCTTATATCCAGATTCGTGCAGAGCTAGGCAGTCACCAATACTTTCAACTAAAATAACTGACTTGGTTTGAGAGATGGAATCTTCGAAAATGTGATTTGGATAAACCCAACCGCTTTTTCTTCCCATGTGTTTCCACTTTGGAGACTTATCATCATCAACAATGGAGCGACCAGAAAATCCGTGAATTTGACCATCTAGGTTGTAGATGGGAAAAACAACCCGACGATACATCTTACCGCCACCAGCATAACCGCATTTAAATTCCTTTTGTGTTTCTGCGGAAATACCCCTCTTTTCATAAAAAGTCGTCATCGGTAAAAGTTTATCTAAGTGGGACTCTGGGTAAATTTTTTCCATTTCTATTTTTTCTTCTTGATGTTTTGATGGCCGATACTGCTCTGGATTATCAATAAGATATTCCTTTAACTTAATCGGATCTTCTGTTTTTAAAGTTTCCTTAATTAAAGCAGTAAAAGGTTTTGCTTGGTTGTCTCCACCGAAATCCCTCCAAACCCCAGAATCTTTATATATAATAAGAGAAGTGTTTGTTTTTCCATTTCTAAAGACTGCGCGAGTTCTCCAGTGGTTGCCGCAATCTTGCAATGGATAACCTAATTTTTCTAATGAGTTTCTATAATGGTTCATAGGTCGTCGAATGAAGGGATTTGATCTGATTGGCTTCCAATTAAATCGCCACCAGTATTTCTAAAGGTAACAATGTCTCGCAGATCACCACACTCTGTGATGTTGAAATTTTTGAAACCCAAGTTTATGAAGTTCTTACGAAGGTTGTCGTCAACTTGAACTGGCTCAACTGCGCCAGCAATATCTTTACCTAAATGGCGAGCCTTAACGTTAATGAGTTTATGTGTTCCAAATTGATTACCTTCTTCAGCTACTTCGTCATTAGTTTTTTGACGGAGGATAAACATGTGAGAACAGAATTGAGTAATTCGATCAGATAGCGACACGATAGATTCGTCATCAATAATGTTAGCACTTTGGCGATTGGTTGTAATGCCGCTACGATTAGATTGTACTGATGTAATCATTGGAATTACTGGAAGCCCTTCTTCAAGTATTTCTTTTTGAATACACTTCTTAAACTTGTCAACCATCTCACCGACGAGTTGCCATTCGTTTTTGTTGGCGGAGCCAGAGTCTGAAGATGTTTTAATATAATCAAAAGAAAAAACCATCTTGTTGCCGCGACCAACCTTGGAATAATAAAATCTTTTCAGTGTGTTAATCATTGAGTCAACGTCCATGCCACCAACATTGTAGTAGTAAAATTTTAGGTTCTTAACTTTGTTCCAAACCGAACGGACCCTTGTAACTGTTTCTTCGCCAGCTTGTCTCCATTTGCCACTTTCAAGCAAGTATGCTGGTACACCAGATAAAGCAGCGCATTGACGAATAATTAATTCTTCTTTGCTCATTTCTCCATTATCAAAGTGTAATACAGGGACGTCATACCTTGCCGATACTTTGGTTGCGTAATCCATACAGAATTGAGTTTTACCAACACCAGAACGAGCTACAATAACTGTAATATTTCCTGGGCGCAAGAGGGAACCATAAATATCGTTAATCTTTTCATGAGGACCCATCATGCCAAATTCCTCTAATGGGTTGTTGCCCCTTTCTTCGATGAAGTTTTCCATCTCCTCATAAATATTTTCTGGAGTATCGGAACCAACTTCAAACAAATTAATTTTCTCATTATAGATTTGATCAGCGCACTCCACTATCTTTAGGTACGATGTATCTGGAGAAATCCTCTTCATTGAGTCCGCAATCTTTTGAGCGGTTTTTTGAATCTCTCTACGGACGCTATACTTCTTCAACTCTTTAATTGAGGATTCGATCTTCTCTTCTGAGTGGATCTTACGCATAGAAAGTGAGCGTACATAATCAATCAAAGAAAGATCTTCTTCAAATTTAATCCCAAGGTCTTTAATTCTTTGGACTAAAACAATTTCGTCAATTTGTTCGTCTTGCTCACAAGCTCTTTTTAGTACAGCAAACAAAGTTCTGTGCAAAAGCGAACCATCGTAAAAATCTGATTCTCCAATCAAATGGATAAAGTTCACGAGAACTTTAGGCTTCTGGATGAAGGCGGCTAAAACCTGCTTTTCGATTTCGAGACTATATATCATATACGACGAATAATACATACGTCGCACCTGTTGTCAAGCGTTAATCTGATTCTTGACCAACTTCGTAGCCATTTTGGGAGTATTCCTCCAAGTAAGCCTCGATGGACTTAATTAAGCCAGACTCCGTGATTTGAGAGTCGCAGTTTGTGTAAACAATCGGCGTACCTTCTTCATCGCAGTAGGCAATAATGAAACCTTTATAAGATTCTGCGCCTCCAGTTAGCTCGTAAAGCTGGCTCAAAATCTTCTCTGGCAGTTCGAATTGTTTAAATTTTGGCTTTTGCATGTAGTGTATTTTACACTAGTTGAGGAGATTTTCGAAAAATTCTTCTGATAATTTATCGTCTGGGTAAATCTGCAAGAATTCTATATCATTAAGCTCGCAAAAGTCCATTTTTTTATCATCCCTACGGATTTGGCGCAAAAAATTTGCTCTTGTTTTGTGAAAATGTTTAACGAACTTAAGATGTTGAGCGCCCTGAACTTCTATGGCAATTTTTCTTGTGTGGTTGTAGAAATCAAGCGACAACTGCGTTCCAGCCACCTTGAATTCTTCGTATACAGCGTCATGTTTCCAATGTTTGTAGAGATATTTTCTTACTTCTGCTTGAAATTTGCTACGACATTTACCATTCCACTTAATTTTATATTTGTGGGCGTTTCTTACAGGCTTCTCTTTACCGTATAAAGTTAAAAATTTCATAAAAATAGTCACGGACACCCTTGGGGATGATATCAGTCTGCGAACCTAGATCCTTCCAAGAAGCAGGGCCAAGGGGCCGTGAAAAAGAAACCCCCTGTGGTGCAGATCGTTGAGAGCTGTAGGGGGTGTTGATAAAATCATTTACACTAATTCCCCAATATTAGATTTAAAATAATTTATTAAAAATTTAGAAAGCTCTTCATTTTCTTCAACCATTTTAAACAGATTAGCCTCTCCTTGGATTTTTTCTGGCAAATCTTGGACAACATCAGCTACAAGCTCCTTGAACTCTTCGCCAATGGTAATCCAAGCACCTTTTTTAGTGACGAACTCCCACATATATAGGAGATCCACTAGTTCTTTTTCTACCCAAACGGACTTGCCACCAGTTCTACCATATCTAATTGGATACATAATAGTGTTGTTGGTTTTCTCGTTTGGGGATTTCTTGATCGTAACTTTTGCCCAATGACCAATAATTGGATTGGTCTTGGGGTCTGGCTGCTTCTTCGCTGGGTCTTGTAAAATCATATCAGACTTAAATCGCGGCTCAAATTCCATAATATAGTTAGCAAAGTGAAGTAACGCATTACCTCCTGTTGCTGAAGTCTGACGTATCGGAGCTTTGGTATATGGGTCTAGTTTGATGTCTGCCCTTACTTGGCTAATAAAAATGGCCATATGACCCCTTTTTGCAAGCGAGATAGACATTCTCTTCATAAAGTTGGCTGCAATAACCGCACCGCCAGCCACCTTGTTGGAATCATAGAAGGATTTTTCCATATCTTGTTGTGAAATTAGTCCATCTACAGAGTCTAGGATGAAGCAATATTTATACTTATCTTCATTTTGTTCAACAAGTGTTTTGATGGCATCTACCACAACTTCGTAAATATTACTCTCAAAAACAAAACAAGTGCCAGCTACCCACTCTTTGGCGTCATAGACGAACTTTACGCCAGAGCGAGCAACCATTTCGTTTGAAAGGCGACCCTCAGCCTTAATGTAAAATCCCTTTGCGTCCTTTTGGGTGTTTAACATATTCTTCATAACCTCCAAGGCTGCTGAAGTTTTGCCACCCTCGTTCATACCAACAAACCTGTGCAATCCTGGCCCGAATCCGCCATTTAAGTTTAAATCAAGCTGGAGCGATCCGCTTGATGCTTTGTAATCAATTGACTCCTCAAAGTTATAGTGTTGTCCTTTTTTGTCCTTGAGGAACTTTTCTAGTAGTTCTGAATCTTTGTCGCTCATTTTAATAAATCTTTCGTGTTCTTTGGTTTATTATCACTGGGAATATAATCTTTTCCAGTCTTTTCTCCTAAAATAAATGGATCGTATTTAGATAAGTCAACTTTAAAGTTAAAATTTCTCCATTTTCTGTCCATTGTCTCTTTTAACTCCTTTGAAACAAGGTATGCGAGACTATTATACTTTTTAGGGAAAGTAACAATTTCCAAGAATTCAAGAGAATAACGAGCCTCCAAATCCTTTAGAAGCTTCATTTCTCTAGCCCAAAAGAATCTTTTTTGGGTATCTGGAACGTCTACCAGTTTACCTATAATTCCTTGTCGTCTTTTATGTGGCGTTAATTTCTTTGAACTCATGTTGGCACATTCTGCACACTAATGTTTCAAAGTCAACAGTTTTTTCCCAATTTAGTTCTTTTTGTGCTTCGGATGGGTCGCCCAAGAGTAATTCAACTTCTGCTGGACGATAAAATTTTTCATTAATTTTGAGAAGAGTGATGTCAACTGGAACTTCTCCCTTTAATTTATAGACTTCATTAACGCCCTCACCAGACCAATAACCTTGAATTCCAGCATTGTCGAAGGCAAGTTCAACAAATTCACGCACAGTATGGGTTTCGCCAGAAGCTAACAGGTAATCTTTAGGTTTATCTTGTTTAAGCATTAACCAAACAGCGCGAACAAAATCTTCAGCGTGGCTCCAATCTCTTTGGGCATCTAAATTGCCAAGCTCAAGGGGTTCAAAATTTGCATCGCCCTGATGAATAGATTTCGCAATTTTTGCTACAGCTTTTGTGATTTTACGAGAAACAAACTCTTCGCCACGGCGCTCACTTTCATGGTTGAATAAAAAGCCTTGGATTGCAAAAATATCATATGAATCGCGCCAAACCTTGACAATTTGCCTAGCAGCGGCTTTTGATGCCCCATATGGGCTACGGGGTCTAAGTGGGTGCTTTAGGTCTTGTGGGCTATAAATAACATCCCCAAATTCCTCTGAGGAGCCAGCGTTGTAATAACGACAACTCGGACAATGCTTTCTAATTGCTTCAAGTTGATGAAGCACTGCCATTGTGTTGTTTTGGAAGTGATTAACGGGCATCTTCCAACTGAGACCAACAAAAGAGTTGGCCGCAAAGTTAATGAAGTAGTCAGGCTTAATTTCTTCAACACAAGCATTAATGCTATGCTCGTCGCCAAGATCCATTTCAATAAGTTCGAAATTTGGATTTTTAATATGTTTAATGTTATCGTGGTTTGGGACGCTCAACCTTCGGATAGCTCCATAAACCTTAACATTTGTGAACTTAAGAAGGAAGTCTGCCATATATGAGCCGACTTGACCTGTTACCCCTGTTACTATTACTTTTTTCATATTTTTTTTAGTTTTAACATGCATTGTTTAATAGCCATCCACATATCTAAATATTTATAAGTAGCGAGTCTGCCAATAAAAATTATATTAGTTTCTGATTTGGATAATTCAATATATTTTGATGCTATTTTTCCAGAATCTCCAAAATGTATTGGATAGAAGGGGATGTTTTTACCATCATATTCCGTTGGGTACTCTTCTGTTATGACAGTTGTATTTTGATTATGGTTCGGGTCAAAATAGCTATGATCATACTTTCTGGTGTAAAGGTTTTTTTTGGTATTTGAGTTTTCTACAAGATAGGGCATTTTTTTTCCAGTAACAGTATGTTTAAAAGTTAAAGACCTATAGGGTAGCTTGCCGAATTTGTAACCATAGAAGTGATCTATTTTACCAGTATAAACCATTAGGTCGGCTTTATAATTTTTCCAATCTTCATCTTTGCAGGATAATTTTACGTCTATACCCTTCAACATTTTCTTCATCATTTTAGTGTAGCCGTGCTTAGGGAGGCATTGGTATTTTTGATTTTTAAACCAAGTGGGATCTTCCATGTCCGCAGTGTCTGGTATTCTGTTTGTTATTGTTTTTGGTATTTCATCGAAAGGGACACCCCACTGTTTTTCTGAGTAATCTTTAAATAAGTATTTTTGAATTTCTTCTGCCGACAACTCTTTCCCTATTTCTTTTATGGTTTTTTTGCTATAGGGTAGCGAAATTAAACCAAGTTCTGTTTCACCTTTTGGTTGGTATTTGAATGGAATCCATTCTGTATAACGACTCAAGAATTCAAATACCTCTTCATCATCAGTGTGAAAAATATGAGGACCATAATTATGAACCATTGTCCCGCACAAGTTACTATCAAAACAATTTCCTCCTATATGGTTTCTTTTTTCAAAAATTTTTACATCATAACCTTTTTCTTTTAAAAGAATTGCAGCAGTAATGCCTGAAAGTCCACAGCCTATAATTTTAACCTTTTTCATTTTATTGTTCTGCTATAATTTCTTTGATTTTTAGTAGGGTTGACTCTTGTAAAAGAAAAATTTTTTTTAGTAGGATATTTATCCAGAGATTCCCTTATTAGAGATTCTACAGATTTGCCTCTAGATTCATAACAATTTAAGTGTTCAAACTCTAACGAATCTTAGTTTTTTCTGACTATTACATATTGCACAATTAAACCTTAAAGTTGTGTACTAAAGTTGCATTCATATCAACTTTTTGAAAGTTGTTATTTACATAATGCCCTGGGATGTTAGAAACCTCTTCCCAGTGACCAAAGGATAATCCGTTTTTTCTCGCAGCTAATGTAGAAATTAAATCCATAAAATAGTTTTTTGGGAATTCATCAAATATATCTTTAAAGAAATTAAAATCTTGTTTCTTTATTGTTTTAAAGTAGTTTAAACTAAACATTGTCGCCCCGCACCCAGTATGCACCCTATTTTTGTTAATATTCAGATAATCATACAAAACATGTTCTTTTGGGCCACATGGATTATTTGGGCCACTAATATCATATTTAGGTTCAATCGTTATCTTTCTGTTTGTAAAAACATCTGTTTCTAAAAATAATGTGTGTGTAAATTTATCATTTAACCCGTATTCAAATAAATAATCATAATACCTATAATCAAAAGACCCTACCCCGCAGTGAGTTTTTTTGTGCCACAAATTTTCAGCATCTACAAATGATATGTTGGGTATATGTTTTAAAAAAGGTTTAGGGGATTCGCCTCCAGAATTGATAACTCTAATTGGAATTTCTGGATTCCACTTGCTGAAATTCTCAAGTGTAAATTTTGCCCTTGCAAAGTCATTGCACATAAATAATATTGCTTGTATTTTCATAAATATTTAATATATTTTTTTGCTATATTTTCCCAAGAAAAAGATTTTGCGTAATTTACAATTTCTTGCCTATTAATTGCAGAACAAAATTTTCTGTTTTCTAATATTTTTTCTTTTATATATTTTTTGTTTTTAATTTGTTCGTCTTCTATGACACTTATAAATGGTAAACTTTCATCTAAGTTTTGGCTTGCGGATTTAGAGATCACAAGGCCCAGTCCACAAGAAAGAGCTTCAAGGCAAACCAGTGGTTGTAATTCTGAATTAGATACAAGAATCAAATTAGCATATTCAGTCATTTTTGAAAAAACTTGTTCTCTATTCCACATTCCTAAAAAATCTTTTTTGAGGGGATTAAAATCAGTGCAGTGGTTTTGGCCAACAAAATCTATACCACAATCCAATTTTTGAAGAAACGCTTGATTCTTTCTTTTATCTATTTTGCCCAAACAAATGCTTTGGTTTATTTTATTGGGATTTTGAGATACGGTAAAGGATTCAAAATCAACACCGTTGGGAAGTATTTTAATATTGTTTGGGGAAATACCAATTTGCAGAAGAAAATCTCTTTCCCAAGTTGTTAATACAAAAAAATCGCAATCATAATAAAAACTTCTAACTAATTGCTCATGGAAAGATAAGCTGTTTAAAAAACTTCCATCGTGTGATGTAACAATCTTTTTGCACTTTATCAATGGCATTATTTCCCAATGCTTACCGTAATGAAGATGAACAACATCGGGATTTATTTCTAATATTTTTTTATAAGTTAATTGAGTATTGTTCTCGTTAATAAAATAAACATCTTCGCCTAGTTTCTTGAGGGCATTAAATTGATTCCAAAGAACAGTTTCTAGCGCACCCCAGCCATTTGGTGGGATTTTAATTTCTCCAGGAGCTATAAAACAAATTTTCATAAATTACATCTTTACTTGTGTATGAAAAATACATCTTTTCTTTCTTTTTCGTATTTTTTAAATTCACTACAAACAGGGTCCCCCATTATGAATTTTTTGTCAGCAAGGATTGATCTCAAAAGATATTGTAAAATCCACATGTCCGAATTAAAGTCTGGATTTCCCATTTTTATTCTTATTTCGCAAAATTTTTGATAAAAAAGCAACATATCCTCATATCTGCCCCCAACTACACCCATGTTTATTAAATCCCAGTTATTCTGATTTAATAAAAATTTAAGTTTATCATCCCACCTCAACTGTTCGTGGATATTAATATATGGGAACTGGTTTAATTTTATGCTGTCTTTACAAGTATAATACGAGTAACCATTCAAATCCTTTAAAAGTTTTTCTGGGCTTTGCACCACAACAACGTCTGAGGCATCTGTATGAAAGACATAGTCAAATTTGTTATCTTCTAAATAATTCCTAAAACAAAAAAACCTATAATCATTATTTGAGTAAATAAATGATCCTACTTTTATAAATTTAATTTTATCTGTTTGGTACTTTTCTACAAAATCTTTAGACAAGCCGTCATAAAACAAGACGGCGTTCAAGTTGTTTTTTATAATTGAATTATACCAATTTTCTATATAAGAAAAATCGTTCTTTTTTACATAACCATTCGCTAATCTACCAACAATGCTAGGATCATTGCGGTCGTTTGGGTGAATTTTTTCAGTAAAGTAAGAGCTTAATATTACGCCATTCATTTTTTATATTTAAACCACACACCAAGCATGATTACGGCAGATAATAAACTCAAACCATAATTAATCAACCACCAAAAATCAAACCCAACCCTAAGTATCGTATAAGATATTGCAGAAACGTAGCCGACGACGGAAAGCACAAACAAAGATAAGCTAACATCTTCGACTTTTTTAGTTTTAATACTTTTAATGATTTGCGGCCAAATGCAAGTACTAAAACAAACAGTGTACACTAAACCTAAGAATTGTTCCACTTAAGTGCCTCTGCTAATATTGGGAATTTTTGACAAAAAATTTCTTTGCAAGCTTCTGCAATCTGCCTATGTTCTTTCTGGGTGTCTTCTTGTGAGCGGAGATCGATATAGTGAATCCAACTGCGCAGTGTGCCAGCCATGTACATTGTTGTTTCAGTTGAAAGTGGCAAAACCATTCTTGCACTTTCTCTCGCTACACCAGAATCAATTAACTTTTTATAAATTTTAAAAGCGCAATTAAAATGGTCTTCGATTAATTCTGATGCTGGTCGAGTCACCTTTGCATACAATTCGTCCATAACTACAGGATCAGAAGTTTCATCGCCAACTTGACGATTTGTTTCGCCTTGTTTCCTAAGCTCTAATTCGCTGGTTGAAAAAGCCTCTGAATATCTTTGACTAAATTCCTGGAAAGAAAATGAACGATGGCGCAAAATTTGAGCGGCGATCGCTCTACTTGTTTTAATCTCAAGGGTCATTGACACCATCTCAAACGGAGACCAATGCTTGTGCTTAATTAAATACCTTAACAGCTTGGGCGCTGTTTTTGTATTCATCTGATTAGATGGATTGGATACGCGAGCGCAATAAGCTACGAGATCTTCAGCGCTATCAACAAGAGAGTCGATTTCTGGTTTTGAAGTGGATACTAATTTTACTGACATAAGGCTATCCTATATTAAGGGCAGCTTTTGTCAATTTTTATTTCTATATTTTTTCCAGTCAGATCGATGTTTTCTCACCCAAGTAAGTAAAGCTCTTTCGAAGCCAATATCTTTACCAGCTTTTTCGGACTCAATCCACTTTAATTTAAGAATCTCTTCTTTCTCCGCCAAAAATTCTTGGTATAATTTAGAACCTGTGGCAAAGTTTGGATTCATTAGTCTTCGTCTTGAATTTCTTGGACTTGAGAAAGTGAAGGATTGATTTCAAGAAGCGAAGCATCTGACTCTAGTTCTGCTTCAACCTTTTTGCTTGATCTCCATTGCTTACAAGACCAATATCGAGCTTTCCATTTAGGGCCTGGATTTGTGTCGCATTGATGCCTCGCTCTAAAAGATTTGCGACGCTCTGGATCGTCTCTTTTGATTTCCATGTTTGGGTCGCCGAAAGTAACTTTAACTACATTGCCTTTGTCATTTTTAACATAAACACCAAATTTCTTTTTAGAACCTTTGGGTAGTCTGAATGGCTTATTCAATGTTTTCTTTTCTGCTTCTGTTTCGCACTCCCAGTCTTCTGATTCTGAATATTCCAAAATCTCTGTATCTGAAATTTTTGAAGCCAAGAGATCGATTTTAGCTAAGGCTAACTCAACCTTTGTATAATCATCAAAACGCGACTCAACTGTAAGATTTGAAATTTCTTCTTCGGATGCTTTTGCTACGTCTTGATCTGCTTTGCGGTAGGAGTCTTTAACTTTACCTCCTCGCATCATCTTTAGAAACATGTTGACGCGAGCCATAGCCCAACTACCTCTTGTTTGGCCAGGCCTGTGTGAGGTAGAAAATGCGCCAGCGCCCCTGCGGTAAACCTTTTTGAGCATACCTAGGGTGACTTTTTTGGAATGTTTTTCGTTATGCTCTTTTACTTTGTTTTTAAGAGATTGAGTTACTTTTTCGCTGAAAGTAATAGCGCCAGCAGCAGATCCAGGTTCGTTAACAGAAGAACCCTTTTTTCTTTCTTCTGGCTTTGCTGGTGTTTGGGCGGCGCTTTTGGGGCCAGGGCGGCCAGCTTCAATTTGTTGCGAAAAATCTAATTCCATATCTATATATTACACTTTTTTAAAAAAATTCTACCCCCAAAGATTATAAGCTATAATTCCGCCGATCGCCGTTAACAAACCGCTAACAAAAATCCAAGTTAATTTATTAAAACCATTAATAAAAGCTTTTGTTTCGGCGGTAGTTCTTTCCATGTCCATAACTCTATTGTTCATGTCTTCTATTTTTTTAAATAGAACGTCTGTCAAAGTTCCTAGTTGAATTAACTTTTCTTCAGCTCTAGCAATAGCAATAATCGCATCTGATAATTTATCAACTTTTTCTTCGATTCTTGTTAGCCTATCTTCTTGGTCGCCCATTAAATGGGTTTACACTTTTTTATAGCAACATGCCCTCAAAAACACAATGAACGTGCATATCGTTACCTGTGGAGGATACTACTTGAAACATAACATCGCTACCACCAGGTATTGGAAGGGGCATGTCAAGTTTAATTACAGAAGGAGAAGAGTTTGATAATGCTATAATTTCTTGGGTTCTAAATACAGATCCCTTTTGTCTTACAACCAGTTTTAATGTCAAATTTACTGTTTTATTTGAGACTTTGGCATCACACGACAAATGATATGACGAAAGATGAAATAAATTATTTATAGGAACGGTATAAACCGCTTGCATTGTTTGGTTATGGCCGTTTTCAATAATTCCTTTTACATCAGAATCTACATCTGGTTCCCCAAGTGTGTTGTCGCCACCTGTATAAACAAAAATATTGCCAGCAACATCATCTGTGTCATCATTATATACACGGTTAATTCTAGACCATTTACCTCCTAATGGTATGCGGGTTTGGCCTCGCATTGTTACCACTTCCTCTTTTTCTTTGAAATTTTCATCAAGACCCTGTACCCTGATTGGCATAGTATCGCTACTGCTGTTGCTGGAGATATACATTATTTCACCAGCATCGTTTGGAAAGGTATAATCTCCAGCTACATCTGCATAGCTCCAAACAGCTTCGTTTGTGGTATCTAAATCTACATCATCGTGTGTGCCAAATTTTCTGACAAACTTGCCAGTTTTTCTTTGAATATCGTGTAGATGAAACGAAGCCATGTATTACTTTACACTTAACCAGAGCAAGATTGACACTCAAGTAGATTTCTACTCAATTCTTGGGATGGGTTCGTACCACGTTGATAATAGAGGCTTTTGACTCCCTGCTCCCAAGCAAAGATCATAAGTTGGCTGACCTCTTTTGGGGAAGATTTGGGGTGAACCATAATATTCAAACTTTGCGCCTGATCAATGAACTTTTGACGTTGGGCGGCTTGAATAATTACTTCCTTTTGACTAATTTCACCAAAAGTCTTAAATACATCTTTTTCTTCTTGTGTAAGAAAATCAAGGTGCTGAACTGAACCGCCCTTTACTAGAATACTTTTCCAGGTTGCGGCATCGTTCTTTTCGTGCTTTTCTAGAAGTTTTTCCAAATAGGGGTTTTTGTAGGTAAACTTACCCTTGGCTAAATCTTTTACAAAGTAATTTGAATTAAGTGGCTCAATGCTTGGCGAAACTTGTCCAAGAATAAAGGAACTAGATGTCGTAGGAGCAATAGCCATCGTAGTGACATTTCGCAAACCGTAACCTTTAAGTAGTTCTGGTTCGCCGTAAACCTTTGCCATTTGTTTTGAAGCATTTTGTGTTTTTTCAAAAATCAATTTATGAATTTCGGAATTTAGTAATTTTGCATCAAAAGATTCGAAGGCGATATTCTTGGATTGCAACAAGGAGTGCCAACCAAGTACACCGATACCTAAAGCTCTTTGACGCTTTGCAAAATTTGCTGGTGCTTCCATGAAGGGAAGTTTTTTACATTTATCAATAAATTCCGTCATGACCGCATCTAAGAAGTATGTCAAAATTTCTGGAGCATCTGTATCCTTCCATTCGTCGTAATGAAGCAAGTTCATTGAAGAAAGATTACAAACAAAAGATTCGTCTTGATTTGAATGAAGCGCGATTTCAGAACAAAGATTACTTGCATAAATCTTTAACCCTTTTTCTTGGTAAACAAGGGGAGAGTTGTTGTTCATATTGTCTGAGAAGAAAATGTATGGATAGCCGCTTTCAAAGCGCTTCTTGATGATTGCTGCCCAAATTTTACGCTTTTCTTTGTCTCCAGCTAACATTTCCTTCATCCACTCATCTGAGATTGTCACTCCGATTGAGAGATTTTGAATTGTATTGCCATCGCCTCTGATTTTTAAGAATTCCAAAATGTCTGGATGTTCAACTGGCAAATAAGCCGCAAAGCTGCCACGACGAACGTTGCTTTGAGAAACAACATTAGCCACGGTTTCAAAAATCTCCATAAAATGAACTGGGCCATTTGATTTGCCGCCGCTAGATATTTCGGCGCCACGCTCTCTGAGTTCACCAAAGTAACCAGATGTACCTCCGCCAGCTTTTGTCATCATTCCAACTTCTGCTGATTTTTTTAGAATCTCTTCCATCTTATCGGAGATGTAAGAACCAAAACAAGAAATTGGCAGACCTCTCTTCAGTCCAAAGTTTGCCCAAATTGGACTTGATAGGCTATACCAGCCCTTGGACATATAATCCTCAAATTTTTCTGCGAATCCAGGAATCCCCAAAATCTCTTGGGCGCTTTCTGCTATTTCGGAGATTCTGCCTTCTGCTGATTGTCCTTCTTCTAGATAACCTCTTTTGAGGAACAACCTTGAATCTTTGTTTAACCAATAATATTTCATTAGAATTTTTTTCCTTTACTTAAATTTTCTTTTGCCCACAGCGGTTGTAAGTTTTTATAGTTAAAGCATACTAACTGTTCCGAATCTTTTGTCAAGTCAAATAAAGCGCAAGGTTTGACATGGTCAATATGCCAACCGTCAACTCCATGGTTTTCCCAAGTCATCCCTTCTTGGAACTGGCTTTCTAGATAAGTTTTCAGTTCTTCAATTGAGCATCCCAATAAATCCATGATGCTTTGGGCTTTTGAGACTCCGTTCAGGGCTGACCACACCCTGCCTCTCAAACATTCTGCTATTTTTGCTTGAGGATTCGTTTTGCGTCTCATTCTTTGGTATGCGTGTTTTTTATCTTTATTATTTTGATAATATTCCGCACACTGCCGTAGTCTGGATTCCTTATTCAGATTATACCATTCTCTGTTTTTCTTTAAAGTTTTGGATTTGTTTTTGGAATAGTGTTTGTCGTAAAGACTCTTTTGACAAGACTTACAACGGTACGAAAGGCCGTCCTTTCGAGACTTGTCTTTGCTAAAGTTCTCGATAGGTAGGGTCTTTCCGCACTTATTGCAATCCTTTCTAGAACAAGTCATCTTCGTCAAAACTCCTGTCCTTTTTGGAATATTCTACAGGACGTTTAAAAAAGAAGTCTGTAGAACTATTCCCCAAAACGTCTTCCGAAAACCAAATTGTTTGTTCTATGACTTCCTTGTCAACACTAAAAACAGGATCAATTCCGATTTCTTTTAGTGACTCGTTTAGCCTATTTTTAATAAATTCTTTTAGAGTATCCGCGCTGATGTTTTCTTTTTTGTAGTCGCCCAAAATCCAATCGATAATTTTAGATTCAGCTTCAAATGCGCAGTGAGCCTCTTCCTTTAATCGGGAAATTAAATCGTCATCAAACAGGTCTGGGTATTCTTCTCTGAGAATATTTACAATTTTTGTTCCAACCTTTGCGTGAATATCTTCTTCTCTACTTGTATATGCGACTTGTTGTGCGGTATCTTTTAGTAGATTCTCGTATCGATTAAACCAGTTAATGATGTAAAATTGACTAAACAGTGAAACGTTTTCGACGAACAATGTAAACAAAATAAGTGAATATACATATTGCTTTTTTTCATCCTTGTAACATTTGTTTAAGTATTTGCGAAGATAGTCAACACGACCCTTGATGATATCAAGTTTCAAATTTTCTTCGAACACATCCTCAAGTCCAAGTACGCTCAAAAGTCTCTCATAAGCGTTATTATGAATCACCTCAATGTTTGCCATAACGTAACCAAGATCGGTTATTCCAGGATGCGGCAAATGGTTGCCTAAGTTTGCCCAAAACTTCTTTACAGAAACCTCAACTTGACCAATCGCAGATAGTGTCCTTTTTACAATTTCTCTCTCTTGATCGTTGAGGTTTACCTTAAAATCTTGGACGTCTGATTGAAAGTTAAATTCCTTGTCCGTCCAGAACCCATTATGCATGGCGTTTACGAAATCCTCTGTCCACGGGTAGAGGTTTGGCTTCCTTGATATCTGTTCTTCAAATAACATACCCATAAATTTACACCGCACCAAAACAAAGTCAATTATTTTCAGCAAAAAGTTAAAAAAAGTTTTTTTGGCTTGACTTTTCGTGTATTCGGTTTAATATGGAGTAAATTACGAGTGAACGAACAGGGTGAGTGAACGAGTAATTATATAATAATATATATAAATTATTTATAAGATACTTTATAAAATATATATAAGAAATAAGGCAAAAATTTGCCTTGACTTGTTATTATATTTAATCAATAATATAAGAGATGATTAAATTAGATAGCTCTAAAGAAAACTTCTACTTTTGTACGACGGCAGATTGGTCTGTTATGATTCAAGCAAAAGATGAAGCTAAGGCAGCAAATGAAGCAATAAAGTACGGATTGGATGTTCTTAAAGAAGATGCGATTGTTTCTCCTTGCTTGAGAGTAAAAAAAATTGAAGAAGATTTTGAAGATTCGGATATTCTTTTTAGAATAGATAAAATATTTGCGGACATTGGAATGTACAAAGAATCTAGGGCGATGTCTGAGTTAATGAAAAATTTAAAATCATGATTGGAATAGGCGGATTAGCAAGATCAGGAAAAGATACCTTGGCCAAAAATTTGGCTGAAGTTATCGAAAAGGATTTGGGGCGCAAAGTTAAGATATTTTCTTTTGCTTACCCTTTAAGGTGTCAGATTGAGAGTTTTTTACAACAGTTTTACCATTTGTCTGCGTTTACTGAAGATGAGGAAGAAAAAAAGATTATTAGACCTCTTCTTGTTGCTCACGGAGAACAAATGAAACAAAAATTTGGAAAAGATATTTGGCTTAAACAATTATTGGGTGAGATTTATGAAGACTTAAGGTATGAGGAATTTTTCCCCATCATTTCTGATGTAAGATTTGATTTTGAAGCAAAAAGCTTAAAAGAAGAGGGGTGTCAAATTATTCACATAACAAAGTTAGGTAATGAGCCGCCAAACGAAATAGAGGCTAAAAACGACCCGCTTTTAAGAAATATTTCCGATTTAACGCACACTTGGCCAGCCTACGAGCCAGACCAAATGCACCAATGTATGGATCACGCACAAATTTTGTGGCAAATGTTAAAAGAAACTCACGGCGAAACATGGAAGAAGATATATTCTTAATAAATAGGGTAAAAAAATATGGCGACGCTGATTCCGTAAAAGAGTTGATAAACAGACACTCTGGCATCTATGTAGAAATGGTTAATAAATATCTTCCAGAATCAATGGAAGGTGTTAACAAAGATGACGTTTTGCAGGATAAGGATTTTTGCATATACGATGCAGCTATTAAATTTGATCAAACAAAAAATACAAAGTTCAGTACCTACATAGGAAATCTAGCCCGATGGAAATGTTTAAATATTTATAACAAAAATATTAAATTCCCACAATCGTCTATTTCTGAGATTTTTAACGACAGTGTTTCGTGTGATGCTGGCATAGAGGAACTAGAAAAACAGGAAGAAATCAAACGAATCTTTTCTGCTATAGAAAAAATCCCAGACAAAAGAGTGAAGCGAATATTTAAAATGCGCTACAAAGGTGGCAAAAAATTAACTCCTTGGAAAAAAATTGCAAAAAAGCTTGACTTATCAATACAAGGATGTATAAATATTCACAATAAACATTTAACAGAGATAAAAAAATATGTATAGTAAAACAGTAATCGTAGGGAATCTCGCACGAGATCCAGAATCACGCAAGGCTGGCGAATCAAATGTAACTCGCCTTGTTTTAGCAGTAAACGACCCACGTCAAAAGGATAAGGTTTCTTATATTGATGTTGAGGCGTGGAGTAAGCTTGGAGATATTTGTCAACAATATCTAAGCAAGGGACGACAAGTTCTTGCAGAGGGCCGACTAGTCCAAGACACTTGGGAAAAGGATGGCAAGAAGCAATCAAAGCTTTATGTCAAGGCTGACAATGTTCAATTTCTTGGAGGCAAGGGAGAAAAGACAGAAGGCTCTGCCCCAGCACCAGCAGGAACTGACGAAGATATTCCCTTCTAATGGATTTAATCGTAGAGTCTCCTCTTAATTCTCTCTCGTTTGGGAATGTATCATATAACATCCTCCGCCAACTTTGGCGGAAGGGTGTCAATGTGATGTTGTATCCAATAAGCAATAATGTAAATTTAAGTGCTTACGATAAAATTGACAAAGAGTTTGCGGGTTGGCTTGAAGAATCAATTCAAAATGCAAATTCAAAAATCAAATCAGACATTCCTTCCCTTAAGCTCTGGCACTTAAATGGTTCTCAAAGTCGCGTTGGTTCCAAGCAGGTTTTATATACTTTCTATGAACTTGACCAACCAACCAAAGACGAAATCAATCTTGCAAAATTTCAGGATAAGATTTATTTTTCTAGCTCTTATTCTGCAAATAAGTTTAAAGATCTTGGCGTGGATGCTGGTGTTGTTCCTGTCGGTTTCGATGAAGACTTCGAAAAAACTGGCAAAGAATACCTAAACCCCTATGTTATCCACTTTGGATTGATGGGCAAGTTTGAAAAGCGCAAACATACAGAAAAGATAATCAAATTGTGGTTAGCTAAGTACGGCAACAATAATCGATATCAACTAAGTGTTTGTGTGACAAATCCATTCTTCAAAGAAGATGAGATGAAATCTATTCTTGTTAATTGTTTGGAAGGTAAGCGTTATACCAATATAAACTTCCTACCGTATTTAAAAACAAATTCAGAAGTTAATGATTTTATGAATGCTATTGATATTGACTTAACTGGATTAAGTGGCGCAGAGGGTTGGAATCTTCCAGCGTTCAATGCTACCTGCCTCGGTAAGTGGTCAATTGTTTTAAATGCAACATCTCATAAAGATTGGGCAAATAAGTCTAATTCAATCCTTATTGAACCAAACGGTACTGAACCTTGCTACGATGGAAAATTCTTCCAAGAAGGAACTCCATTTAATCAAGGAAATATCTTCACTTGGGACAGTGACGTTGTGTCACAAGCTATGGATGAAGCTGTCTCAAAAAAGGGACAAAATAACACTGAAGGAGAGAAGTTGAAAGACGAATTTTCTTACAGTAAGGCTGTAGACCGCTTACTTAAAGGGATTGAAGAGGTTGCGTAAAATTGGCACACGCTTTGCAAATATAAAAGCCTATGTATACAAATTTACTAGATCAAATTGAAAACGCCTTTTATGAAGGCTATAGCGATAATACTTTCCGCAAACACGGCAAGGGTTATGTTGGACCATTGAACATCAAAGAAGAAAACGATTACTTCCTTGTTAATAAGGTTATTGTTGGATTCTCGTCCGAAGAGGTTACTGCGAATATTCGCAAGAGCATCTTAAAGGTTTTTGTTAATAATGAAAAGGGTAAATCAACTGATATCGCATCACTTAGGATTGATCCCGATTATGTAGATGTTTCTAAAATTTCGTCAAAGCTCAAAAACGGAATCTTAGAAATCAAAATCCCTAAAGCAGAAAACTCTAAAACGGTTCAAATCTCTGTAGATTAAAACTAAGCCCCCGATTGAAAAAGTCGGGGGTTTTTTTATAATTAGTCATGCCCCTGTACATTTACGAAAATAAAAAAACTGGAGAAGTTGTAGAGGTCCTGCAAAGTATGAATGATGCTCATGAGTACCATGGCGAGGACGGAACAGAGAAAGGCCTCTGGAGGCGTGTTTTTGTTAATCCTGGCATATCTTCAGATACCCAAGTAGATGCTTTTGATAGTCACAGCTTCGCAAATTCTGTATCAAAGAAAAATGATAGCTATGGAGATCTTTTTGAGCGAAGCGCTGAAGCTTCAGAAAAACGAGCGCAACGACATGGGAAAGACCCAGTCAAAGAAAAATACTACGCCGATTACAATAAAAAAACAAACGGCAAACTACACCCGCAACAACAAAAAGAAAGATTTAACAAAGCGGTAGAAAAAGCAGATAAAGCTGGTATTAAGATTGAACTTTAAGAAAGGGTTATTGCGTGAATGTTACGTTCTGCAAATCGAAACTAAAACCCAAATCAGCAACGATATCCGATCCAATTGCGGAATTATGGTTTTGCGAAATTAATTTTGCGTCGCTGATTTGAAAATTAAAATCGTTTTCGCCATTGTCTTGGCTACTTATAGTCAAAGTGTAGCTCTCGTCAGAATTTAAAAAATCTTTTAAATTTGCTCTATCGCCGTTCACTTCAAAATTTGATACACGGTTAGAAAAATTAAATGTACTCTCAATAGGGAACAAAGCTTTTCTCGCTACAGGATGTTTCTTTCCTAAGCTGTATATTGTTTTTCTGTTGATTGGCAGGTTCAAATCAAAGTTTTGAATAGAATCAGACTTAATTAAAAAATTGCCCACAGAATTACTTCCACTGATCGTTATATCAGTAGAGTAATGTGGCACAACCCTATCGGAGCTATTAGAATAGTATTCACCCACTCCAGATATGCTGGTAGTTAAATTTTGTGTTTGCGCCCCCGTTAAATCAATAGACGGAACACTTACACCAGTATACAATAAACTATTAAAACCTACATCATGCGGATTAACTTCTTCGGCCTGAACATTGCTTGCAGTAAAAGAATACTGAGACTGCATCAAACCGTTAACAGATTGAGAAATAGAAATATTATTTAAAAAACAATTACCAAAAGATAAAAATTGCCCAAAAGATGTTTGGTTTTCTGGAAGATGCTCATCATTCCAACCGATCAAAATTTCTTCATCATAATCGTCATCATTTATGAAAAAGGCTACAGGTTTTGTAGATTCCATTTTCCACAACCGTACACCAATTAGTGGATCAAAATCATAATTGGCCGCTGGGTTGGTTTTTGTTCCATCCAGATTAAACCCACTCCATAACTGCCAAGAAGAACTGTTATAATATGAAATATTTACATCGGTATCTGGATACGGAGCAACTACAGTCCAATTTGGCGTGTCGGCGCCAATAGAACTTGACTCTGAAGATGCAAATGCTTGATATTTTGTTAATTTATTGTAGCCAATATGCCCAGCAGCATCATTTCCCAAATTATCACCTATATCATTCGCAAAAGCTCCAGATGGATCATAAACATGGTAATTTGAAACTGTTTGGGGCGCACTATTTAATACATTAAATTCGTAATTATTTTTACGCTTATATACATCCGTTTCTACAGGTGCTAACAATAACTTATCATCACTACCTTTTTTGGAACATAATATATTTTTAGTTGAATCAATAATTATTGTTGCTGTTGTTGTTGAATCTTCAAAAACGTAAGTTTCTCCAGCATTTAAAGAAGCCGAATAAGTTGCCGTCCCATTTATTCCATTAGTTACGTTTACATAAACATTCACATCAGTGTTATCTTCTAAAGATAATACTGAAATTCTGTTTGGCGCAAATCTGTTTGTGTGAAAACCAAACTGTTTTCCTGCCAGATAAAAAGGAATCAACGAGTTGTTATACCCCTCTCCGTGCCAATGTGTTGGCTTATCTCCATAGTAAACTTTTCCAGAGGTTACAGCTATTTCCACTCCAGTTGGTTCTGTATAAGTGTTTAAAACAGTTCTATTTGATCCATCAAAATCTTCTTCATATAAAGTGGTTCCAGAGTAAGGAACTGCCACATCCGTATTAGCAGAACTTAATGATTCAACACAATAATACCTAACATCATTAGCTGACCGATCTTTCCTTGCATCAACCCCTCTTTCTGGAGCAATATAAGCATAAAAATTTCTATCAATATTTAAATCATCTCTCGTATTCGCGCCACTAACCAAACCAGAAAACAAATTACCAAAATCTTCAAAAATATTAATAGTGAAGTTCACATCTGGCGCATTTCTATTTGACTGATCAATAAAATTTTTAGCTCCTAATGCACCAACATTTGTTCTTGGAATATCTACGGAAAAATCAATCCCTTGAACAAGCGGTAGAAAAGATAAATTCTTAGCGCTGTTTGATCCAGTATCATGCGCTGGCGTCTGGCTTTGAAAAAGCGCGACATTTTCATAAGTAATTATTGGTCTGTCTGGATTAATTGCCATTAGAATTCTGGGGTTACAGGAGCTACGATTTCTACGAATCTTGCTTCAATTGTGTTTGAATCTTTGTAATTAAACGTGTGCTTCCATTGTGGGCAAAAGAATACTCGGTTTTGTTGAATAATATCATCGTCATAATAATAAACAAACTGCTTATAACCAAGATGGGTTTCTAAAAAGTGTAGAATTGAATAAGTTTCCTTTTCGCTTCTATTTGTAAAAGTTAAGTCAAGTGCGTCTATTCTGTTTTGATTGCGCGAAATATTTAGTTGTTGGGTAAACGACCTTTTAAAGTTATTAATTCTTGCCCCTTGGTCGACGGGCAATGAAACTTGTTGATCAGGTTCCCAGAAAAAAGTTCTGGTTAAACTGCCGCCATCATAAAAATCTCCATCACGATAATAAAGTTCATCAGCTATACCCGTGTAAGTTTTTAAACCTCTTATATTTGAATATGAATTAGTTATAATGGTACTTGAATTTTCTAAAACTTGTCCATTAGACGCATAAAAATAATTATTAAGTTGATTAGGATTTGCCCCCGTCACTTGATAAACATTAAATTTTTCATGAGAGCCGTCGACAAAGTAAAATTCATAACCCTGATAATCCCAAACTGGATATTTTAGTGAACTTTTTTGGACAAACCCTTCCCCATCATTTAAAACAGGAGAAACTCGGTCATTAAACATAGAAACATTTAACTCATAAACGTCGCTGCTAATATGTTTTAAATTATAATTTGAAATTTGTGACCCACTAAAATTTTGATAATAATCTGTATCTAAATCTATTTGGACTCCGTGTTTTAATTCGCCAAAATTAATACAATCCTCTGTTCCTGAAAAAGCTACATCTCCAGTTATTGTACCAGTGGTCGCTTTTTCAATTCGGCGCAAAAGACTTTTCATATTTTTTTTGTTCCCTTGAAAAGTCAAATCCATCTCCGCTTTTATAGAGTTAAGTCCATTTGGCATAATGAACTGATAATAGTTAGACCCGCGCCAAGAAGAATTTGATGCAGAGAATGTTATAGAAGATCCATAAATTGGAGAAACGCTTGAAGCTAAATAATCTAAATCTCTACCCAACCTATCCTGAATTTCTGAATATATTGTGGCCCTATCGTCTCTTAAAGATGTATAAAATAAAGCTTCTTGGAGCTTCCCTGTAAAAGTTTCGTCATAAGTTTCGTCAGATCCAATTGTCCCTACAATATAATTATCTCTTCCAGTTACAACATATCCAGAAATATAATTTTGACCGTCACCCAAACCAACCACTCCAGAGGAGTTGATTGAGTCAAATCCCGCAAATGCGTTTATAATATATCTTTGTCCAAGATTTACCTCTTCCCCAGTATAACCAAAACCATGCTGGTTGGCATCATTATCCTCCGCAATAGAGAAACCACTAAAAGAATTGGCTTGACCTCTTTCTGTATAAAGATAAAATCTATTACTATTACCTGTATATACAAAACCTACTCCAAAATCTTTTTTACCTCCACCATAATTTTCTCCAAAAATATAACTAGCTCCATATGTATTATATTGATAAATTTCTTTCGCATCGTCACCAAGAGAAGCTATAGTAAAAGTTTCTAACCCATCAATCCCTAATATATGACTTGATAAATTTCCTGGTTCGTGAATACCATACCCTTCATTTTTTATAAGAAGGTAAGCATTCCTACCACCACTTCTAAAAATCATCGCGGGTTTATTGTTTAGTTCAACAAAACTGCCCCCAGTTATAATATACGGCATCACTCCAGTATTAATACCAGTCGCGTGTTTTCCGCCAAATTGATCATAAAATTTGGATACAACACCAATATTGTCTATATCCGCCTCTAAAGTACCATCTTTAAGGTCTGTAGCCGTATAAGATCCAGTTGTGTTTGTAGACACATTAACAACATCAACAACATATTGATTCGGATCACCATTAAGATTAAACAAAGAATAACCGTGATCAGGGATAGAATCATCTTCTACTACTATAAAATCCCTATTATAATTGAAATTTTCTATAAAACTCATTTATCTACCTCTGCCGAATAATGAACCCGAAACCCTCTTTTCTTCATTAATTACATTGACTACTACTTCTTTGACTTTTCTTGCGAATTCTTTTGATTGTGCTGGATTAGAACCATCGCTAGTTGCGTCTACCGTAGCTCCCCCATCCTTGGCCATATTGATTGTGATATTTACTTCGCCGACATCCGCGCCTTCCTTGGATGACCCACCAGAAGAGCTTGATGCCACATTTCCAACGGCTCCGCCGTTTTCGTAACGCATCATATTAATGCTGTCCAAAGTATCGCGACCAATAGCACTTGCAGCTTGTGCAGACATAACATATTCGCCGCCCATAAGAAGGGCGTTGGTGTTTCCAGACATTTCTCCGCCGTTTGCTCTGTTAAACAATGGACCCGTCAGTAAATTACGAGAAGAACCAGTGAGAGATCCCAAAGTGCTTGAGTTTAATTGATCCATACTCAATGCATCATACGCCCCACCAAAAGCTTTGTAAGGTTCACCAAGTGGTTCGCCCATAAATCCCTTAAGTCCTTGTGGTGTGGATGATGGTAAATTTTGAAAATACGCTCCAGCCCCAGCAGCAGCCGCATTCACAAACGATCCAATTATAGCTTGTTTGAATTGCTCGTCCCTTGCTTTTTCTGCTTGCTTCTTTTCTTCTACAACTCTCGCTTCTTCTTCTACTCTTTGGGTGTATAAACCAAAAGCTTGTCTTTGTGCATCTTTTAAAGCTCTTCTTGCTGGGCTTTCTCTAAATCTACCAAACGTTGTTAATCTATGACTCTGATCCTCTAAACTAACAAACGCACCGCTTCCAGTAGATCTTGCTACATCTGTTTTTCCAGACGTTACTTCTTGTTGGGCGAAAGCTAACAAACTTTCCTTACCAACAATTTCCCCTGCTCCACGAGTCCCAGGAACAAAGAAGTCCATACCTCTAGCTCTTTTTAATCTTTCGTTCGAAGCGGCGCCGCCGATTTGATTACCTGAAGGGTCGCTCCAAAATCTTCCACCTTCATATCCACCCGCTGTTTGGGTATAAAGGCCTCCACTTTGCATACCCCTAATCGCGCCAGAATTTAATCTCTCCAAGAAGTCTACTCCGTATTTTTGAACAGCAGACTTCTTGAGAACATATTCGCCACCAGTTAAAACAGCGGGTACGTCATCGCGAACACCAGATCCGCCAGTTACCATTCCGCCAGAATTATATCCAGTTATAGCTTTAGATATTTTCCCTAAAAATCCTCCGCCAGCCGTCTCGTCTCCAAACATAGCATTAGTTAAATTCATTGCCGTTCTTTGCGCTATTTGTCTTTGCAACTCTCTTCCAAAATTTAATGCAATTTGCAAGAATGCGTCACCAATAGAATCATAAGCGCCAGTAGCTATTTTTTCAAAAGTGTCGGCCATAGATTGCTCAAGATTTTCGGCTAAAACCCTTGGCAATTCATCCGCTTGGTTTTTAAGTCTCTCATCAACGTCCTGTGAATATCTTTGAAGTGAAGACATTTGAGACATTTTTTGCTGCTTATTTAAAATTTTCTGGTTCAGTTCATCCTGTACCCTTAGTTCATTATTTTGAGCCTGATAACCTTTGACCTGTTTTTCTATTTCGTCTAAAGTATTTGTCTCGTCAAGCAACCCTTTTTCTTTTAAATCTAATACAGCTTGCAAAACTTCTTCGAATGATTTCCCAGCCTCTATGGAGTCTAATAAAGTTTGATAATTCTTTTTATCAACAGCTTTACCCTCTAGGGCTTTAACAACATTACTACCTAATTGTGCGCCCAGTTTCGTTGAAGCTTTTGATTGACTGATTTTGAATTCAAGCAAAGCTTTGTTTGCTTCCAACCTTTCTCTCTCCAGGTCGCTTAGATTTCCCGCCAACTTCAGCTCTAGTTCGTTTGCTTTGAGTGTATTTTGTGCAAGTTGTACTTTTTGCTGATTATCTTTCGTTAATGGGTTCATCAAAAATTGATCACCACTTAAATGCAGCCCAGATGCTGCGCCCTTTCTTTTTAATGACTCTAAATCCGAAGCGCGACTAGCTAGAGTTAATTTATCGCTTGCTGCGGCTTTTTTTTCTTGAGCTGTCATCGCTTCTGTTTTTGTAGCCTCTAGTAAATTAGTTATGAATGATGCTATATCCATAACATCTTCTACTTTCTTTCTGGAACCACGGCTAGAATAAACAACAGTTGTTTTTTTATTTTTTTCTGTTCTATCTACAACCTCTTGGAGCTTCTTTCTTCCTTCTTCACCTCCACCCAAAGCGGCAATAGCGGCTACCATACTTTCTTTGTTTTTTATTCCGCCAAAAGCCCCTGTTGAAAGTCCTTCAATTCCCCTAAGTTGTTTTTCAAGAACTTTTTCAACGCTTGTGTCTGGGTCGGCTCCGACCTCTTCTCTTATTTTTCTTTCTCCTGTAATTCTATCCAACTCAGTCTGCAAACTAGCCCTAAACGACCGAACCGCTTCTACATTACCCTCAGAAAGTTTTACTAAATCAACACCCTCCAATTGTTGGTTTAAATTTTCAAAACCCGTTTTGGTTTTTGTTAACTCTAACAACAATGGGGCAACGACACCAGCAACCGCAACAGTAGCTCCAATTGCTGGCAAAGCCCTACCAGCCCCAGCTACAAACCTACCAGCCCCAGCTAATTTTCCTGACTTAACTGCGCCACCTGGTCCACGCCCAAGACTAGTTCCAAAATTTACTAACTTTGTACTAAGCTTGTCCAATGGTCCCTTTAACATAGCCAAACCAGATAACATTGATCCCGCTAAAGCTAACTCACTGACAAATTTACCTATACCACTCTCAGCCCCACTAAAAGCAGAACTTAAAAAACTTAAAGCTATAGAGGTGGTCATCAAGCGACCCGAAAAATCTTCCATCGACGCCGTCTGTTTTTTGTTGGCTTTAATCATTCCTTCTACCGTTTTTTCCAAACCTTTAGACATGGGCATATTAATCATACCACCTTGATTAAAGTTTGGAATTGCGCCAGTTGGCTCGTCTCTTGTGTTGGTAACAGCAAGACCCATTGGGTTTTGAGCGTTGCGGAGTTTTCCGTTTTGATTTATTCTGATTTGATTAATCGGAAGACCTGCGGCCCGTTCTCTACCTACAGCATCTTCTAAAGCAGATTGAGCAAAGTTGGGGATGTAACCCCTAGCGGCTCTGTAATTTCCATAACGAGTTCTAAGTAAAGTATTAGCCCTTGACTCAATTAATTTTTCCAACCTATTTCTTGTGCTGAGGTCTAATCTTCTTTTTATTTCACCTTTTTCCGTAAAATAGGTTCCTCCTGAACCGCCAAGCATATTCATTACTTGCTTTTTGGCTTGTAATTCTGCATTCTTTCTAGCTTCTTTCTTAAAATATTCCTTCCTGTTCCCCTTAATGGAGTCGGCCCCAATTTCTTTCATTATTTTGGAGTAAAAACTTTCCACATTTCCAACCGAATCGGAAACTTTAAAATCTGCTACATTAACATTTTCAGGCAAGCCAAACAATTCTCTAACTCTTTGAATATTCCGACCTCCCCGTATATCGAAATCGCCGCCCTTTTCTCTTATAGCTGCCCTATAATCCAAAGCTTTTACAATCCCAACTTCAAAAGCAGAACCTATTGCTGCTTGCAAAGCTCCTTTTGCTCCAGCTATTGTTCCAAATCCGCTTTTAATATCAGCAGTTGAAACCGTTCTTCCCAAAGGTTGGAGTTCGTTAGCGTATTTTGTGGTTTGTTGAATTACACCTTCTTTAATCCTTTTCTCTATTGGGTCTGAGACTGTCTTTGCTTTGTTTGGTCGAATGCCTCTTGCTATAGCTCCTGTTAATGTTGTTTTTTTACCGCCTATCGAAGCGTCAAGTGGTTTTATTGGTTTATTCACTCCCATTTGTGGAACAAGAAATCCATAATTACTTACATCTTTTGGAACATATCCACCAGCCGCATTTATCTTTTTCGCTCCAGCGGGAAGCCCCATAGACCTAACCATATCTTGGTTAAAGATGGCATCTCCACCTCCAGCATAATTAGGGACATAATATTCGCTTGTATTAGCAACCATTGTGCCGTGCTTACCTCCACCAAAAGCAAAGTTTGGAATTGAAACTACTTTAGCGCTTGATGGTGCGCCACCAACTCCGCGAGAAACATCGCGAGCTTCGGCTGCGATATATCCATCAGCAGCTTTTCCCCTTCTTACGACCCCTTTTTCTCCACCCCTTAAGCCAGCGCCAAAAAGTCCAGGGGTTACAGCAGCAGCAGTCTTTTGAACTTTCGCCAATGCTGCGGCTTGTTGGTTGTAAATTCTTAATAGCAATTGTTCTTGAGCTACTTTATTTCCTTCAAGTGCTAAAATCTCTCTTTGAATACTTTCGTTTTGAAGAAGCGTTTGAAGAACAGATTGTTGTAATGAGTTCTGCGCCTGTGTCGCTTTATTGATACCTAAAACTTGTTGTAGTGACTTCCCACCAAACTTAGCCAAATCAATAAATAACTTTGAAAATATCGCCGTAACTATGGCAAGCCCTGGGCCAGTTAAAACTCCGCCTATACCCTTCACAATTCCTTGGGCGAATTTACTTCCTATTGAATCCCCTTGAAGTAAATCCGTAATTCCAGTGACGACAGAAGAGAAAGCTTTTAAAATATCTTTTGCGGCGTCTGTAAAACCAATTTCTCCCATAATAGACGCTAACTTTTGTCCACCCGTTGTTAAATTATTTATTAAAGCTTCTAGGGTGTCATTAAGTTTGGCGTTCTTTGCGTCAAGACTACCAGCAGCGCTGGCGGAAGTTTCAAGAGAATTAGCAAATTTGCTTTGTTCAGAATTTAAATCTTCAATTAAATTAATTAAAATGTCACGCTGCCTAACACCAGCAACTTTTTGAATAATCTCGCCAGCTTGGACGCTTTTTAATCCCATCTTATCAAGCTCTGTGGCCAACTCTTGGAATAAAGGAATTGCATCTCTTACATTTCCTTGGGTATCTAAAACAGAAATTCCTATATCCTGAAGAGCGGCGAGTGTGTCCGTTCTCCCCATTCTTGCAAAAATGGTTTTAAAGGCGTTACCAATAACCGCGCCACCTCGCTGAGTTCTTTCTTGAACTGTGGTTATAACACCCAAAAGCTCATCAAATGAAACACCTGCCACACGAGCGGATGCAGATGCTCGCTCAAGACCATTAATCAAATCTTCGGTAGATACAGCGAACTTTGTATCAACTTCTGCAAGTTTATCTGCGATCTGGGCCACCGTTAGTCCCGCGCCCTCAAAACCTTTAATTGCGGCAGTAAGACCTGCCACAGCTTGCTGAGAATCAATGCCAGCCACCCGAACAAGTTTCAACGCCGTTTCAACACGAGAAAGAGACTCTTCAACACCTAAACCTTGGCGAGCTAACTCTAACGCACCTTCAGCTACTTGATCAAAAGATGTCGCTGTATTTTGGGCGACCTTAAAAATTCCATTACCAAAAGCTTCTAATTCTTTTCTGGTTCCACCAAGAATTGTATTAATTTTTGCAAAAGTCGCTTCCACCTTAACTGTGTTAGATACAAGCGCACCAAAAGCTTCAGATAGTTTATTAATTACAGCAACAGATGCACCGAAAGCTAAAACACGAGCGTTAGAAGCTTCTAAGGATTTCTGGAACTCGGTGGCTTGTCCAGTAATCTTGCCCAACGGACGAGAGAGTTTATTAATTGATTCGGCGCCCTTGCCAAAGTTAACTCCTTTCGCTTGGGCTTGTATCCTAGCCAATGCTGCGTCCACCTTTGTAGTATTTACTGGGGTGAACTCTACTCCTACTCTTGCTCTTGCCATATAATGGTATTACACTAAATTATAGTCCGTGCATCTCCATCATTTGTTTCATATCTAATTTTCCTCCTTTTTTCTTTAATTCTTCGGAAAGTTCTACCGTTTCTTCGTTAGATTTTTTTACAATATCTAAATCATCCTTTCTGGCCCCAAAGTAAGTCGTCCCTCCAGAGCCTTGAGAGGCCCTTGTTTGTCTGCCGCCGTCATTTTTTTGAGCATCATAAAACTCTAACAACAATTCTGGGTCCTTTTGGACATATTCTGGTATTGTTTTTTGTGTATTTTTAAAAATATTTAAAAATGTTCTTGAATAAGATATAAGCTTCAACTGAAAGCATGTTAAGTCTTTCAAAGGTTTTCCAAACATACCAATCACATCTTCCGCAAAAGATAAATAAATAGAAAAATACGGAGACAAAACAGCTTTTGATATATTTGCATCACACATTCTGTTGAAAAAATCTTGCTGAAGATCCATCACCTCTATGTCTTTTGTCAAATCATTGTATTCTATATTGTCGAAAACAGAATTTTTGAAATCTTTATCTAAAAACAAAAGCTTATCGAAAAAATCCTTTTGGGATCGTTTGTTCGCGTATTTTTCAGCAGTTAAACCAATCAAAGATTCTCTATCAGAAGAAGTTTTTATTAATTTATCCTCTTCTAGTTTTATTAATTTTTTATGGTTTTCTCTTTGAGAGGGTAAAGTAATTTTAGTTAAGGAAGACTTTAAATTCTCTATAAACTTTTTCTTTTCTTGTATCTCTCTTTCTTTTTTGTCGTCCCACATTCCCTCTTTAAATAATTCATCTAAAGACTCCTGCTCTGTGGGCAAGCCCCTCTGTTTTGCCTCTACTATATAGATTTTTTTATTTAATTCTATTCTTCTCGCGTCATCCTGAAAAAAATGCTTAACATAAATGGGGCCAAAGCTTGACTCCAAGACAGTGACCCCATCAAATATCTCTATGACTATATCGGCTAAATTATCTTCATTCATTCTTCTCTAAGAATGCTTTAATATCTTTTTCACTTACTGTGTTGTTGTAGAACCAGTAAGATACTACGGCTAAAAATGTCTTGAGTGCTTCTTTTTCAATTTCGTCACCCCCTTCATCCTTCTCGTAAAGATCTTCTAGTTGATCTTCGTATAAAATACCATCAAAGAAGTTTTCCTCTTCTCCATCTTTTAGTTTTTTGGCTAATTGAATAGTGTACCACAAAAGCATCGATCTTTCCGCTCTTGCATCTGCGGTATGCTCATAAACACCTTGCATAGCAACTTCAAGTTCTGCAAGCTCCTGGCGCAAAGATACAAGTTCTGCTTCTAACTCTTCTACTTTTTTTTCTTCTCCCTTTGTGGCGGTGAGAAGTTGAATTTCATTGGATAGTTCGTTACTTCTTTGTAGCTTGCGAACCATATCCTTCATTTCGTCTTCTGTTAGTGGGCCGCCAGTATCGGCATACTTCTTAATCATCATTGACTTGGTGACGATTCCACGCTTTACGTTTTTACTTAGCTCGATTGCGTATTGAGCTTCACCCTCATCAATAATTCTTCGCGTAGGCTTTTTAACAAGAAACTCAATCGGAGTTTTAACCGTTTTATTTTGTAAAACAGTTTCCATTTCTCCAGTTTCTTTATTTTTTCGTTCTACTTCTACCTTTTTCTTTTCTTGTGTATTAAGAGTAAACTTATAAATATTTCCTTGTGCCATAATTATTTAAATTTAAATTCTACAGTGAGATTCTCCACCTCACTATGATAATCCCTTAAAACAGAATTTCCAAGATCTAATACTTTTTTTCTATAATTTATAAAATAATCCTCATCAAAGTAATCAGCCATATTGATTAAATCATGATACTCTTCTGGTAGACTATCATAAAGTTTCGCGAAATTAACTTCGTGATTAGATTGCAAATCTTCAAGTATATTCAAAAACGATTTGAATAAAAAACGGATATAGTAATCCGAACGATCATTTAAAAAATCCTGCGCCTTCATCCTTGTGCCTGAATTTATTTACACAAAATTTGTGTAATATAGAATATGCCAACCTCATATATATCAGACGCCCTAAAAACACAACTCCAAGGAACTATAGATAATCTACACGAAACCTTCGCCAGAACAATCACTGTTTATGAAGAAGGAGAAAAAGTTTTAATCGCAGCGAGTTCTACATATAATGGTGTTTATGGCAAAACAAACACAGGAAACACCTCAGTTTCTAGAACAGTTGTTTCACATAGCATTAAAGCTAGAATTAAATATATAAACGCTAAAGACGAGACTTTATCCGACAGCGAAATAAACTCTCAACCAGATATTGATTTAATTAACGGATCTGTAAGAATTACAGTTGATCCAAGTGGATTTGAAATTCTCAAAGAGGCAAAAAGGTGTGAATTTGAAGGGCGCAAATATGAAATTTCAAGCAAGGGAAGTGCAACTGGAATGCTTGGCCCACAATATTATCACTTTTTCCTAAAGCCTCTAGATGAGTAATTACGAATACTACACAGAAATTCGAACAATTTTAGAAAATCAAATACCTGGACTTGCAAGAAATCAGGTACAAAAACTTTTTCGTACAGCTTTTCAGAAAAAGAAAAACCAAATGATTTCTGAGTTTTTAAACCACCCCGTGACAAAAGAGATTGAGATGGGAATAAACGCAAAAAATATTAGCGGCACACTTGGCGGCGGCAGTGGCAATCTTTTTTCTTTTATTGGTTTTGAAGAAGGATACGATCCAATTGGCCCAATTGAAGAGGTTTTACTTAGAACCGACTTTAAACTTACAAAAGTAACAAAAAGAGAAATTGAATTTTCTGTAATCCTCCCAGAGCCAAGAGATGTTTTTTCCGTCACCCCCATGCCTTGGGCAAGTGGCAGAAGCTGGGCAAAGGGCATCGAAACAGGAATATCTGGACTTGGATACTATTTATTAAAATCAACTAAAAACAGTAGATCTGGTTTGGGTATCCAATCCCCTCGCAAAGTTAGAAAAAAGTCAAGATTTAAGAATACTCAATACATCACAGCTTTCATAAGGAAGTACGAAAAAGAATTTTCCAACTTAGAACTATAAGTGTAAATATATTTTAATGAAGCCGCAATACCAGCATAAAGTAATTACAAGTTTCCTTTTGTGGTTTGATAACCATCTTCTAAAAAAAGGAGAGGCTTATTCAAATAAAACTGGCACACTACACTACCTTGACGACTCAAGATTACCAGATTCTTACAAAACTTATTCAAGCCCCTACAAGCAGTGGGTTACAGATAGCTCTATAGTTGGTTCTGAAAATCCGATTATCCCCACACAATTCATGGGTAGCGGAAGAAATGATGGTATCATTTTTGATTTTGAAAATGGTAGAATTATTGAAACGGGCGGCAGTTTTGACACGCAAGAAACAATTACTGGGACTTTTGCGGTAAAAGATTTCAATATCTATCTCACAAACGAAACAGAAGAAGATTTAATTTTAGAAAACAAATTTGTACAAAACAGTAGATATGGCGATTCTGAAAACGGAATTAAACCATACGATCAAGTTGTGCCAGCTATTTTTATTAATAGCGAAACTATTCAAAATGTCCCATTTGCTTTTGGCGGAGAAGATGAAACAAGAATGACGATTAAAGCTGTTGTTTTGGCAGAAGATTCTTACAGCTTAGATGGTGTGCTTTCCATCTTTGCCGACTCAAGACACGAAAATGTTAATATAATTCCATTCAGCGGTCACCCCGCCACAGAATACGGAGACATCAAAAACGGCTCCTATAACTATACAGACCTCATCAATACCCACAAGGGTTCGGAAGTTCCTTTATATATTGAAGATGTGGTCGTATCAAAACTTTCAGATAAAGCACAAAAACAATCCATAGGGGATTTAAAGGTTGGTTTCATTGATTTTGATGTATATCAGCATAGGTTCCCTAGATTATAAATTTCACATTTAACTTAAAAAACTGTAAACAATATAAAATATCATGGCTAGAAATCGAGTAATTTATCAATCCGAAGCTTTGTACGTCAGTGAAGATGCTTCTTCAACTGCGAAAACAAAGCACGAGCAACTCCAAAGAGTTCAATCCGCGAACTATTCCTTTAATATTTCGCGTCAAGACATCAATCAGTATGGTCAACTTGGTCGCATTGATTCTGTTGTTTTAGAAGCACCAACGGTATCTTTTGATACGAGCTACTATCTTGGCGATGGTTTCAATGAGGAAGCTCTTGGGTTTGGCGAAGATAGTGCCTTTGGGGTTGGTTTTGCCTCTGGTCACATGACAGCAACATCTGGCAAAAATCTTTACATTTTGACATCTCCAGAAGGTGTTGATACAATCCAAAATGATTCAGGTAGTTCTGTAATTGGAATTGGCAACGCTTATTTAACCGATTATACACTTGACGCTTCTGTTGGATCTATCCCAACGGTTTCTGTATCCTTTGAGGGCGCTAACATCGCAGCAGATAATGCTATTAGTGGTAGCGCTGCTGGTTATAGTGGATTTAGCACCTGCGCAATTAAAACAGATGACGGAACTAAATTAACTAATGCAGTTACATTGCCAGCAGCTACAACTGGTGTAGGTTCAGTTACAGCGCTTCGTCCTGGCGACATTTCAATTGATTTTGGAGACGCTTCTTCACAGGCTGAAGACGGCCCGATTGTTAACATTGATTCAGATGAAGACGGCGCCCACATTCAAAGCGCGTCTCTCTCAATTGGGATGTCTCGTTCACCACTTGAAAGACTTGGAACTAAGTTCCCGTTTGCAAGAACTGTTGATTTCCCAGTAACCGCCTCCCTTAGTGTTTCTGCTATCGTCAATGAAGTTACGGCTGCAAACCTTGCCGATATTATTAGCGGTCAAGATGCAACTACTATTCAAGTGACCTTTAAAGACACTAACGGAACTGCTGCCGCTTCCTACAAGCTCGTTGGCGCAAAACTTGATTCAGAATCCTTTAGTTCTGCAATTGGTTCCAACAAAACTGCTGATCTAACATTCTCAGTTCAAATTGGTGGTCCAAACGATACAACTAATAATATTCTGTTCTCTGGAGCAAACTCAACTACTCCATTTTAATAATATATACTAAATAAACTTACTAGCCGCCCTTCGGGGCGGTTTTTTTTTGTGTAAATAAACTATATGGCAAGAAATAGGACAATCTACCAATCAGAGGCTATTTATGTTAGCGATAATATTAATTCAATTACTAAATCAGAACATAAAAACATAAGTAGGGTACAATCTGCAAATTATGGATTTTCTATTAATAGAGAAAGGGTTAACCAATACGGCCAACTTGGTGAAATAGATTCTATTGTAGTTGAGGCGCCAAATGTTGACTTTGAAATGTCCTATTATCTCACCAATGGGGATAATGAATACTTTTTAAATTTGGATACTGGTTATGGCGGCTTTTTAAAAAATCAAATAATAAGTTCTGGCCAAAATATCTACATCGCTAACACAAAAGAAGGTTCTGATATAAACGACACAAGCGCCAATGACTTTAATGTCATTAGTATCGGCAATGCGTTTGTAACAGATTATACAGTAGATTTTGGCGTCGGCTCCCTGCCCAAAGTAAATGTCGGATTCTCTGCTTTAAATATTTCCTCTCAAACAAATCTAACAAAAACATCTGGTCATTTTGTTGGTATTGAAAACGCGGGTGTTAATCCACTGAACGGAGTTAAAAGCACACAACAAATAGAAGTTCTAGCTGAAATTAATCAATCTGGACAAAGCGCAATTCGTCCATCCGATACATCCATAACAATCACCCCAACAAAAACGCTTGGGGATAACGATTCAATATCAATCCTCTCAACACTTGATAGTGGCGCACATATTCAGACAGCTTCGCTTAATGTAAATCTAGATAGAACAAGTTTGCAAAGATTGGGTAGTAATCTCGCTTATGCTAAAGTTGTAGAACCTCCTACAAATGCCACCGTTTCAATTAGCGCTATAGTTAACGAAGTTAAATCTTCATCTCTTTCTGATATTTTAGATCACTCAAACGAATATACAATCGAGATAGAATCAGTAGATCCAGACGGATATCAGTTATGTAAGTATTCTTTAGTTGGTGCAAAATTAGACTCAGAATCTTTTGGCTCTGCCATTGGATCAAATAAAGTTGTTGATTTGACTTTTACAACTCAGTTGGGCGGAATTGGTCAAACTAACTATAATATGTTTTTTGAGAAATATGGGTTCTTGGATTTCTTCCCTTCAGCAGCCGCCGCATATTCTCTTAGAAATTTAACCGCAGACTTTGATCAAAAAATTGTTAGAGTTCGTAGAGAATCTGACAACTCTGAAAGAGATTTTACCGAATACGATATTAAAAACGGCACAATGGTTGATTGGGTTAATAAGCAAGTTATTCGCCCATTAGATATTCGAAAATTGGATGACGCAAATGGCAACCGTCCAGATACAAACGATTTTATTGATACTCCCGCCGCCGCTTATTCTCTTCGTAGTTTAGGGGAGAACCAAGCAAATATAACAATTGACGATTCTAGCGATGAGAGAGACGGGGAAACTGGAAAGTTCGTAGTACAGACGCGCCGCAACGTGGACGGAGCCACCAAGAGCTTTACCGCTGACGAGGTTACTGACGGTACGCTGGAGAATTTTGTAAGTACTGGTGAGGTTGTTTATTCCAGCGACTTCAGCGTGAACGCAAACAACGTAATCCACAATGTTGGTGCAACCAAATTAAGTGTAACTGGAAACAATGATGGAATAAGTGACGGCTCCGTCACTAAGGACAATGTACTGAAGGTTGAAAACATTGGTGATGTTCCTGCTGCCCCGCAGCTTAGAATTAACACCGATGAGTACGAGGACTCAACAAAGGGTTCGGTTACCTTTACTTATTACGTACCAACTGGTCATCCTATTGTTGGCAACTACTGGCACATAGGTGCTTCCTTGGCTGTTGATGGAACTGAGACATCTTACTCTCCTGCTGGTGTTCAGATTGTAGGAGGTGTTTGGACTACAGCTACAGTTGCTTACGAGAACAAGCCAAGTACAAAACGATTTTTAACAATCATTGACGAGGAAGTAGCTGACGGTACTGCACCTGCATTTATTCCAGAGGGTGATGTTGGTGACTTCTATTACATCAGTGAAATCAAAGTGTACCGCAACGAGGAGCTAGGGCTTCCTCTTGACCAAGCTACAGGAGCAGCAGCGGCTTACTCCCTGCGTAACCTTAGCTCAAGCTACACTGGTGATGTTGTAGAGGTACGCCGTAACGTGGACGGGGAGACTGAGGGCTTTACCGCTGCCGAGGTTACTGACGGTACGATGGAGAAGTGGGTCGAAGGTTGGGAACTTTATACACCCAGTACCAAGACGCTTATAAATGAGCCATACTGGGATTTGATTCCTACTGATAATCAAAACTTTCAGATAATAAGTAACAATGCTGACTCCGAAAGTGCAAGCTGGCGGCAAGTTAGCTTGGTTAATTCGCAAGACCTTAGAGTTGGAAAAACCCTAGTTACATTCGATGTAACGGTTAATAGTGGTACACTTAGTACTGGCAACACGGACACTTCACTTTCTTTATACGGAAGGGATGGTTCTTTAGATGGCAATATTTCTGATATTAAGCAGCTTAGTGAAGGGTTTAATTCGCATATACTGGAAACCGTTGACAACGCATTTGGTCACGTTCCAGATATTTTCTTTTCCAGCGGACCAAATAGTAAGTTTGACGTAACAATCTCCAACCTCAAGGTCTACAAAAGCGTCGTCAACGAGCTTCCTCTTGACCAAACAAACTCTTATTCCTCCGTAACCTTTACTGGGACTTGGGCTGAAGCCAAGGCTCACGCTGAGGCTAACGGGGGGAGACTTGCTGTTTTAGATACGCAACAAAAAATTGATGCAGCCAATAAATATTTACTGTCCTTGGGAAGCTGGGGGACTCATTGGATTGGGTTAAGCGACATTGATACCGAGGGTTCATTTACTTGGATAACTGGCAAGGGACTTACCGCGAACCAATGGAAAGACGGCGAACCTAATAATGCTGGAGATGAGGATGTTGTTGAAATTGTAAACGGTGACACTTCAACTGGTGTGCGCGGTTGGAATGACAGTAAAGTAACAACTATAAGAAACTTTTATTTGTTTGAAACGCAGGAATCCAAAGCAGCTTACTCCCTGCGTAACCTTAGCTCAAGCTTCACTGGCAATGTGGTTGAGGTACGCCGTTCAAGCGATGATGCATACACGGAGCTTTACGGCATCCGAGGTTGCTGATGGTACGCTGGACGGATTGGGTGAATGCGGAGATTGTTCACTATGAATCCGATTTCAGTGAAAATACTAATGGGTGGAATGTAACTGATGGGTCACTGTCGGTGTCAGATGGGGCTATGGTTCTTGCGCCTAATACGAGTTCAACTACTCATTTTGCGAACAGATCCTCTAGTCTTCCCGTAGGTAAAAAACTTAGGGTCACCTTTGATGTAAAGATTCCAAGCGGTCAATCTATTGTTACTGGATTTAGAGCCACTGAAGTTAGCGGCGCTTTAATCAAATATGTTACCAGTCAAACTCAGGGTGAGTTTGTTAGCTACTCAGAAGAAATAACTCCAACCAACACTGGGTTAATAAGATTTTTTGCCGCCACAAACACGGGCGGAGGCGTAACATTCAGCGGTAATGACTCAGAAAAGCTAATCATTAAAAACATTGTCGTAACAGTCATTGATGATGACGGACACGTCAGTACTTGGTACGACCAATCAGGCAGCGACAATCACGCAGTGCAGACGGATACTGCAAAGCAGCCTAAGATTGTTGAGGGTGGTACGCTACTAAAGGATTCCAATAATAATCCAGAGGTTGTGTTTACTAGAGGTGATGCTCAATTCCTGACAGCTTCATCACCCATAGCATTTAATGACGTATTCTTTAAGTTTAGACGTACCGATGCGACTAACGCGACCAACGGTATACTTACTGAAGCATCCAGTGGAGTATACCCCTACACTTATATCCATCACTCCAGTCAAACATTTTCGTTTGATGGGAATGCAAGTGACACGGTAAACTTATCCTTTAATGGTCAGTACGAGGAAAACCAAAGTACTGACAAGGGTGGGCTTGTTACTATTGATGACCACTTAGTTTATCTAAACTACACAAGCAATCCAGATGCCATCAGCGATATTGGTAAGTTGTATAATGGCTCCCCTATTTATGGTAGCTTTGGCGCAGGTGAGTTTATTTTCTACGACTCCGACCAGTCAACAAAGCGCAGAGCTATTGAGGAGAACATCGCTAATCACTACGACATTTCCCTAGCAGCCTTCTCGCGGGATGGTACAGTCAAAACTTGGTACGACCAGAGTGAAACCAATGGTGTACCTAATGCCAATCACGCAGTGCAGACTGACCCTACGAAGCAGCCTAAGATTGTTGTGAATGGGAATCTGTTGGAGGATGGTGTCACATTTGACGAAGCCAATGAAACAGAACTCAAAGTTACTGGTGACCCAGTTATTACTGCGGACTATACTGGTACTTATAGTGCATTCAGTATTCAAAAGATTAGCAATAGTGAGTCTGGTTATTTGTACGGGAATGCATCTCCATCGGATGGCTCTTCAATTTATAATAATGGTTCTAATTACGCGGCGACCAACAAAAACAATGCGGCACTTGATGAAATAAGTAAAACCAGTTCCAAAAATTTACTGTCAGCTGTGTATAATAATGGTGACGCTGGGCTATTAGTAAACGGTGATGGGACAATGGTCGACCAGGGTACTTATGACTTTAATGCTGGGACATCTGATTTTATTATCGGAAATAGAAACGGAGGGTCAGAGGCATCTCACTATTTAGATGGAACCATTGCTGAAATCATCATCTACAACTCCGACCAGTCAACAAAGCGCAGAGCGATTGAGGAAAACATCGCTAATCACTACAACATTTCTCTAGCAGCCTTCTCGCGGGATGGTACAGTCAGTACTTGGTACGACCAATCAGGCAGCGACAATCACGCAACTCAGACTGACCCTACGAAGCAGCCTAAGATTGTTGATGGTGGTAGTCTATTAAAGTTAAATGGTAAACCATCTATTGATTTCTCTACAGTTGATGGCTACCTTGAACTTAGCCAAGAAGTGGATACTAGCAATAAACCCTGTTCAATTATTGCGGCTACTGAACCAACAAATAAAGCTTTAATTGGTCAAACTTCAAATCGTCGTCTAGTTTTCAACTCTTCTGATGCTAGATTTGGATTAAGCGTTTCAGCGATAACTGAGGACTACCCTTCGGTAAGCGGAGGTGCTGTGTTTACGGCTATTCACAACGGAACAACAACTGCTCCTAATGTTGTAATTTACGCAAACGGAAGTGCCTCAACAACAAATGATTCAAATCAAGGTTCACCTATGACCGTTGGTGTAATTGATTTCATAGGGGTTAACCTTGGTTCTGCTGTTATTTCTTATTTTGATAAAAAATTACCAGAAGTAATCATCTACAACTCCGACCAAACAGCCAACCGTACAGCTATTGAGGCTAACATAGGTGAGACCTACGGCATTACTGCAATCCCTGCTGCTAACGATACAGTCAACGGCTTCGTGCAGACGTGGTACGACCAGAGCGGTAGTGGCAATGACGCGGAGCAGACGACTGCCTCGAAGCAGCCTAAGATTGTTGTGAATGGCACTTATCTAGGAGAGATAAAGTTTGAGAATGGATTGTACGTACAAAAGACAGGTCTTAGTCTAAGTGGACCATTTTCTACATTTTCTTTATCCAACGCTAACTCTCAACATAATGGAGCGTTATTAAATTTTGGTACTAGTTTTTCACAGCAATACCGAAGTAACCTAAGCCTCCTATTGCAATATGGTGACACGAACTTCTCAAGTGCAGGCGCGTATACCGTAGGGGAGCAAAACGTAATGAGCTTCATCTTCGACACAACTGGCTTAGGATACTACAATGGTACAGAAGTAATTAATGATGCGACTACTGGTGCTACCGCAACTCAATTTAGAGTCGGAAATAGTCCGTTTGGTCTAGATGGGGATGTTAAGGAAATCATCATATACAATTCAAACCAATCAGCCAATCGTCCTGCTATTGAAGCTAACATCGCCAACCAGTACGGCATTACCCTATCTTAATTATGTACCTAATCTACGAAACCGAACAAGGAGCTATTGACCGCGCTGACGAGGAGGGCAAGTACCTGAACTTCTCTTACTGGACTGAAGGCAAAGGCACACGCTGGCTGACCGCTCCAGTGCCTACGGCTAACGGCAAGTGGGCATTAGACGTATCTTCCTATAATCTATCTGAACTAGAATTCTTTTCTACAGAAGATGCATTTACTCCCCTTGAAGAGAGCGAAGGAGATTAATCCGCGTCGACCGTCTTAATTTCTCCAACCTGTCTTGGGCTTGATTGGTAATTATTGTATTTGCCAATCATGTCCTGTAAGTTGTTGTAAGCGTCCTGAGCGAGTCCTTTATACACTTTGGATACTTCGTTCCTATTAACAAAAGAAACGACCTGTTCGCCATCCTGAACGCTTAAAACACCATTTGTGTTGTCAGTTATGCCGCGCAAAGTGTTTCGGGCTTGTTTTGTATAGTAATGATACAAATACATCTCCTTGTAGATGTTCTGCTCTTCTAATTGCAAACCCTCTACGTTTCCATTAACGCCAGAAAAACTTGTATAAAGTACATTATTAAGCTGACCAATATTGTTATCCAGCCATCCAGAAATAGACTCAACCGTTACTCCAGTGGAGTCAAATTCGTTTTCGTAAATAGATGTGGCTAGGTTTCCAATGTCGCTCATGATTGTCTTTGATATTCTTGGCTAATGACTTTAATTAGTCTTTCTCTATCAAAGCTTGGATTAAACCCCAGACGTGCGGCAGTTTCTTGAAGCTCTGATAAAGTTTTTGATTTTAATGTTTTGTTTAAATCATTTACACTTTTAGAACCTTCAAATGCATCAGACAGCGCTCCTTTTTCTGCTTTTTTACTGGCGGTTGTTTGAACAAACCCATTAGTGGAGGCCCAAGAATGGAAAGCTTGCAACAATTCAGCCTTTTGATCCCCCTCCGAAGAATAATGTCTAGCCGCAACCCTCTCTGCTATTGTCGCCATTTCATCTCTGGACATTGTATCAAGTCGTCGTCTGAATACGCGCACATCAGCGGTTTTAAACGGGCTGATCTTGTCTGTGCCAAAAAGTTTTTCTTTTTCTTCAATGAGGTCTACTTCGTCCCTCTCTTTACCGTCGGTGTATTCTAAATTTTCTAAAGCATCACCTTTTTGCATTTCTTCATTATTGATCTCATCACCTTCTACTGCTGTAGCGATTTCTAAATCTTCTTCTACAACAGGCTGTTTGACAAATTTTTGCCCTTCTTCGTTAATCTGTTTAGATAATTCATCCATAATAGTATTATAAAAACAAAATAAAAAAATTCAAAAAAAAAGGGCCGCCCCGAAGGACGACCCTTAAAGTTTAACACAAGAGCTTTATGCTCCCATGATTGCTGTACCAACAAGGGCGCGATTGTCAATAACAACTCGACCTTCTTCGATAGAACCGAAGTAACCGATCTTGTTTTGACGAATGCTGTATTGGTCATCAGCGATAAGGTTGAATTCACCACCGTTTTCGCTATCAACAGCAACTGGGCGAACAAGAGACTCGCGAGTGCGATCGATACCGAGAACAAGTTCATCAGTACCAGCAAAAGCTTGGTCACCAGCGCCACCGCCAGCAAGAGGAATGTTTCCACTTTGATAGCCAGTGAAGATGTCGTTGAACTTTCTCGACGAACCGCCAAGTCCACTACCACCCATTTCGTTAAGCTCGATGACATTGATACCATAGAACTCAGGAGCGCCAGCAGCTTGGAAAGCTTGTTCAGCGATCACATCAGCAGTACGAACATTGCTGTTCGCAGATGCTTGAGGAGCAGCCTTAGTGTTGATTGGGTTGTAAGCAATCGCACGAAGCTCTTCAACGATTTCAGGAGAGCAGATGATGTCTGTGATGCCGCGACCTTGGCGAGCATCAGGAGTACCACCAACAAAAGAAGTAACGATTCTCTTCGAACGAGTAATCATGCGATTAAGGTCAGCGAGAACGAATCTGTTGTTAGCAGCACCTTCTTCAAGGTGAGCAGAGTTGCTAGTGAAAGCATCTGCAAGAGCCTTAAGGACAACATTTGCAGAAATGGTGTTTTGCTTAAGAAGGATTTCTTGTGCAACACGAGTCATTGTCTTAGCGACAACGTCCATGCGGCTCTTAGCAGCGTAACGACGGTCAAAGCTTACTGCGGAATCAAGGCTGTAAGTAGCTAACTTGAGTTCCGAAGATGTTGGAAGAACTTCCGAAGTAGGAAGACCACCAGCACGGCTTTGGCTGTAAACTTGTACATAGTCCTTCGTCAGCAACGTCATAGTACAAATCCAACGGAATCGAAGGATTGTCGTCAGCGTTGTACTGAAGAGTCGTGAAGAGGTTAGACAATGCAGGAGCATTGTTGATAACTTCTGCGAGAACAGGTCCGATAAACTCAGCAAGAGCAGTTTGAGCTTCGTAAGCAACGTCACGGTTGCGGGAAGCCATTGCCTTTACAAGCTCGACTTGTTCTGGAGTATTTTTCAAAGTAATTTTCATAATTTTAAATTTCCTTTCTTATTAACCAAGTTTGACGATAACATAGTCGCCACCAAACTGATCGGTGAGGCCGCCATTAGTAGTGGCGCGTGAACCAGTTCCAAGAACCATACCGATAGAAGCAGCGGAACCTACAGTAGCAGGACCTACAGTACCAGTGCCAGCAACTTCAAAACCGTCACCGATAGTGAACACAGAAGCTGCACCACCTTCGATGGCATTTGCACTCAAGGTAAAGATACCCTTAGTTGCAACAGGAACAGTTTGGCCAGGAAGAACAGCTTGAAGCTCTTCTTTCTTGGTCGTATTATAAAGAAGTTTCTCACCATTCTCATCAGTTTTAGCTGTTTGATTCAAGGTCAATCCAAGAGGAATTTCGCCCGAAGCAGCAGCAGCAACTTCTAGAGGATTAGTAGGATACATGTCGCCACCAACAAATGGGTAATCCCTCTTTCCAAGATAGTCGTTAGAACCGTAAGTAATAACGTCCTGGTCGAAGTTACCGTCAGTGACCTTAACGAAAACGCCGTTAGAACCCTCGCCGTCACCAGTGGTGGACTCAAGAACGTCGGCATTTTGAAGAGCAAAAACGTTAACAACGTCTTGCTCGTCATATTGTCTGAATGGAAGTAATCTAAGTGCCATAATTTTTTTAAGTTTAAATTTTGTTTTGTTTATCCAAGGATATTTTCGCGGCTAAATGCAGCAGCGAACTTCTCCTTCAAAGTTGTTTTTGAAGCTTGAGCTTCGTTGTTATTAGGAAGAGCTTCTTCTGTAGCTTCTGCATTTTCAAGAGCTTCTTCAACGTCTACTTCTTCAGCAACTGCTTCTTCTTTAGCTTCAGTAGCTTCTGATGCTTCTGCTGTGTTGAGGCGCTTTTCGATTTCAGCTTCGACGCGAGCGGCGATAGCTTCTTCTTGTTTTGCTTTAGCTTCCTTGTTTTTCGATGCCCAGAAAACAGCAAGCTCATCCTTAAATGATGCAAAAGACTCTTCGGTGTCATCAAGACCCTTAATCTTTTCTGCAATAAATGAGCTATCGCTTTCTTCAAGATCGTAAATGGAATCAATTTCTTCCATACGAGCATTGAAGCGAGCAACTGCTTCTTCAGCCTTCTTTTCCGCCTCGAAAGATTCGATGCGCTCTTGAGCAGCTTTAAGTTCCTCCTTGATAGCCTCTACGGAAGCTTGAAGCTCTTCTCTCGCAGAAGCGATTTCAGCCTTCTCTTGTTCCGCAGCTTCAAGAGAAGCTTTGTACTCATCATCTTTTTGTTTAATGGCATCAGCAAAAGTTGCAGTCATGCCAGCGATAGCCTCTTCAGAGAATTTCTTCTCAGTAAGCGAGGCTTTGATTTCTGATAGTAGAGTTTCTAAGTCCATGATTTTAGTATTGTTTACAGTATTTTTTAAATTTTGTGAAATTTTGTCAGATATTTTTTCTAAACGAGCAGCTTGTGCTTTATCAGAATCTTCCTTAAGGTTTTCTTCTTTTTTATATTCGTTACTTATTACGCCCTTAACATTCGCGGCAGGTTTCATAGTAAACCCAATGCCAAGAGGATATACCTTGCCAGTAATCAAGCGATAAATTGGCTTACCATCTTCAGTAACACCCTTGCCACCAAAACCTCTTAACATACCCTTCATTTCATCAACCTTTTTTGGGTCGGAAATAATTTCGGCGTCTTTTAAATTTTTACTACCAACCGCGATTTGATATTCACTGAATCCAATCTCCCAACTTGCAGAGATTGTGTTGTGCATTTTGTTTTCTGGGTCTGTGCTTTTTTCAAGCAAATCAAAAAACTCTTTATCTACTGTTTTATAAACTACAGCACCCAAAGCGATATTGAATGGGTTGGTTTCGTTTTCATCAACGTTTACTAAAAGAGTACTATCTGAATAATCGCTAAAACCAGCATTTACAATGTGTCCAACAACCTTCTTTTTATTGTGTTCAATGTTGGTTGGCTTATGAATAAATTGTTGTACAGAATCAATAGCAGTTTTTGTATCAATTCCGTCGCCGTTTTTATTAAACTCGTTAACAACCGCAGCATTAAAAGCTACACCCATTAAATCAATATTCTTTTCTAAGTCTACAGAGTTTGGAATTAAGCTTCTTAGGTTTTCTATATTCGCTTTGCTCACATTAATCCCTGCAATCTCTTGACAGGCGTTAATCTCAAACTCAAAGGTTGTAGTATATTTATGACTCATTCGAATGATATAAAATTGCTGACGGGTAAATTTCTAACTTGTGAGCTTCTGATAAGGTTAAAACTTTTTCTAAAGTTCCAAGCTTCTCAATAGCGTTAAAGTCGTTTACACAAGAAATCACCGTTTCGGTCCAATTTTCTTTTTCAGATGCACAAACAACCGATTCACATAACTTACTAATCATCTTTTCTTGATCATCGTTTAGTGATTCGGCGCCAAGCTTCTCTAACATTTTTTCTGTAGCAATAGAATTTAAAGCTTCAACCTCATAAATGGTTGCTTGAATATTCTCTCTGGAGAATTGATCCTTAGAACCTTCTGGTCTTCCAGGCATTCCGTTTGTTGGTTTTTCTTTAGGCTCCTCTTCTTCACCCTCTGGTTCAATCATTGGCACACCACCAACAACTGGATTGAAGTAACCTTTTTCTCTTTGCTCTACAAATTTTTCTTGTGCTAATTCCAATTCTTCGGCTTGTGGGAATCGTCCAGTATGGAACAGTGTCATACCTTGTTCGGCAGATAGGATTCCAAGCTCCATAAGTCTTGTAGCGACACGCATAAGTTGAGTTTCGTCACGAAGATCAATATCTTTAAACTTAACAGTAGGGCAAGATCTAAAACCTAAATCTTTTGCAATTCTGCGAATTTCTGGTTGCAAGAAATCGTGGATAAATGCTTCTCTTGCTTCTTTTAATCTGTCCAAAAATACACGAGCTTTAATTTGTGCGCCATTGTATTTGTCGTCATTTAAAATGATATTTTGAAGACCCTCTTTGATGTCTTGGTTGATTACATCGTATTTAGCGGGGCCAACAACTTTGTTAATGTCGGGGATCACAAAGTCTGCTTTTGTGGTATAATCAGAAACCAAAACACGACCAACCGATTCGTTTTGAAAAAGCTTTTGCATAGCCTTCACATTGTTTGGATTGATGCCACCTTTTTCTGGTTCCGCACCCATAGTAATCATAAGAATAACATTCTCGACAGTTCTCATGATTGCTTGATCCATTTTCTTCATTTCCATCTTGGCATTAATATCCTCAAGAACAGGATAACCAAATGGAATAGCGAATGGTTCGTAGTCTTGCTTTTTATAAAAGCTGTATGAAATTTTATCGTTTTTAAGATTAATCTTTAGACCATCTTTAAAGTAAGCGCCGTCCTTGATTTGTTTTTGTACCTCTGGCTCCAAAGCGTCGAAAACAGCCTGATCGTAATCATTCTTTGGATTTGAAAGTCTTTCCATGTCAAACTCAGAAAGAATCTTCGCGTAAGCTCCATCTCTTGTATTGAATACGGTACTACGTTTTGCCACAATCTCGAAAGGATTCAAAACAACATACTTCAATGGGAACTTATTCAAAGACGGGCCTTCAGAAACGTTCTGCGAAAACTTTTTGTAATCATCTAAGGTGAACTTGCCGTCAATACGATATAGGAAAATGTTGCCACTTCTGTAGTACTCTCTAAAGTATTGATCTTTTAAATCCCAAATTTTGATTCTGTCAAAAAGCTTCTCAAAGAAGTTTCTAGAAGTTGCGTTGCCACCCTCTAAATACAATTCTGCGTTTGCAAATTCTGACATCATATCAATAGTATTCCTAAAGATAGGTACATTCGCATATGCTTTTTGGCACAGTTCGATAGCTTCTCTTACATTGATTCCGTCTGATGAAATTTCATAAGGAAGAAGTCCTCCCCTAATTTGGCTATACTTGTTAAGGGGGGCCGTAACAGACGATCTATTGATTCTTGTGCTTGTATTAGATGATGAGAGATTGCTCACGGAACCAGATCGACTGTACGACCCCTGGGAAACATGATAAGCTTCGCCCATAGTAGCGGGTTCGACAGACTCTTGAGCTTGCACGATTTGCGGCGCAACTCTTTTAAATTTATTCCAGTAGTCAGATTTTTTGGTGTATTTTCTTTTAGCCATCTTTTTTATCCTTAAAGGAGGTCATACATACTGCAATTCTTTGCTTAATGTCCTTATATTCCTTCTTCATGGTTTTGTCGCCCAAGCACCTAGCCATAAATTTCTTTTGTTCCTCTTCTTTTCCTGGTTTTGGTATAGGCATAACTGATTATAAAGTTAATTACACTTTTTAAAAGTCACTTTTTTAACTTTTTTAAATAAACATTGGGGTGAATCCATAATTCGCCTCCTCTGGGACATTCATCATATCATAATAAATACTCATACCCCAGTTACCTAACACCAAAGCTGAATACGAGTCCTTTCTTGGTCTATCCACACCTTTTTGTCTTTTTAGATTACTTGGCAAATCAAAACTTTGAGTACCGCCAGCGGATGTAGATACCTGTATTAAAGCACATTCAGCCTTTGTTAGATCAATCATATCTTTCTGGTGTTCAATAAAATCAATCATCTTGGCGCCAACATTTTTTTCATCTTCGTACTTTGAAAATTTTAAATCTTTGATTGGGATTTTTTTAGCTTTTTGTATTGAATAGTTATCATCCATAGCTGTAGCAGCAAAGTATAGCTTCTTTCTATCAAAAGCGGTTTGTAACATTTCATTAGCATTTCTAATCCAAACTGATACTGGCTTCCTCAAGTGACATATCTTTTTATTAGAAAGGTTGTAGTTTCTTCTCGCTTCTTTTAAATCTTTTACATATTCGTGCGGATTATCCAATCCCGCTTCAAAAACACCAATTTCTAGTTTCTCTTTCTTGAAGATATCACTTTCGTTACAAGAGTTGATAAATTGAACCCCACCATTGTAGTCTCCCACAATCATAATAATATTGAAGTGGTCTAAAAGATATTTAAAGTAAATTATATGCTTCTTTAGGTTTGTCCCAGGAAGTGCGTAACTATGAACTACAACACCCTTCTTTTCTTCTGGTAAAAGTTTTATAACCTGAATAGCAAAGTCGTCAGAAGTTTCTGATTCAGACCAAGATGGGTCAAACGCCAAAACATATTCTGCACCCTCTTCTCCAGCTACCTCAACTGCTGGAGATTCGCCGTCCTCAATAGTACATTCGGCCATTTTGCTGATTTTAAAGTAACCTGCGCTGTCATCGGTAAACTGAGCGTTAAACTCTCGATCAATCTGAGATTGGCTCATTGTACCCCTTGCTTGAGAAATCAAATTCTCATCATACAAAGCTTTTGGAGCGCAATCATAACTAAATTGCATAATACATCTTCTACCTTGATTCTTTCGCACCAGGGTTGAAAATCATATTCTCATAGGCTTGGTACATTTTATAGAGATACTCAAATTTGTAGCATGCGGATGATAGACCAATCATTTTATTCGACGGCCACTCCGTTCTTTCCTCTTCTGTCATTTTGCCAGCCTCAATCATGGCGTCTTCTGCGTCTTTGATTTTTTGCCTTTCCGTTGGGTTCTCTACAACCGCTAGGAACGGCATAATAACTTCATTCAATACCTTTTCTGGCATAAGCAAAAGCTCATCAATAATAATACGCTGAAAACGAAAGCCACGAAGCTTTTCGCCGTCACCAAGTGGCAAAGCAGTAATACGACTCTTGCCAATTTGCATCGACCATTCATCGTTTGATTTGCTTACTTTACCAATACATTGTTGAAACAATTCCGCTTTCTTGTCTTGTGCTATATCTTCAATCTTACGAAAGATCATCTTAGACTGACGGAACGATTTTGAAATGATTCCAATATGTACACCCTGATTTAACATCGCGTCCAGTAAAGCAAAAATGCCAGTAGAAAAAGACTTAGACATACCACGAGACCAGATTCCCAAAAAGTAATCATTCTCCATCATAGCTTTAACAGCCATATGCTGGAATGGGAAAAGCTCAATACCAGTCAACAATTCGGTGGTGAAGGTTACGTTTTCTTTTAAAAATTTATATAACCAAATTTTAGCTTTTATGTCTTCTAAATACCCTTCAAGTTCTAGAACCTGCTGGTTAACAGGCTCTCTTTTTAGTGGCTTTTGATTTCCAATGTCCCAAGTCATTCTCTCTCCTTATCTAAAAAATATTGCACATCCACATCCCATAGCTTCTTACCCAAAAGCAAAAGTTTTGGAATGATTTCTTCACTGTGTTTTCTGTTATCTGTAAAGACAAATTGACAGTTTCCTGCAAATTCGTGTTGAATCGAAATTAAGTTTGAGAATACCCAGCCCAACTTAGGCGCCCTTCTGCCTCTAGTAAATATAGCTTCTTTTTCTATAGTTTTAATTGGCTTCTCGACAACGATATACATATAACTGTCAAGCTCCACACATCTTTTCATTTCTCTTCTAAATCTATCTACTTGGCCGCCAAATGTTGATAAGAAGTCACCAGCGCTTTTTCTATCTACAAAAGTATTTGAAAAATTATTTCCACCCAACGTATAATCTCCAAAATCTAATTTTAAAATTTGTGATTTAGGAAATTTCAATGGTTGCTGCTCTCTAGTATCTATCAAAACCTCCACATCGACGTTTTCGCTGAATTCTTTGGGCATACCCTTGTTAAAGATGGGCTTGGCGCCCATAGCTTCGCAAGCTTTTGTGTATGTCCCAAAGTGTTTCTTGTATACATCCAAATCGGGTAGTTGGCGTTTTAATAACTCTAGATAAAATGGCGCGTGAGTATATTTCTTTTGTTTGATTCTCCTTTGGGCGAGTTCGATAATATAATCCTTAACCTCTGAATCTGGTGCTGACTCGCACCACTTCACAAGTTGTGAACGGTTAATGAAATCGTTTTCGAAATATTCTTCCTTCTTCTTGAATGGCAGTGGATTGCCGTTGAGTTTATTAAAACGCGGGTAATGTTTTACATAGTAATCCGCCACATACATCTTATGTGCTTTAAGATGACTGTGCAGTGATTTTTCAGAGTCAAACTCTGCCCCACATTCTTTGCATTTATAAGACATCGTCAATTCCAATACCTAGAACGCGAGCTTTCCAAGCTGCCATACCTTCGAGTCTTTGGGCTTCTTCTTTGATTATTTCTTTTTGCATTTCTGCAATGCGTACCATGTTTTTTCGCTCTTCTTCCTCCTGGAAGAGTTGTACGATAGAAAGAAAGGATGCGGTTTCCTTTTGCTTGTTCGCTAGACGCGCTCCACGATCGCCCTGAAGCTTCTTTGTGAGATTTTCAATACGAGACTCACATTGATGATATTCGGAGCTTTTAGCCTTAATAATTTCAGCCAGACGCACTGTCATTTCGTCTTGGTCATCCGCGCTTTCAAACATATCGTTGAGTTTTTGCAAATGACCCGTAATTAACTCAAGGTTGATAATTTCCTTGGCAACATTCATATACAAGTTAAGTTCATCAGCAGTAAGGTCTGGCTTGTCCCAAGTCAGTCTGATAAACTCCTGCTCAAACAATTCCTTGTCTCTGGCATTTGTATAATTGTTTACGATAGCAACAAATCGTGAATTACTAAGATTGATACGCAGTTTGTTACAACAAGCTTTCTGATTGCGTGACATTTTATCTTCCTCTAATCCATAACCCGTAGAATCGTTGATTTTTTTAATAATCCTAGAAATAGCTTGAGGGGGAACGTAGTTGCCAGCGGCGTCTTGACCTCTCTCCTTTTCCTCTTCTCTTTCTTGGTTTACAATGTCGTTAATGACTCTCCAAGGCTTTGAAAGTCTTGTGGTCTTTCCGCCGAAAATAATATCTGCAATTTCAGAAGTATTTAAACCATCGCCTTTAAGTTCTTCAATTTTATCTAATTGTTCTTCACTTAGTTCTATTTCTTCTGCTTTTTTGCGTTTTGTGGTTTTTGTTTTGAAGCCGTTTTCTGCAAGATACTTTGTGACTGCTCTGCCTTCCTTTGATCTGCCGTCAATTTTATCATCGTTAAACACAATACGGGTTATGTTTAAGATGTTGGGGTCTTTCTGAAAACTTTCTAGGATTAAATCTTTTTGCTCTTGTGATAATTTAATCATAGTATATCTTTCTCCTTGATTATCTGTTTTGCTTTTTCTTGGAAAATCTTTTTTAAGTTTTTGATTTGCTTGTAGCCAGCAGAACGCTTCTTTTCGTTTGTTTTAAACCCTAAATATCTTGCAACTTCTTCTTCTGATTTGTTTTGGACAAACAGCATTTTAAATGCGTTGAAATGTCTGGGGCTTAAATGTGGCTTCATTTCCATAGCAAGTTTATAAGTGGCGTTTTCCAAATCTAAAAAATTGTCTGGCTTTTCATAGATTTCGTAAATATGGTTTCTCCATAGTTACTGCTAACTTTATGTCGTATGCTGCTTTTTTCTTTTGTTCCCACTCTCTATATTCGGCACAAGAACCATCCTGAACTTCGCTTAGTGTTCTGGAGCATCCGTCTCCACCCATATTAAACTGGCAACGTAAACATGGTCTAGCATAGTTGCCGTAGTGGTTTCTTAGCAGGTTTTTAAATTGATTCGAAACGACCCTACTTAACCAAGGTTCAATTGGCTTGGACTGATCCCACAAGTGCCACTTCTTGTAGATATGAGTCATGATGACTTGCTTTATGTCATCATAATCTACATAAGCTACTGCATCCAGATCCCACTTTGCTCTTTTTCTTTCTAGCGCCGCTTCGATCTGCTTTAGCTTATCCTCAAAAGAATACATTACAGATCGTCGATACTTTTGGTATTATTCTGCCTTCTTTTGGGGGCTTGCTTTCCTCCTAGAGAACCTATGGTTTGCTGATAGCTTGCCCCAAAGGTCATCCAACTCATATTGTAGACTTGAAATGTTTGGGACAAAAGCTGAATCAGTATAACCGTCAGAGGTTTCGCTAGCTTTAGAGGGGATTGAAGTTTTACACGCAGGAATATCTTCGTCCTTTTTAGATGAAGTTTCGTTAATGTTAGTGCCACAGTTTGGGCAAAAATTGGGTGGATTGAATTTGTATTCTAGCTTATGCCCACAATTAAAACAAAATTTAGTCATGGTTCATAATAAGATAAAAAATAATTTTTTAAATTTTATTTTTCCAACTTAGATACAATGAATTTCAAAATTTCGCTCCTCTTAATATCTTCTGTGCCGAATGTTGTGCAGAAAATTCCTTGCTCTTTTGACTCTTCATCATCAAATGCGTTGAAGATTTCTGCGAATCCGCTTCCACGAATATCGCTCTGCATCATGTCGCCGCAAATAATAATCTTGGAATCTTCGCCAATTCTGGTTAGAACTGTCATTAGTTCGTTGTATGTAAAGTTTTGAGCCTCATCAACAATAACGATCCTGTCATTCCAGTTCGCGCCTCTTACAAAATTAACTGGCATACATTCGAATTGCCTTTTCTCGCGCAGGAATTTTATATCTGGTGTGTGAAGCATTTCCTCAATCTTATCATAAAACGGAGTGGCGAAAACGCCAAACTTCTCATCAATAGATCCAGGAAGCGAGCCAAGGCTTCTCTGAGAGCTTTCAGCTATGCTCCTTACGTATAGGATGTCTTTTTCAAGGTCAGAGTCCATCATGAGTTGCAAAGCGCAGTATACAGCCATATACGTCTTTGCGGTCCCAGCAGGGTCCAGATAAAAACATCAGTTTTGTTTCGTCATCAAGCGCGGTTTTTAAAAAATCGACCTGATTTTGAGTAAATCTAAATTTACGTTCCTTGAATCTTGTTTTGTGATTCAATTGTTTGAACTCTAATTTTGACATTCTGTTTCTATTACACTATATTACTTGAGTAATTCTGTAATAGTTATATTTCCACGGGCTAAATCTCCAGCTTGAACGGAAATATTTTCAGCAGTGATGCGTCCATTAATAACTGTTGAGAATAAAGGTTGCGTGTCTGTTGCGTTTTTTACTCCAATTGTAATGCTACCTGGATTTTTCCCAGTGAGGGGTACAAGGGCTTCAATGTTATCGCCTTGAATCTGAATACTTTGTTCGGCGGTCAAAAGCTCAACAACAGATGGATAATAAGATCCAATTTCATAAACTGGTAAACGATTAGCGCTAAATTGATATTGAACCGATTCAACCGTAGTCACGTCATTCAAAATAGATGTTCCATTAAAAGTCGAATACGCGCCGTGGCCAAATGTTGTAAAGTCTGTAGCTGGTGTTCCCGCAACACTATTATTTTCAGCGGCAATTTTCCCACCCTCATTTGTGGTTGTTGGTGGTTTGTAAACAGCAAAGTCACATTGAACTAAAACGGGCTGATATGGAGCAAGAGTATAAGAAAAAGAGTTTAAGTACAGTCCACTCAAAGCAATACCATTTGAGTCGTCTCCAAATCTCGCAGTAGCTCCATCGTTGCCAACAGCCCCAGTATAATCCGTTGGATGAAATTCAGTATTTGGTCCTGCATAAAAAGAAAATGACAACGAAGCGTTCGGAGGGCCAGCAAGGTTGAAATTATTCCTATTGGGGTCTTGACCTAAAACTCTTGCCTGTGCGATATTGGGGGTGTAGTTAAATTGCAGTTGTTGACACTGTACTCCCCTGTGGAGGCCTATTGTTGGTAAGGCCGATTGATCCGCCGAATTTCCGAAATATAAAGGTATGTCCGTATAACTTATGTATGCCATAATGTTTATTACACTTTTTTGTATCCTCTATACGTTAAATTAGCAACTATTGTATCGCCAACTCCAGCAGTTATGCTTTCATCTACCAAATAGGCGTTCTCTAAAGCAAAAGTATTTAAAACACTGTTGCCACTAATTTGAATTTGGATTGTTCTGTTTCTGTCTTTTGTGGAATCAAGAAAAGAAAAGGTATCCTCTGGTTCATAATCTTCAACTTCCATAGAAATGGTAGCTTCTTGATTAATCGGTCCCATAATAGATATATGAGATGGTGTATCCTGACCCAAACCATAAATAGGCTGCACATTGAAAGTCTCAGAGAAATTAAAAGATTGAACAGAATTAGTTCCCCCTTTATCAAATGTAACTATTAAACCATCTTGTGGCACTTCTTCAATTGCGGGTTCACTTGAAGCACTAGATCTAATTGATGCGCCACCGCCAGTCAGAGTCCCATAAATACTTAAATCAAAAGAAATTTGAGGCAAGTCGCCAACAGAAGCCGCGACTGAATACCCGTTTATCACGCCCGTAGTAAAATCGAGTATATTATCACCGTATTCAAATTGACCCGAAATATCTGTTAGCCCTGTAAGTGTTTGCACAAATTCCTGATTTAACAAAAACTTATCAATTGCCGCCGTCACTGTTGTGGGGCCGCCGATTGTTGTGCCAGCGCACTCATTGCCTAATGTCGATATTGGAGACTCATTGACGTTCTGAGAAAAGGATACATTTTGTACCGCGCTTAATAACGTATTGTTTATAATTATATACTCTTCGTGGGACCCGTCTAATGCCATATTTGTCTTTACACTTTTTATTTTTAATTTTTTTTTCTCTTTTTTTTAATTTTATGTGTAACACTATGCACCCCCATCTGCTTAATCGCGTGGTGTGTTTTTGCTATCGGTCGTACAAAATTTTAGCCCCATTTTCTCATATCGAGATTTTGGGGCTTTTTTTGTGTAAACAAGTTTAATGGCTGACAATCCTCATTTTTTAGAAAAAGAAATTCATTCCACATTTAATTCTGGCGAATTAGCAAACAATTTCGACAGAAAAATAAGGGCATTAACCGACGACTTTCCAACCGATAGTTCTCAAAACAAAAGTTCGATTACTCGTTGTTATAGAGAATTAAATAATCAGCTATCTCGATTTGGCTTAAATGATTATATTAAGGGAGCAATTAATGCTGGTCTTTCTCCTATCGATTTGGAAGATGTTTTTTCTATTTATCGTTCTGGTTTATATTCTCAAGCAAAAGCTGCATATAGTCTTAGAGATCTTTTTGGCACAAATCCTCGTTGTGTTAAAGTTCGTAAGGGAACTTATGATCCAAGTAATCCCGAAGATTATGAAAAAGATTTTAGGGTAAGTGAACTCACTGATGGCACTCTGGAGACTTGGGTTGGTGCAGGAAACAATGGCTATATTGAAACATGGTATGACCAAGTAGGTAGTGTACAAGATGACCCAGAAAATATTACTGGGTTTTTGATGAGAGGTGTAACCAACCCAACTACACTCAACGGCGAATGGAAAAAGAATGGTAGCAATAAAAGCAAACCAATATGGAAGCAGCTAGTTGAAGGAAGTGATACTGAATTTACTAATCTTAGAATAATTTGGAATGGCAGTCAGTGGTTGATGCGTATAGCAGGTGGGGACAGTTTATTTTAGATCTTCAGCTTGATACCGATTATCCATTCCATAAAGATAATGTTTGGGTGGCAGAATCGGGCTATACAGGCACACCAACGTTTCATAGTTTTGATGGTGGATGGTATGATCCAACTGCTGGAGAAGGTGGTATGCTTACTCAAGATTCTGAATCTTTCCAACCTCTTATTGTGTCAAATGGAACCTACTTAGGGAGAAATCGATTTTTCTGATGAGTACGCTGATCCAACATCAGAGTACGAAACATCTGAACTTAATCGCGATAGATTGAATTCTCACTTTAAATTTAACTTACAACCATGGAACGAACAGTATCTTTCTATATTCACCGTAGCTGCATTTGATAAAGATGCAGGAGAACTCGTTGATGGTAACCATAAAAATCAAGTCTTTCTCGTAAATCAAGCGCCAGTCGAAGCGGGTGATGCATTTCAACGGATGGTATTTGATAATGCTGGAAATTATAAATTTACTTTAAACGATGGGTCTGACCAGAGGTTTATTGGAAGTGGGCCAGGAGATTATGGAGATAATTCATATCATGTTTTTAGTACTATAATATATGATGCCAGGTCGTATGGAGGCCCAAGAGCCAGGGGTGAGAATTATGTAGACGGGGGCGATTATAAAGATAGAAAAAATTTAAACGTTATAGATTCAACGGTTGGTGAAGATACTCTCTATTCAGCGCCATCAAATCCATTCTTGGGTAAAGTTAAGGAATTGATCATCTTCGAGAATGACCAATACATAAATAGATCAGCAATAATGGCGGACATTAATAGTTACCACAAAATTTACTAAAATGTCTGAGAACCCCCATTTTTTAGAAAAACAAATTCACTCCAATTTTGATTCGGGGTTTTTGGCCACAGGTTTTGATTCAAGAATTTCTGGTCTAGCTAACGATTACCCAACTGGTGATGCTGGCAATATATTTCTATACGATAGGACGATTAGAGAACTCAACAGAAAGCTCGATAGTTTTGGCCTTAATTCGTACATAAAGGGCGAAACAGACGCGGGTTTTACTCCTTCAGATATTTCTGGATTTTTTAGTTGACTTTTGTGTTTTTTTGAACAATATGGTTTGTATTGTTCATTGAAATTTTTAATAGTTCTGATATTCTTAGGAGTATTGGGTAATGATCCACCATTCCAATAGGGGGTAACTAAAACGTAGTGTATAATGTGCTAAGACATAAGGCCTGTGGAATAGGCATTGATTGAGCGGTATACTGTTAGATCAATCATTTATTATGCAAGGTAACTTCGCTACATCATCTATTGGGTTAACTATTAAGTAGACCTGCCATGCCTCTGATTCAAGCATAATTTGGCGAAAAAGTATAAGAATCTGATCAAATCTTATATTGGTGTTTAGATTGAGTTCGTAATTCCTCTGCGACGGCGGGGGTTGATAAAGAGGATAAGGATTGCGCTTTTCGCGGTCGACTCCCTCACACTTTTAAGGGCTTGTGGCTGACTGGTAAAGCAGCGAACTCATAATTCGTCACATTTTGGTTCAAATCCGAACGGGCCTACCATTTTTTCTTGACTTATTTTATTTTGGGGCCATTATATCACTCAATGCTTAAAGATAAGATACTTGACTTAAAATTAAAGGGATTGAATCAATCCGAAATAGCTCTCAAACTTGGTTGCGCCAAATCTACTGTATGTTGGCACTTTAATCCCGAAAAACAATTAAAAAAAGCTCAACAGCGCAAAAAAAAGATCCCACCACATATTGTTAAGTGGCAACGTAACATATCGCGCTTTTCTACGGCCAAAACAAAAAATAAAGTAAAACGAGAAATAAAAGAATTGACACTTTCAGAAGCTTCTGCTAATTTTCGTGGCAGATTAAAAGATTACGCAAAAAAGCACAAATCTGATACAGAAAGAACTAAAATGGTAAATATTAAAAAAGTAGAAGAAAAATACAACATTACAGAAGAAAACACAAAAATCATCTGCCGATATACTGGTGACGTTCTTGATTGGAAGCGTCCAGGAGAATGTGAGATTGACCACACGGAACCCCGATCAAAAGGTGGCGAAAATACAATCGAAAACCTACAAATCTTGTCAAAAGCCGCGAATCAAGCAAAAGGTGATATGACTCACGACGAATTTATCGAATTTATAAAAAAGTGTTACCACCATTGTTGTGTGGATGACAATTCGGTCGAGTAGCATAATGGATAATGCAACGGATTTCTAATCCGTCGATTGCAGGTTCGAGTCCTGTCTCGACTAAAATTTAAAACAAAATAATGAAAGACATAACAGAAATAGCAGAATACTTACACGACGAAGCCCTCGTTCTTGAAGGCTTGGATGATTGCATCCTTGGATATAGCGAGGATGGGATTTTGATTTATTCCTACACCAGAATGCTCGACCACTTTACCGAAATTGACGGAATGAGCCAAGAAGAAGCCGCAGAATGGATCGATTACAATGTGATGGGGCTTATGCCTAATGGTTTGGGGTTTATTATGTGTTATGAGGTATAAAATGGGAGACCTGCACCCCTTTGACAAAAATCTTGTGTTTTATAAATACCGAGGAGATAAGGAAAGGTGGGTTTCTTATAAATGGCTAAAAGAACAAAGACTTAGAGCCGCCAAATCAAATAAAAAACATTACAACAAAAACAAAGAATATTATATCAGTAAAGCTCAAGAAAGAAAAAACAAGACCCAAAATATAAACCTTTCTGATTTTAATAAAGAAAAAATAAAAAAAATATATACCAGCGCCGAAGATGATCATGTAGATCATATCTTTCCTTTGGTTCATCCTCATTTTTGTGGTTTGCATGTGCCTTGGAATTTGCAAGTGCTTACGGTTTTTGGGAACCTATCTAAAGGCAACAAGGTTGAAGAAAAGTATTATAGCATCCTTGCAGATAACACATTAAGGTTTGAGGAAAACAGGGTTTGACTTTTTTTGGGTTTTTTTCTAATAAGGTCGCGACTTTGATGACGCGTTTCTCGAAAAAGGGGTGGGGTACTCGCGCCAATTTCGAATCGTGAAAAATCGCTGGGAGATAGAAATCTGTCTCCCCCCCGCTTGTCCTGTGTTTTGACCGCCTCTTTTTTTCAACAATGGGTGGGGGTATACCGCAAAAAAAAAATCACTTTTTTCGCCTAAGTGCTTGACTTATCGAAAAATTTTTCCTATTCTGTAAGCATAATCAAATTAACCAAAAAAAATTATGAAAACTGCAACACTAGACTTCGCCTCTCAAGTTAACATTCTCGCTATCGATAGCGAGTACCACATGGCTCTTGTCATGGATGAAGACGGAGGCGAGTTTGAAGTCTCGCTTAACCGTCTCGACAATATCCAAGACGAAATTCTCGACCTCTCACCGCTCGAACGGTGAGAGAAAAAAAATTAAAAAACTTTGCGATTCGCTTGACAAACCCTAACTTTTTCGCATACTTGTAATCATGAACGAAATTGAAAACGCAATCGACTTTCTCACACAAGCTAACTACAACGCGAACCGCGAGCGCGGTGAATCACCTCGCCGTCTTGCCTTGGTTTTCGGAAAAGAAAAAGTTGTGATCATGGAAAAAACTTTCCAAAATCGCTTGACAATCGCACAAAAATAACCACACTCTTAATCATGAAAGTCACACAAACAAAAAGTAAAACTGGAAAAGATCTGATGAAGGTCGAATGGGATTCACTTAGCCTCGACGCTTTCGCTGAAAAAAAGAGCGAGCTACTCGCGCAAGGCTATAAATACGTCAACAGCGTCGACGTTCCGATGTCGATCATTAAACACGCTTACTTCGCAAAATGAAAATTTTTGAACTACTAGCAGTCATCGCCTTCGGGCTAGTCTTAGGGCTAGCCCTCTACCTAGGGCTTAAGCTCGACGACAAAGCGCAAGAGATAAAAGAAAACTCTTGGCATCGCTTCGAAGAAATCGACAACGCAATCAAATAATAAAATGGAATTAAAAATTGACAGATTCACCATTGTGTGCTTGTGCATCACGCTTTGCTTCGGCGTAGCGATCAATAAATTTGACTTGGTTAGGATGGCGCTTGGTTGGCTTATGTAAGTGCCTGAGTATCAACGACTTACGGCGCGGGGCGCCCCCCCGCCGCGCAAGTGCTTGATATACAACGACTTACGAAACCGCTGTTCAAATGCCGTGCCAACTTTATAAAATTTTTTTTTCACTTTTTTCTGCTTGAGGGCTTGACAGCCGCACCAAAATCCACATTGTTTTAATTATGGAAGCTAAATTATATGATGTATCGGGTCTCTTTGAAACAGGAACTGAAACCGCAACTTTCGACCGCTCGCGCGAGGGTTTGGACGCCGCCTACGAATTCGTGAATAATGCCTTCGCTTGGGAAATCAAGTGCGGGTCTGAGTTGGTCGACGAGTGCGACCCTTGGGTGGAAGAAGACCGTGATGAGTGTCGATCTTACTCATTCAAGCAAGAGCGCCCTCACTTACTCCTCTGCCTATTCGTTTTAATCTAACCTATAAATCCATACTACAATGAGCAAAGCAATCCTAGTTGACCCATTCGTCCCAGAAATCAAACCCGTGGAGGTCGAAGACTTCCACTGTATCCAACGCCATATCGGATGCGACGTGTTTACCTGCGTACGCTTTCCAGACGGGAAGCACGTTGCCTACGTCGACGACGAGGGCTTAATCAACGGCACGGAACTTGCCGTTCGATTCACAGACGACATTTACCCGCAGCCTCTCGCTGGTCGCGTTCTCATTCTTGCCGACGACGGCATGGGCGGCGACGCCGACTGCGAGTTGACAGGCGCAGACATTCAAGCGGTGATTCGCGGAATTGTAAGCATTTTTTAGTTGACATCCGTAAGTCCCTGCAAGTCAACGACTTGCGGGGCGGGGGCGGCCGCGGCGGCGCAAGTGCTTGATACTCAACACTTAATCAAACAAAAAATTTTATGCTCCAGGTTGGCTTTCTACTATTTGGCGACCTATTTGCGTTCGATTTGCGTTCGATTTGCTTGACAACTGATTTGGATTCAATCACTATACAAAAATGAAAATTACACTAGACCTAACCAAAGAAGAGTGCCAAATCATCCGCGACGCTTTAACTAAGCGGATCTTAATCGAAGACAATTATCAACGCGATTTACTTAGAGCGACGCAAACATCTTCCGTTTCTAACCTTATGCAATTAAGCGATCGGCAGCGCAATAAAATGTCGAACCTTCAAGATCAATTTTCTTCACTTTTTCTGTTGACCAAGTGGAATCAATCAGCATAATAATAAACACAATCAACCAACACCAAACTATGAGAACAGACATCACAATCACACTAGACGAAGCAAAAGACATTCTTGAAGAATACTTCGCAAAGCAACAAAACCTTGAACCAATGGAGACTTATGTCAGAATCACACTAGAGGGTTACATTGTTGACACTTTGCTTGAAGATGAGCCTGTCTACACAGCAAATGTATAAAAAAACCCTTGACAAATTAAAACAATCTGTCATAATAGCAGCTTAATCAAAAATCCAAAAGGAGAAAAGATATGAAACTAAACGCAATACAAAAAACACGCCTCGCAATCCGCCGCGCTTTCGCTAAAAACAACATGGCAGAGATTACCTACAACAAAAAGAGCGACGATACTAAAAGCTCTTACATCATCGACATGAACTTCATCGAAGACTTCGGTGATATGTTCAACACTTACTCTTATGCTACTGGCTTTAAGAATGGCGGCGTTCGTTCGTTCTATAAGAACAGGATCGAAAAAATAAAACTCGTCTAACTTTCTCGTTGGTTAAACGTGTGTGTGGTTGCCGCCTCGTCTTGTGGTTAGGGCGGGGCGGCTTTAACAAACAAAAAAAAATATGACAAACAATACAGTCAGAGTCTACCGCAACTTAAACAAAAAATGTCTTTCGGTTCAGTCTTGGGTCGAAGGTAAAGGTTGGCGCGTCACGGATCACGTTCAAAAGATCTTTCTAGACAACGCGTCTTTCAAAGTCTCGCAAGCGGGGCGCCGTAGAGTCTTAGCAGAACAAAAGAAAAATGTTCATGCGTTTATCGTTGGCAAAAGAGTTGAGCAGCCAAAGAAAACTCCCGTTGAGTTGGTGAAATACAATCCTTACCATTGCCCCAACTTCTACTATGTGGCAAACCCTAACCGTTATCCCGTTAGTGTTAGCTCTGTTGAGATCACGCCCAAAATGATAAAGGCTAGTCTCGTAGGTTAATAGGTTCCGTAAGTCTTTGATAACCAAGGACTTGCGTTACCTCGGCCCCCCGCGCCGCGCAAGTCGTTGATATTCAACAACTTACGAAACTCTTTACGCGGCCTCGGCTCGGCTTGTCAATACTTTTCTTAAAAAAGTTTTAGAAAAATTTTTCTGAAAATCGCTTGACTTACTGACTCGCTGAATCAATACTCCTTCTTATGGCTAAACTACTAAACAACGGAAATGCGAAAACTAGCAAAGGCGAAAAACTCGGTTGGATCACTTACGGTCTACACCTTGCGCCTTTTAACCTAAGCGGAAAAAATGTTTGCTCTCATGCTTCAAAAGGCTGCGCTGCTGCTTGCCTTAACACGGCAGGACGCGGCGCAATGTCAAACGTTCAAAACGCGCGAATCGCTAAAACTCAAAAATTCTTTGCGGATAAAGAAGCCTTTACTTGGCAACTTGCAAAAGAGATTGGCAATGCTGTAAAGCTCGCAACCAGGAAAGGAATGAAGCCTTGCTTTCGTCTCAACCTTACAAGCGACTTGCCTTGGGAAAACATAAAGGTAGAATCGCACGGGAAAAAGCTTTCGCTTATGGAAATGTTTCCAAATGTTCAATTCTACGACTACACGAAAAACTTTAAGCGGATGCTTTCTTTTCTCAAAGGTGAAATGCCGAAAAACTATCACCTTACTTTTTCGCGTAGTGAATGCAACGACGACAAAGTTTCAATCGTAAAAGAACTTGGCGGCAATATCGCTGCTGTCTTTCGTAACGAGTTGCCAAAGGCTTGGAAAAATGTTCAAGTGATCGACGGAGACGAAACTGACTTACGCTTCTTGGATGGGGCAAATAAAATTATTGGATTGGTTGAAAAAGGTCTTGCCAAAAAGGACAAATCGGGGTTTGTTATAGGCTGATGCTACTGTTCTTTCTTCTTATCTTTCTCACTGTAATAATAACGCGATGACAAAAAATCAAAGATACTATGAAATCAAAAAAATCTGCGAATCTAAAAATCTCAAAAACGACATTAGGCAACTGCCCTCAACCGAAGCCGACTTGCTCGACGAGTTTTCTCGATTCGATACAACGCTTGAACCAACTGACAATCTACAGGACTCGGACAAATGGCAAAACAAATTCCTTCAAAACTTAATCTTTGGAACGTCTTAAAGACGATTCCGTAAGTGCTTGATTATCAGGCACTTACGCGATCGCGGCCCCCCCGCGCCCGTAAGTCCTTGGTAAACAACGACTTACAGAACTCTGAATCGCGGCATACGCAAACCCCGTGCCAATTTGTATCGAAAAAAAATTCACTTTTTTCGTTTTATAGGGTTGACGAAAGCAAAAATTTTTCCCATACTGTGATCTTAACCTAAAATAATAAATACTATGAATATCAATACCGAACACTCCGCCAATCAAGAACTTCTTAACCTTCGCGTGTGCGCTGCCGATGAGGTAGACTTCGCAAAGGTTCAAGGCGTTACTACTCCAGAAGCCTCCGATCGTTGGACTCCCATTGCTCACGATGCGCTCGTAAATCAATTCCGCGCGACAATCGACAACACTGAGCTTGAGATCGTTAACGAGCATCACTCGCTCCACCGCTACGGTCAACGCTACTTTGGCTTGTTTCAAGTCAAGGGCGTGGGTCGCAAGCACGGCTCCGATGTTGGCACGGTGATGTGCCTCCGCAACTCACACGACAAGGCTTTCCGCGCTGGCATCTCTGCTGGTGATGCGCCTTTCGTTTGCTCCAACTTGATCTTCTCAAATGAGATCGTGTTGGGTCGCCGTCACACAACCCACATCATGCGCGACTTGCCGCAAATAATTTCCCGTGCGATTGGGCAGTTGATGGACTCGTGGACAACTACTGACAACCGCATTGACTCTTACAAGTCAACTGATATCGATGACCGCGTGGCTCACGATCTGATCTTGCGCGGCTATCAAGCTGGCGCGTGTGGCAAGACGCAAATCGCCGACATTCTCACGCAGTGGCACAAGCCAGAGCATGAAAACTTTGAGGGTCGCGATCTGTGGTCGCTTCAAAACGCTTTCACCAACGTGTGGCGTGGTAACACTCTCAACACCGCGAATCGCTCAAGCTCGCTGTACTCCGTGCTTGACACGTTCGCCTCGTGTGCGAATCCCGTGAAGGCTGAGGTGATTAACGCCTCGTAAACTACCGCCGTGCCTCGCCTCAATCTTGGGGCGGGGCTTTTTCTTTTTTGCTTGACATTCGTAAGTGCTTGGTAATCAACGACTTACGCGGCTGCGGCCCCCCGCGACCTGTAACTCCTTGATATTCAACAACTTACACAACTAGGAGTTCTAAAACTATCTTAAAATTTTTTTGGTTTAGTTTACATTTGATTGCTTATTTGGTTTTGTTTACATTTGTCGAGTTATTTGGTTAGGTATAAATTGTCAAGCTTATTTGGTCGAAATAAAAAAGGGGAGCGGTTTTTACGCCACCCCCCCTTCGAATGAATGAAACGAAGAATTATTTCTTTTCGATGACGTTTAGACCTTTGCCTGTGATCTCGCGAGTGCCGTTGATCTTCATAAGACCACGCTTGAGCAGGTAGATCTCTGCATCGCGCTGGATGGCGGTGCGGCTCATGCCTGTGACAGCGGAGATCATTTGAAGCGAGCAGTTGCCACGTTCCTTGAGGATGTTGAGAATCTCAATCTCTAGGTTGGACAAACCAAGTGCTTTAATATCTAATACCTTGCACATCTTGCCCCAGTCATCTTTACTGAAGTCCTTGGAATTGTTAGTCTCGCAGTACAGCATGATTTCTTTGCATCGTTTAACTGCGGAGCGAGCATTGCCGCGAGTGGTATCTGCAACCTCAAGACGCAGCCCATCTTCAAACTCGATCTCACCACAAACCAAATCAATAATATCAGCCATCTCTTGTTGGGTGTATGGCTTGAAGTCCACAACAGTCAGACGATCCTTGAATGGAGCAAACAACTTATCCATCTCAGTAGTGGCAAAGATGAAATTCTGCTTGGCGAAATCGAACGCAAAAATTTGTTCGGCATGGTGGTATTCTTTGTAGCTACCTTTTTCGGTATTGAATACTGTAAGGAAGGCATTGACCAAATCTTTTGGCAGCATGTGTGCTTCATCCATAAGAATGGTGATTTCGTTGTGCATTACGATAGGCAGGAAAATCTGCTCGAAAAACGCGTTGGCGTTCTTGATGGTAGAACAGTTGATCTCAAGGAATGGGCGTTTGCTTCCGTCCTTATTCTTGAGGTTGGAGGCATACTCCTTGGCAAACTCAGTCTTACCCAATCCCTTCGCGCCACTCATCATAAGAAAAGGTGCGACACCTGTCTTGTTTTGAGCTTGAGCAAAAAATTCAAGTTGAGACTTAACTTGGTCTTGTCCAATAAGGTTTTTAAACATGGTAGTATTCATAGGTGGGTTATAGTGACAGATTGGTGGTGGATGTCAAGAAAAATTTCGATTTAAAATCGTAGTTACATTATCGTATACCTCATTAAATAATTCTTGCGCTTCGTCTGTAAAGACCTCAACATCATCAACCACCTCGATTGCCAGCCATTCGCCAATTCTGCGCTCGACTTCATTCTCTGCGATTTCTGATGCGGCTTCCATTATTTTTTCTGCTGTATTCATTATTGGTGCAAAGTGAATGAGATTTTTTGTTCTTCTTCTGGCTCTGGTTGAGTAGGAGTAGTTGGCGTAGGTGCTGTACCTTGAATCGCCGCGCCCATCTGTTCCAACCACTTGCGTGATACAGGAATCTGCATAGCCTCACCGCAAAACATTTTGAGGTCGGCTAGTGTTACATTGGTGAAGGATGTCGAACCCTTCTTACGACCACTACCTGTTTTACGAGGTGTGCCATCTTTGTTTAGTGTTACTTTACTCATGATGCCTACATAATGTCATACCATTTTAAAAAGTCAAGCGCGATTTTAATAAATTTAAAAAAATTACTTCTGCTGGAGGAATGGTACAATAGCCTTATATTCTTCCATCAAAGCCGCACCAAATTTTTCGTGTGATTCGGGGTCTTGTTCATCGAACTCTTGGATCGCCCCCATTAATCGAAAGGTTTTTTCTGTTAGGTTGTCGAGTGGGTTTGTTTCTTGTTCCATAAGATTTTTTGTTTGGTTGGCGGTGAAGCATATTTGACACTTGGTAAGTTGTCAAGCAATATTTGGCGATTTTTTAATTTGGCGACGAATTTAAGTGTAATATAATGTGAAGGTGGTCGCCCACAATAATCAGCTTTTAATAAATTTTTTTAAATTTGTGCTTTAAGGAAAACCTAGTAGTAGCCTCTGGAGTAATAAAAAATTATTCTGTCAGCTTAACAAGCAGCATATTTGAAACCAAGACAGTTCAACAGCATATTTGCACTAAACCGAAATTGGCGACGATTTGGGGTTTTTTTGTTTGTTTAGTTTTGATTTAGTTTTTCTCTGCTTAATTCAATTTGTCTGTCCCAAAACTTACCTTGGTAGTCCTGTACGATTCGCGGCACAAGTAAGAATGTATCCACCAGTATCCCACCGATACACGCTGCAAGCCGCACTATAGCTATAAACAGCCCAAAGAATGGGGTAATAACAGCCCCCACTATATAACATAAGGTAAGACCAAGGTAGTATCTGTGTATTGTTTTCATAAGTTAATCGTATTAAAAATTTCGTTATTTTAGAGAGCGAAAAGGGGCAATTCCCATCCCACTCCATATTCACCCATTTTGTCCCACATTTGTTTTTTATTCTTATACTGTTATGTATATACTCTCTATATATGTTTATGTGTGATACTATAGGGGTTTAGCGGGGGATGGCAAGAAAAATCTGAAAGAATTTTTCACCACTAAAACAAGTTGTGTGTAATAGATTTCGACAGGTAATTCGCGCCATCAGAGCGTGTTTTTTAAATAAATTTTTTTATAATCTCAAATTCGTTGTTGTTATTGCTTTCTATAGTTCGTAATACATTTGTTACCTGTTTGGCTTCATTTGTAATTACATATCGTAATTGAACCGTTTGAAGTCCTCTTTCCAGAATGCCTTTACCTTTTCTTTAAGCGTTGGAGTGTAGTATTCCGTATAATGCTTGTGTGGCGTTTTGTTTTGGACGGGTAATATAGGGTTAATCAAGATACGATTCTTCCTTAAAAACAAAGAAAAATCCTTCTGTAAATTCTCAAACCTCAACACGTCTATCTTTGTATCGACATCCAAGTAATACGATTGACTATGGGAAGCGATTGTTTCCTCCTCCACGCAAAAGTCTATAAATTCCCCAAAATCTTTAAAGTCTACAGGAATAAATTCTGCCTTCTGTGAGAACTTATACTGAGACAACATTCTATCATAGGGATTTCTGCATACGGCAAAACAAAATTTTTTTAAAATTTCATCAGTGAGTACTTTTACTGCATCTGAAAGTTTACAGTGTGATGGCGCAAATATACCCATGTGATCCTTGGAATGCTTCAATGATTGCATATACTCGTCTTTGATCGTATTGATCGGAGCGACGTGATTGTATATACTAGTCGAAGCATTTTTGGGAATGCGTATAAATGTGACCAGTCTACCTTCAAACATTTTTTGCTAGGATTTCCTCTAAGTCTATCTCAAAGTTGTTGTAGGCGTGTGAAGGGCTAAATTGCTTCATATCGTCGTCGAATATCTCCATAAGGTCTTGGGCTTCTTCAAAGCTTAATCTGCGCTTCTCCATAGCTTTATGTACCATACGGACGGCTTTAGTCTTATAATAGTCCTCCATTACCCTCCGTTTCTTGTAACAAAATCCCAAATTTCTTCTGGTACTTCGTCTTTAAATTCATTGATAGCTTCTTTATCAATGCTATATAATTTTGCCAGCACAAATACAAGTGTCTGCTCGGTGAATGATAATCCAGTTAGTTTCATAATTTTTTAAATTTTTTTTCTGATGGTTTGGTTTGAAAAAAATGTAGCATCTGGCACTTGTCGCATTTGTATGAGTATATATAGCCTCCCATATACTGCCCATCGTTTTGATGGTCGAAAATTAACTTACCTCCACATTCACAGTTCATTTTTTTTAAATTTTTTTAAATCTTTTGCAAGTAGTTTTTTATCTTCTGCGCTTAATGATTCCACCCATTCATCTGATACATCTTCCAAGGATATCCCTTTACCAAACAAAATTTTCTTTTCTTTTGTGTGGGGATAGAGCATATTCGTCATACCGAAATATGTATACGCTTTGGATTTAAGTGAAAAGTAACTCATTCGTTTTCAAAATACTCTCTGTTTTTCTTTGCTATGCGTCTTTTGATTTCGCTTTGGTTATGATCGAACCAAGCGCAAAAGATTCCACAGGAAAGCACGAAGCCTAACACAATAAGCGATGCTAATATAATTCCATATTCGTAACTCATAATTTAATATACCCAGATTGGTTTGTTCTTCTTCCAAGTAGCGAAGGGTTTGTCGTACTTGTAGTAAAGGCGGTACTTGCCAACTTCGTCAGCAGAATCAAAATTTTCGTGCTGTCTACAGTTCATGTGTTCACTAATTGCAATAGCAAAAGGTGTTTGGCTGCCAGCAGGATTGGATGACTTGCCGATATTCTCATAAGCCCAATGTAAAAACTCAGCAGAGAAGTGTGGATTGAAGCCGCGATCCAGACGCTCGACCTCCATGGCAAGCGAATGAGTCAGAAGCCACTTGAGATTGTCGATCGTAGCCCTAGCCCATATTGAACATGGGTGCTTCTCATAAGAATACTTGCGAGGCGTACCCTTCTTAGTCTTTGGTGCTTCTGCTAGTACCTCATGGGAAAAACAGTTAGCTACCATTTGCGCTGATTCAAGCACCATCTTGTTTACATGCTGATCGCACAGCCACTTTGCGGATTGAATCGGATCTTTATCTATGCAGAATATATTCATTCTTACTATAATGGTTAATTTTAGGGTTGAGTCAAGGCTAATTCTACTTTTAACCAATAGGCTTCAAGTCTTAGTTGCTTAATATCGTTGCGAGGGATTTCTACCCTACGCCAAGCAGACCCACCACCGTTCCAAATAAAAGCAAGATGTTTTGCGTTCGGCTTATCTATGCCTTTCATGTAGTGGCTGAAGATTGTATACGCTATAATATAAGCAGTCGAACGATTGTAAACAACTTCATGTGGCAAATCTTCACCAGTGATTCTGTTATAGTCCTTGACCATAATTGGTCTGATCTGCAAGCAACCTAACGCATTTTCTTTTTCGTTTATAGCGTACTTGTCTTGATTGGATTCAACCTTTTCGATCGCGGTAATAACATCGACGATTGATACACCAGCGTTTAAGGATGAGCAAATTAAAATAAAAATTAAAAAAATCTTCATAACGTGTTTTTTAAAAGTTAAGTTGGGCTTTTATGCGCTTACCCAACAGGTGATGAAAAATAACCATAGATCACACAAAACTACGACGCAATACCTTAGAGAAAAGTTTTAAGCGGTGTGCCGTTTAGCGAAAGAAATAAAATCGTGAGCTAAATTTTCAATATGTTCCCATACATATTCTGGATCCCAACCCTCAAAATGTTGCCATTGATTTTCGTCAATGAATTTTAACAGTTCTTCTTCTGTCATATCTTGCCAATCAACAGGATATTCATCAGCGAGGAAGTGAGCGGATGCTCGGATAAACGCTTCGTTTTCAATAGTCATAATTTTATAGGTCTTGGTTGAGGCGATCTAAGTCGCCAATTTTATTGTTTTCGGTTGGTGAATAATCGGTTGATTTGATAACGCCGCAAATTGAGGCGGTATAAATTTCATCTAAATCTAGAAGAGCTTCGTATTCTTTTTGAGCTTCCTCAAGTGTTTCAAAGGTTGTCCAGTTTGAATCTTCAAAGAAACTACCATCTGGACGGTATTGTCTTACTGAATAAACTACGATATACATTTTTTTGTTTAGTCTAGTGATGTCTGATCCAAGCTATTTTTATATTCTTTTAAGCTAAGTGTTTCGGTTTCGGTTTGAACGACAACTTCATATTCTTTGCCTGTCATAGCTTTCATTTGACGCTTACAATCCTTAGCGTAAACCAACGCTTGTGGAAGTGATACGTCATAGAAGTTTTGTTCTTCACGAGTTTCTTTTTCTACTACTTTGTAGATTGCCATTTTTTTTAATTTTTTAATAATTTATGTTTTAGTTGTTTTTTTTGTAGGGAGCGGGTAGATGTCTTCGCTACCCGCCCCCACGCTTTTGTTTGTTAGTTTAACTCGACTGCATCTACGAAATCCAACGAGTTTGCTTCTGGTGGAATTTCATGAACCATGGAGAAGTAATCTTCAAAGCAAGCAAGAGCATCTTCCAGTTGTTCTGTAGGGTTGCCTTGGATACCATGCGTTGCATCATATTCCATGTGTCCGTGCGAGTTTGTTAGTGTAATTCTAAGATGTTTCATTGTCGTAACTAAATAGCCAAATTAAATAAATACAAAAGAAAGTCAATGTATAAATAACCACTACTCTTCATCAGACCCTCCCATATCATCATCATAATCTTCTTCGGTGTTACCATCGGTGTAAACACCATAGAAGGGTTTGTCGAGTTCTGAATCGTTGGCGATTTCAATTTCCTCAAGAATCTCATACTTGGAGACACGGAGCTTTTGGCAAGAACAATCTTCTGGAACGCTCACAGCATCAGCAGGATTGAAGCGAACCATCAGAAGTTTACCATCACCAGATGCCCAACTTTGAGCGTAGTCAAACGAACCAACGTGCAGACCGTGTGAACAGTTGTTGCGACGATCGTCGTCAACACAACGGCGTTGGACTTCGATTGTATCGCCAACACGATTGAGAATTTGACCACGCTCATTGACCTCACCTTGCAACACGGTTGTTTGAGTGTTGCCAGACTTTGACCAGCCATCGGAAGCTACACCCTTGTAGCCAATCACCCAACCATCTTCATCAATCGGTAGAGACTTATAAGACAAGAAATCATACAATTCATCTACGCTGGACTTGCTTGGGTTGTCCAACAAATTTTTAATAAATTTAATAAAAGGTGCGGAATGAGACATTCCTGCTTGGAGAAGTTCCAAGAGCTTGTCAACTACTGCGCCATGCAGACGCTCGCTGTAATAATATACAGCACCATTATCAACACGCAATTCGCCATCGCTCCAATTTGTGATTGTGGTCTTGATGTCGAGATAACTGATAGCGGTTTCAAAGTCGCCCTGCACCAACGCTTTTTTGAATGGCGTAAAGTTTGGCTGACTGCTCGACAAAGTGTATGGCTTACCTTCGTAGATAAGAGTCGCACTTTGGTCGGATACGATATATGGATAATTTTCCATTTGATTTTTCCTTTTGTCTTGGTTCTAGTTTTAGTTAAAGTTTATGCTAAGAATAATAGCTTTAAAGTGAAGTTTGTCAATACCTTTTTTGAGAAAATTTGCCTCGCCACAAGCTACCACCCTTGCGACGAGGACTTATCTATGACTACCAGTTAGTGAGGTAATTCACTAAATCGTTTCTTGTTTCTCCGTCAAAAATGGAGCGACCAACGTGTTTCACCATGGGATAAGCGGATAAGAAATCTTCTTTTACTTTAGTTTCTTTGGAGATGTCAACAGGGACATCGCTAAGTGTGATCTTTGGACGCTTGGTTGTAGATTTTAGCTCTTCATACTCTTTCAAAAGTTTTTTAAAATTTAAAATAATTTTTTTGGATGGTGCTTTTTCTAAAACCTTAATGATTTCGCCACTTTCCCAACCAAGAAGTAAATCTGTCAGAGCATCTTTTCTTTTTTGCGCTTTATGAATAGGAGATTTACTAATCCAATCTTTTCTGACTTCATCTATACGAACCCAATTAGACTTCTTCTCAATCTTGTTGAGAGCTTTTTTGCGAACGCCATACACTTTTTCGAGCTTTGGATTGATTTCTTGCAACGCTCTTAATTCTGTAGAGATGTGATGTGGATGAATCAAATCACCAGACAGAGACTCAATTTTGTTAGAGTTGTAAACATAATAGTAATGTGTTTTATCGTCTGATAATTCTTCTTTTACTTCCTGCCAAAAATCAGACATCCGCATCCAATACTTACCTTCGGACGTAAACTCAAGAATATCACCCTTTTTAACTTCATTTGAACGAGCCTTTTGACCCTTACGAGAAACTACTTTACGCTCACATTCCGAAAGAAATTTTACGTTAGGGCTTTGCATAGCCTTAGCTCGCTTTAAATCTTCGTCATTTAAATTAGAGATAAGATAAGCCTCTTGATCTTGCTCTAAGAAGGATAGGCGATTGAAAGGCGCACGAGGGCTTGGGTTGTCATCAATAATAAAAAAGCGATTTTTCTTCGGTGAACCTCTATAGTTCCAAATAGATTGAACTTTTCTTTTTCCAAGGTTGCCGCTTCGATTTTTGACAATTTGCTCGTAGGTTGAATTGCGATCATAAGTAATAACCTCTGAACCCACTTTGAAACCCTTCCACTTTACGTCATTGATTTTAAGCCCCAACATTTGTGAAACATTTGCAAGTTTTTTGCTATAAAACTCTGTCGCTTCGTAAAGTGTTTTGGATTTACTCAATTCTCGATCAGACTCTTGCTCAAAAGAATTTTTGATTTTATCTGATGCTTCAACAAGAGCCTCAACAGTTTTGTCATTGTATTCCAAAGCCTCACGACTATGGTGCAACTTAAACTCACCAATTTTTGCTTTGTATACAACGCCACTTTTGAGGTGAGGGTATTTTTCACTAGTGGTGACAGGATAAAGAATACCGCCCATTAAAACGTGACAGAATTTTTTTATCCTTGTGGTTTCATATTGATGATAACCATCAGCAGTATATATATCGAACACATCGGTCGAAAAGGTAGGTGGCGTTTTATCAAACTCATCGTTTAGGAGTTTAATTTTTTCTGAGAGATACTGCGAGAAATTTTTAAATTTTGAATTAAAATCTTCAACGTCTTTGTTTTGAACAGGTACTTGTACATAGATACCATTGTCTTCTTGCGTAGACTCAGAAAACATTTTCGATACAACTGTATCATCGTTCTCATCGACGCGAATTGTGTAAGCAGTCTTTTGACCATCACATACAGACATAACAATAAAAGAATCTGTATATGATAAAGGTGCGAAACGACCAATACCAAAGCCACCAATAACGTTGTTGGAATCGCGCTTGGTTGACTTACCATACTTGGTATAAAGACCCATCATATCTTCTTCGCTCAAACCGCAGCCATAATCTCTTACGATAAAGGTTGGCTCAAGTTTTGTAGGAAGTTGAACCTCAACCTTGCGTCCGTTGCTTACGTCAATACCGTTCGCAATAATCTCACGGATGGTTGCGAGGATTGTATCAGAATAGTTGTTACGCAATAGGCTTGCGATGTAACGCATATCTTCTGCATCAATAGAGCAGGATGCGGATTGAATGTTGCCAGAAGTTTGGACTTTTTGTTTGGTAGTTTCGATAATCATGCCCCACATAATGACTACACCTTTGAAAAAGTCAAGCTCTTTACGCAAAAAAAGAGGTCACAATTTGTGACCCCTTCGTAAGTCGTTGAAAAACAACAACCTATGAAACAAAAAAAATTTTGTTTACTTGCCTACAATCTTCTTTGCGAAGGAAATAACAGACTCTACAACGCGAGTGTTGTTTCTACCGACAAGAATACCTGCGACAAAACCAATCAATAAAGTAACGATAGTTTCCATTTTTTTTAAAAAATTAAATAAATTAAGAGCCGCTCTTTTTTGGAGCGCGTTTACGGGTTGCCGTCTTTTTCTTGGCAGCCTTCTTCTTGGGTGCTTTACCACCTTCCCACGCCTCGTTTTGAGGTGTGCTTGGATCGTCTCCTACGAACTTACCCTTCTTCCTAGCTCTCTTCGGCTTGGAGGGTGATGATGTCTTATTTGCCTTGGTAGGCTTCGGCGACGATTTTTGCATCTTCTTCTGCATAAAAACAAGAAGAACAGCGATGCCCACAATATATGTGAGCGGATGAGTTAGCAAACCTTCTAGAAAGGATGCTTCAGTAATAATTACTTGTTCCATAGTATATACTTATTTGCTTTTTTATTTATTTGCGAGCGATTTATTCGGATTCAGAATCCCTATGTCTGTCTGTGATATGACGCTCTTGTATTAGAATCTTCAACTTCATGTTAAGTCTAATCATATCTTTGTCTAGTGTTTGTATTTGCTTCTTCAGCTTTCCCAATGAAGCACCTACATCACCCAATGCAGGATTAACTTTTGTTGTAACCCACTTCCAGATGTGCCACACAAAAAATCCTAAGCCGACCAATGCGATCAGCGAAAAACCGAATTTGGTAACTACATCCTGCCCAATGTTGAAATTCATGTCCACTCATAATGTTTTATTTGCCTTATTATAAATTGTAAAGTGATTTTTCAACTAATCGTCTCTACAATCTTCTTTTCCTTCACTAGCTGCGATTCTATTGATATTTGGCTCACAGCCAAAAGCGCACGAAAATTGTGCGTCGATCTTAACAATGTCATTGTTCATAACATCTATTTGATTCTCTAGGGAAAGCAATGCTCCAGCAATTCCAGAAATCCTATCTGTGACTTGGGCTAACAAAAATTTTAAAATAATAAACAAAAACCAACCAACAGTTAATGCTGCCGTGATTGGAATGCCGACTTGCTCTACGAAATTTAATATATCTCCTACCATGATATATTATTTACACTTATTTAACCTTTTCTGCCCCCAGGAGTGAAGTAGAAGCCGATGATCGCCCCCAAAGTGGTGATTGCGACCAAAGAGATGTGTCCTGTGGTAATACTTGTTGTAATGTCTGCCCCACTTGGGAATTTGATGAGTCCCCAGAATAAATTGACTGCTTCTTTGTTTTCTGGAGGGGTAAAGGTGACAAGGGTTGTGTTTGGATACAGGGTGCAGAGGACTGAGATGACGAAAAAGTTGAGCATCCCCATAAAAGCAATAAGACGACGAGTAGCCCTAGTGAACATGCCAGTATCTTTATCGGTTTCGCCGACCAGCATCTTCTGAAAATCCGTGTCCATTTCACGGATCTGCATATCCCTAATAAGCTCTCTGCGTTCTTTCGCAGCTTTAGCCTCTGAAACGCCTTGAAAAACACCACCAACGATCTTAAGCATACTGCCCATGCCAGTCGCCCCCAATGTCGATAGTAGCATCGTGATAAGTCCAAACATATCATATATTACACTTTATTTGGCTCGATTGGAGTGAATTTCAAGCCCATCCTACCTACATTGCTTTCTTCATCCGCGCACCAACCCTCATATTCAATGTGATTTTCTGCGTGAATTGTCCTATATATTTGGTAAAAAAGTTTTTCTTCACCCAACATAAGACAATGATGATCCTTGTCTACCGACAACAGAGAACCTTCTCCTTCAAAGTCTTTAAACTTATCTAGAGTTTGGTTAGTTCCTAGTACTTTTATTTGTCCTTTCATGTTTCGATTTTACACTTTTCTAGCTATATTCTTAATCTTTATAAGAATATAACCTTTCTTTTGCTAGGCTAGATAAATCTAGACCAATTATTTTTTTTATATCTTCTATTGTTTTTCGCCAATTATCAAAATCTCCTACATAGTCGAAATGTCCATTAGCTACAATATTTTCTCTTATATTATAAATTTCATCATTAATAATTTTATTTATTTTTTTATTTTTTACATGCGATTCAAATTCATCATATCTAAAATTAGACAATGGGCGAATTAATTCATGTAATTTGAGATTATATGTATCGTGTTTGCTTAAAAAACCAAATTTTCGAGATCCGTAGTGTTTTGTGGCGCAAAAAAATTCTTGCAAAACTCTTTTTTCTGGCAATTTAATTGTGAACCAAAAATCGTCATTTTGTTTTTTTATTTTAGCTTCATTAAAAATACCGTATAAAAAATCACATCTTTTAAATTCGTGATTATTTGGTGTCAGACGTAATGGATTTTCATTTAAATTGATTGTTTTTTTAAATTCAAAAACTTCATGTATAAATTTAGATTCTGGAAATTGGTCTGAAACCAATTCGATGATTTTGGGATAAATTCTACACGGAGTTAATTGAAATACAATCATTTATTTTTTCCATATTTGGTGCGGCATCTCTAGGATGTCCGACATCTTGACAATCGAAATTAAATCCTTTCGACCTTCACGTTGGTATCCTTTGTATAACGCATCTTTACTATTTGCTACTTTGTTCTTCAAATCGCATTTGACTTGACACATACCTAACAAATAATTTCGTTTGATTAAAACAAAATCTTTATCGCGCTCAAATGCAATGATGTCGGTTTGACCACGAAGCCAGCCTTCACGACCTTGGACATTGAGAAACTCAACCCACACTAATTCATCTTGTTCATTTTGATCTGAACGATTGATACGCTTTTTAGCTTTTACATCAATGGTTCCAAAATTACTAAAGTAATCAATATGGCGGAATTGTTCCTCTCTATTTGCCTTGCGGTAGTTCGGATCTCGTTGACGGAGAAGTGGAGCGAACGCTTTTTCAATACGTTGTCCACGATTCCAACTATTACTATTTTTCCATTTACTCATCTACAATAACTTCTTCACCTTCCTCTACAGCAGAATACATGATACCTGCCTCGTACATATTTTCAATGATCTCCTCATAGAGTTGTTCAGCAAGATCACCTTCCACCTCTTCTCCCGCAAAATATCGCCTATCTTTATCATAGTAATATAGTGTTACATCATCACCATTATCATCTTGATTCATAATAATGACATATTTGCTTCCATCATATTCAACGGGTACATTCCAAATAACTTTGGTGTATGTTATAATTGCGTCTCTGAGTACTTTGATTTTTTTCATATTATTTGTCCTTTACGAATAAACCATTCACCATCTTGCCTGTCCGACCCTTGATGACATTATATGCAGAGTCAAGACACTTATTTGAATCAAGTCCAACCATTTTTGAAAGAATAATAATAGTGACGAGCATATCACCAATACCATCTTCCACCTCCGCTAAAGCTTGAGACCTTGCAATCTGTTTATCTGGATTACCCTCTGCGGCTTTTAGCGCAATCAGAGCCTCGCGTGTTTCATCGAGTTCTTCTTGCGTCTTTATAAGTTGTGTTAGTGGTGTAGCTTTATCGAGAATACCTTTCTCTTTTGCCCACTCAATTACTTTTTGTTCTAGCTCTTCGTATTTCATATTATAAATTTTCTAAATGATCCTTCCAACATTCTTCGATTAATTCTTTGTCTTCAAATTTTTCGCTTGTTTCGTGCCACTCTAGGTTAATCCATCCAACCTTGGCACAATAACCCTTACCCCTTGTATCTACACAACTATCGTCAGCTTCTAGCTTTTTACCATCATAGTATAAATCTTGAATAAATTCACCCACATCTGTTTCTACAACAGTGATCGCGAGAAGTTTGGGGTCAAAATTTTCTGTTTCTAATTCCCAGTTGCAAAAAATACCCTTTTCTGCGCTATGAAAAAGTAATACTGGCACATATCCTTCGTGACCACATTCCATCATATAAGCCTCACGACCCATAATGCAGCTTGCTTGTATATCACCTTCAATCTCTTCTTCGTCTCCATCTTTAATTTCATAAACAGTAAGAGCAGAATCAGAATACATTGCAAAGCCGTGTTCTAAATCAGCGTCATCGTAAAAGGTATCTTGCACTTCTTCAATCAAATCATGCTCATCCGCGTCTTGCCACTCTTCTACAAAATCCGCACTTTTTGTGCAGATCGCATATTCGCCGCCGTATCCAGCAGCAACAATTTTGAATTTTCTTTTCATATTATTTTATATTTAAAAACTGTTTAACATGTTTATCTTTTATTTGAGATTTGTCAACCCCAAAATAAACTTCTAGGTAATATTTTGGAATTAATTTCCGCCCACCATCAGATAGTTGCACCATGATGTTTTCTTTTCCGTAAAATATTTTCATTAAAGTTCTTCTGTGATTGATTCAAGTTTCTCTCGTATAGCGGTCATCTCCGATAACTCTTCCATCATACAATCAACGATAACATCAGTCTTCTCGTGTACGTGAAGTTGAACGCCTTCAACTATAGGTTGATAGTCAAGGGTGAAATATTCCCCTTCTAATACGAATGATTCGTCTCCAAGTTCAATCAACTTAAAACCAAATAATTCCGAATTTGCCGCCTGTAATGCTTTTTTATATATTGTTTCCATAATTTATTATTCCCATTCTGCTCCGATATATTCACTAAAGGTTTTCTGAAAACCGAGACAATCCTTTTCATTACCATTAAAGATATAATCAAAGAGCCAATCCTTTGCGCTATCTTCTTCTATACCTTTGATCCACTCGTTCTCTTTACACTCTTGCCAAAGAGCTTCAAACTTCTGATCTTGAACTTCAGATAATTGTTGAATAAAGCTTCCAACATCAAATGCTTTATCATCCAAATCTGCTTTAACCGTGATTCCTTCATTTACCTTCATAAGTTTATATCCTTCCTTTGTTGAAATTAGTTAGTTTTATTATCTTTTTCCATTCTATAAATTCTGTTCTCAGCATAAGCAATCATACCATCAATATAACCATAATGCTGCTTTACTACTTCCTCTGGTATACCTTCTTGCTCATACTCCAAACGATAATAAAACCGTAGTTTATTAAACTTCGACTTCACTTGTTCTGCTACTACTTGTGGGAATTTAATTGGCCCTCCAAATCCTAGTGTATTCATTGTGTAGGCGAAATTGGTCATAGCATCGCACAGTTCGTCAATGATTGGAAGCCACCTTTGAGGTACTTCAAGGCCCCAACACATACAAGTTTCAGTCATTGGTTTATCTTTATCTCCAAAGATTTTTGGATATTTTTCAAATATTTCTTTTTGTGATATCATATTGTTAGTTTGTAAGCTCCTTCTTTTGATTCACAATCTCCTTGTTATCAGAGAGAAATTGCTTTGCCTCTACCCATTCGTCAAATTGAGCCGTCCTGCCATTGCTTGTGGTTGCGTGGAAAAGTTTTGCAGTCCAGCAGTCCCCTACGTGGCACTCTCCCATCGCATACACGACATTCGGAGGTATCTCTACAAGCTCCACTTCGATCTTGGAGCCGTCTTTGTATTCGTAAGTCTTCATAGTTGTTTAACATCAGAGTTCCGTTAGCTTGTATTTTTTACCGTCTACCTCAATGACTTTACCGTCGCAGGATTAGCTACGTGGTGTTCCTTCTTTGTTACCCTTACTGTCCTCGAAGTAAGTCTCGTTACCATTGTCATCGTATTCATACCTAAACCAGTCGCCATCGCTGTCCTCGAAGTAAGTTTCTTTACCGTTGTCATCGCATTCACGCTTATACCAGTAGTCATCGCTATCCTCAAAGTAAGTCTCATCACCATTGGCATCGTATTCTGATTTACTCCAGTAGCCATCGCTGTCCTCGTAGTAAGTCCGATTACCTTTGGCATCGTTAATCTCAATAGGAAAAGTGAAATCGATCCCTAGTTCTTTATATGTGTCACTTAGTTTTTTCATTATTCTTTTCTCCACGTTCATTCCATTCCCAATCTTTACGATACTTAGCGACTACTTCAACTAAATTGTCCCATTCATCCCAGTCTAAAGCAAGACTACGACCATCATTCGTTTCGTCGTCGCCAACAATTTTCAAATACGATCCTGCGGCCTCATCATCGGGTCCTACTTTAATTGTATTGTAAATCGGATGCCAATCGGCACGATCTGATTTGATACTTACTTGTGTTATCACTTCTTTATTCATATTGAGTTTCGTTTGGTTTGTCTTCATATTCATATTCTTCTGCTTTTTCATATATTGCTCGTTTTACTGAGTCATATTGATAACCAGCACACAGCATTAGTTGACGTATATAATCGAGGAATTCGATAGCAGAAAGATCATCGCCTTCTGTTTCAATAGAGATTTTATCTCTGTGTTGTTCTAATGTTATTTTCATTTTGATATTAGTTCAATTAAAGCAACTATTGATATAGCTACCAACAAAAAACTTCCGACTATTTCTAATTCAATCATACTCCAAATATATCACAGTTCTGTTATTTTGTAAAGAAGAAACGCCCCAGCGGAGGCCATCCCGCTGCTCCCTGTTGTTTCAGGTGAGTAACCGTCACTGCTCGTATGCAGGAGAGGATATAGGACAAGATGTTCATATTATTTTCTTTTTTGTGACAAACGACCTTCGTATGGTTCGTAAAGCATTGCGCGTCCGACATCTTTTAATAAATCTTTACCATCTCGAAAACACTTTGTCGATTGCTTTTCGAAGAATTTTAGAATACGCTTTTGCGGAATAATTGCCACAATAAAATCATCATAGTGATAATTCATCCATTCGTTAACGGCATCTTCCCAAGACATTTCGCGACCTTTTTCTACCTCCACCCATTTGTGGGATCGGATTTCATCTTTCACCAAACGAGCGATGTTAAAATGAAACTTATTATGCTTACTTGGTTCGAAGGGTACGTAGTCTTCTGATTCAAGTAAGATTTCAATGATGGGGATGTCTTTTTCGTCCATTTTATTTTTGCTTTTTTTCTAAATTCTTTTTAATGGCGGCGTCCATCTTTGGTGTGACCTTACAGCCAACATGTTCGTTGTATACCAACTCTCCGCGAGAACGTCCGTAAAGTTTACCGACGTTACCTTTGAATTGCGTTCTTCCGTTTAATAATCTTTTAGACATGACACTTATAATGTGCGAAACCTAGTAGAAGTCAAGACCTTTTTTGAGAAAAAGTTAAATTATTTTTAAAAAATTTAAAAAAACTTGAATTTAGACTGTTTCCTTTTATATAAAATATTTTTTGATTTTTCTAGCCGAGGTGTAAAGTATATTATGCCACGCAAATTAACCACAAAACAGGCAGAAGAAATTGTATCAAGGCTCTGCAAACCTCCATACGATCCAGATGAGGGCAAATTACGAGAAGCCGCTTGGAAGCTGCTTGGCATAGAGCCAGAGTACGAGTTTGGGGATGATGATGAAAACGGCGTAGAAGTACCGTCAAGCGCCTTAAAAGAGGAAATTGTCAAAGAATCCTTTATGGATCAGGTAAAATCTCAAGTTTCTTCAGTTGGCGCGGCTGGTGTTATGGCTTTTTCATCTGCTGCCTACTTCCAAGTTGATACCATTATTGAGGAATCTGCCGAAGTTAATAAAGCCGCCATTGAAGTTGGTATGTGGGAAAATAGTCCATTTGAGTATTTCAGTTTAATTTCTGATCTCGCTATTGATACAATCTCATCCAACCCAACGGTAGAAAACAACGTAGCAGCGGAACAGACGGCAACCACAGCAGAAGAAACGCAAGAAAATACAGCAACAGAAGAAACATCAGAAGAGGTAGCCTGAGGAAGAAACAACTAATGAAGAAAACACCCCAGAAGGAAACGAAGGAAGAAAGCTGTAGAGGAAGAGGCGAAAGAAGAAACTACCGAAGAAAAAGCCAGCCGAAACAGAACAAAAGACAGAACCCAAAGCTGAGGAAGCTGCCCAACCTGCACCAAAACCAACGATAGAAGCAGGAAGTTATGTCTGGCGGCATTGGTGGTTTAAGCCCCCATTTTGATTTTCCAGTAATCGAACCTAACGCTCCAGTAGCATCACCAGCACAACCATTATGATTCAAGAATTTTTATCCCAATGTAAGCAAAACTTGATTGAAATCGCCATCGCGACAATCGGAGTTTTATCAATGTTAAAATTAATGATCCCAGAAGATAGTTTCTTGGGTAAGTGTTTGGGTATCTTTGGTCAAATATTTGGCTTTATCGGAAAATTATTTAAAAAATGAAAAAATTACTATTATTCTTGCTTATTATTTCGCATGTGTTTGCAGAATCACCAGCGGTGAACCCAACACCTCCTGCTGCAACCATCCCATCCGCCTCGATAATTAATGGCGGCTTTGAAACTGGAGACCTTACGGGTTGGACATTTACAGGCGAAACAGAAAATTCTTTTAGTTCAAGAGTTGAAGGTGGGAGTTTTAGCGGAGCCACTACCCATGCAAATAACTTTGGATTCTTTACACCTGCTCCAATGGAAGGTAATTATTCTTTCTTTAGTGGATTTGACGGGCCTGTTCAAGAAATAACCTTATCGCAAGACATCGGAATCATTGATGAATATACAACCGCAGTTTCGTTTGATGTACGAGCAGGTTGGGATTTGCAAACGTATGCAAATCAAAGTGGGTACGAAGTGATTGAGGATCGTACGATCAAGGTAGTTATCACGGACAACAACACTCAAGAAGTACTATTGAGTCAAGATCTATTCAATGCTGTTGGAAACACAAAGGTTCTTGATAGTGGTTTTCAAAATGTTGGAATCAACTTCCAGAACATCGTTGGTTCTGATGTTACAATGTCCTTTGTTCAGAATATCCCACAGAACTATACTGGCCCAGCATTGATTCAGTTAGACAATATTAAGTTACAACAGACTTATGTACCAGAGCCTAGTTTAATAGCTTTAATTTTTGGTTGGGTAGCTATGTTGTTTGTGGTTTTTAATCGTCGCGGTTAAAAGTTTCGTAGATAATAAACTCTGGTTGGTTGTCTTTTTCCTTATACTGATTAGGAAAGACGGTGACTGGCATCTTCTCACCGTTGATGACTACATAGCCAGCAAGGTATTTGCCGTTTTTACCATCCCTCTTCCAGAAAGCTCCTCGTTGTTTTTCTGCCCATTTGCTCATTTGCGACCAATAATAGGTAAAAATCTACGACTGTCAAGAAAAATATCGACCAAACGATAATTACCTAAGACCATTGAAAAACTAACAAATATTAGTATCATATAGTGTAAATATATACTTATGGAGCAGGAAATTAATAAAATTTTAAAAATAGATGAATTCTTACAGGATCGGGTTTTAGTTGACAAGGTTGACAAAAATATTTCTAGCAATGAATCAAAATTCATTATATCCGTTCTAGAGGAAATAAGTTATTTTAAAACTACTTTAAATAAAACTGAAATTTTAAACACGCTAAAGCTTATAGATTCTAACTTAGAATACGACTCTTACCATTTCAAAAACAGTGATATAGATTTTGTGTTAAAGTTGACCGAAGATGATGAAGACAGCATACTTAAAAAAGAATTTGATAACCTTTCTTTGATCCAAGATTTAAACGTTTCTGCTAAACCGTTACATTTTGAAACCTTAGATTTTGACAGAAAAATAGATGTATTGATTGTTACTTTTGAACACGCTTTATGTTTTAAAGATTTATCAAAATCAGATTTAAATTTCAATATTAAAACAGTAGCTAACACTCTTTCATTTATCCACTGAAAACACGGTGACTGAAGAATTAGCTGAGACGAAAAGTTTTAAGGAAGAATTTTTTGCTTTAACTGATTATAAAAATAATTTACCTAAAGATAGATATAAAGGATTGATGAATAGTGAAGATTTTATGAATCACTTGCCAGTTTTAGAGACGTTAAAAAACGCAGTAAATGAAGAATTAACAGCTTTACCCAAAACACAAACCTGTTTAAATCACACAAATTTACATAAATCTAGAATTATGTATAGGGATAAATTTGTAAAGTTTTTAAACTTCCAATATGCGAAGAAAATAGATTGCTTATGGGATGTTTCTTTGTGTATATTTTACCTGGGGATAAGCAACTACCCAAAAATAGAAAAAGATTTTGTAACACAGTATTTAAAAAGTCACGACAAATTAAATATTTCGGGACCAGAATTTTTAGAAAAATTAAAAACTTACAAAAACACCGCATATAAACTTATTTTAATTAAGTTGTTATGCAATTATTTTTATGAAGTTATTATTTTTGGCACAGATAGACCTTCTAAATTTGTTGATACGATTACTATTTATGAAGGAATAAGGGATGACCTTGCTTTAGACCAAAACCGAGAAATAAAAAATGGATTATTGTTAAAGAAGGTTGATAAAATCTTCAATGTTTACTTTAAGTAGTTTTATCTACTTCGAAAAAGAAGTTTTGTAGAGTTGCCCCAGAGGATTCATCATCTAAGGAAAATTCCTTAAATCCGCTCTGATTGCTTACAAACTCCATAAACGCAATCGTTTTTTGTGATTGATTAATCTGGCCACTTGTGTTGAATATTTTATCCTGACCCACATAAAAATCAGTATTATAGGAACCGCTACCAACATAATTAAAACTTCCTTTGATAATATAACTATTTTCGCTTTGCCAGAATATGCCACGTTGATTATTTAAATCTTGAGTAATTAGTTCGCCAGTTCCCTTGCAGATATAAACAGTATCAAACGATTGAATACTTTGCTGTGATTCTAAAGAAGCTGATTCTTGTTCTGGTTGTTCATATACTATACCACCTAAAGCGATTCCACTACCGTAATGATCAAAGGGTATTAGAGTCAACACATCTGTATCGGAGGCTTCTGGCAAATTAATATATCTTTGGCCTTCGGCAAGAAATTCTGTTTTTATAAATTCAAGATTCCCAGAGGTATTTAAGTTGTAAATATTAATTTTTTCTAAATCATATTTGGAGCTAATTGAAACATCAAAATTAACTTTAGGGGGATTGAACACCGCATTTGAAATAATTGGAGCTGTATTCATAATATCCAACTGTGCAGTATGGTGGAGTTTTTGGTTTTTATCCTTTAATTCGAATTTTATATTTAAATTCCTTTTGACATTGCCAAATAGGTTCAGGTTATCCTCGTGGCTGAATCTAAATGTTGTAGATTTGTAGTTTTGTTTATACAATTCATCGTTGATATAAATATCTAAACTAGGGTCTGCATTGGGATTATGTGCCATATCCCCACCCCTCATGTCTTCTAATTTTAATTTAAAAATATAATCTTTTGTTTGGGGAACAATGGAACCTTGTCCAGTTAAACCTTCGGGAGAATAAGTGTTGGAATACTCGTTTTGTATATTTACTGATTTGATCAAGAAATGCTCTCTAATCTTAGCTGGTAAATCAATTCTAAAATTACTTTCTACACTTTTGCTTGATTCTGGGTTTCTTAGGGACGTAACATTAACTGTGTAATCGCCAGCCATAGAAAGATTTAAAATTTCATAATCTGTTTTTGGAGGAGAGGTTGTAACATCCTTTAAAAATTCGTGTGTGGTGTATTTGCCGTTTGGATAAATTAAACTGACTCTATATTTTAATTCGTTTCCTCCTAATTCCCCAGTGATAGTGCCTGTAAGATTATGACTGCCATATTCATTTTGTATTAGGAAATCTGTAAAACCTAATGGTTCTGGTGGCCTGTTGATTGTATTTGTTGGAACGCCTATGTTGTATTGGGTTTCAACCAAATCAAAATCTTCTTGTTCTATGTAGGTGAATTTGTCGATCTGATATTCTAGCGCATTGACGTTATATTTATTAGCTTCTTCTTCGGTTATTTTGACAACTTTAAAAAAGTTTGTGTCCCTATTTTCTAACTCTATGTTGAAAAAGGACCCTTTGATTACGCCAGTAAAATCATCATAACTTTGATCATTTTGGTCTATGTAAACCCTATGGGAGTTATCTTGTTCTTCAATACCTGTTATGATAAATTTGGTGATTTGCTCTTCATCTATTGAACCAACCTTATCTAGTGGCACTACGCCGCTATAAATATTTTCGTCTACTCCGACTTCGGTAGCTCGATCGAATTTTATTAAATTATATAAAGCCTTAACGTCGGTTTGTTGTTTGTTGTTGTAGGTATACAAGCCGCCGTTTTCCCCTGTCACAATAGAGCCTGTTTTGAAAGAGTTTTCTAAATCAAGGTATCCCTGGCTCGTGTTTACGTCTAAGATTTTTCCATAATTAATTTCAAAGTTTTTAATTTCGTCTTCTATTTGTATTATGTCTCCTGGGGCTAGTAAGACTGCTTCTGGGCCAGTAGAAAAAGATACGGCTTCTGTTTCAAACTGATTACTAAACAGAATATATTTCGCCATTCGCCTTGCTTGAGATTTAGACGTAAGACCAAAACCTGTTTGCTTATTGACGCGTTTGCCATATTTACGCATTTTTTCTTCGTCTTCTACATACTCTACTTTTACTTTATAGTTGTCGTCTTTATCTAAATAAGGAACTTCAACTCTTGTAAATCTAGCAGAAGAAACTATGTCAGCATAATTAAATACGCCGTCAAAAACATTTCCGTTATTGAATATTGCTTGGACATTCTTGGGGTTATCTATTGAAAAATTAAAAAAGCCACCATTCCAGTATGTCATCGCTCTAAACAATGATGCGATTTCGCCAATCACCTCAAAGGCATTTTTCTGTTCTTGGAGTATAAAGTTAGCGGAAAATCTTGGCTCTAAACCCTGTGTGGCATCTGGTACTCCATCAAAATAACCATCATCATCAACAGAGTCACAATATCTGCCCATTTCATATAGATGGAATATGTCTATGTCTTCCATGTCATCTAAATAATCTCCCAAACCGTTTGAGTGGTTTGTCATAAGATCGTATAAGATCCATGCTGGGTTATCTGTCCAAGCTAATTTAAATGAGCCATCCCACTCTCCGATGTAAACCTGCTCTTTGTTTGGCCCAAATTCAAAGTTTGTATCTTCTACGGCGTTGGAGGTCCCTTCAATTATGGCATGATTACCTCCAAAACGGTCTCTCATAGCTTGTCCACGAGGCGTATCAACCACTGTCCCATCCCAATGGTGCAAGAGTTGATTGTTTTTCTTGATTTTTAAATCCGCGATTTTCGAGCCATTAGGTATTCTATGAGCGCTGTTTTTATCGCCACCTATACAAAATTCTTCAGCGTCAAAAACTAAATATTTTCTGGGATTGGTGGTGCTGTTGTCTTCTGTTGATGTTCCAACCAATTCCCCGTTTACCCAAACTGTTAATGTTTGTTTAGTGCCTATTAATTTAAGACTTATTTCAAAAACATTATCAGCATTATATTTACTACCGCCAGGCACATAATCTGCTATACTTATTTCTACATAATTAGGAGAGCCATCACCATCTAAAATTTTACTTTGAATGCCGTGAGTGGTATTTTGATTCTGATACCATAGGGCTATATACTCTGTTGCGTGGCCATTTACATATCCATCAAATATCCTTCCCCAGTTAACAAAACTTCCAAATTTAACTTTAACCAAAAACTCACAATTTTGTGTACCTAAATCAATTTTATTTGAAGCGGCTGCGTGGGTAGACCCATTAAAAGTTTGTATATTCCTCAAACCATACTTAGATGAATCAGAAACAAATCTCTTATCAGTGCCATTAGCAAAAAGTGGCTGATAATTTGAAGGCACGGCACACTTTTTTAGCCTCATCTCAAAGGTTCTATCTGGCGCTTGATTAAAAGATCTGGCGTCAATTACAGAACCAACAAGAGCAGAAAAAGGATAGGTGAAGTTTTGGGGAATCTCTTCTGTTATGTATGCAATAGATGCGTCTCTAGAAATTAAAACAGATTCTGTTTCGTAGGTTTTTTTGTAAATTTTTATATATCTGTTTATGTTTTTCCAGGAATCATTTGGGAACAAATCTTCATTAAAGTCTAAGCTATATTCAGTAGCTAAAGCTTCTGTCATGCCCTCAATGTCAGAAACTTTTTTACCATTTAAATCTTTGTTTTGTGGCAAATCAACCACATCTAATTCTGTCATGTAGGGGGAAGTTATAACACCCTCAAACCTATATTCTTGTTTTCTTGTGTATTCGGCTAAATAAATTTCTTTTGGTGGAATACCTTCTGTAAGTGAAATTTCTAATCTACCCTCTTCTGTCTTTTCTGAATTTGGTATGTCTGTATGTATAGAAAATTCATTTGATAAAAAATATTCACCTTCTACTTCATACACACCTCTATATAAACCACCATCGAAATTTGCAGCCGTTCCTGAAATAATTCCATTGGTTCCAATAGTTAAAGCAGCATTAAAATCAGCCAATTGATTTGCTGGAGTATATAAAACCTCTGGCGCTAAATCTGTACTTATTCCTGTGTAATTTAAACCACTACCAATAATTAAAATATTAACAATATTGAAAAACAAAGCGCCATTATCGCCGCTATTAATTCCAAAATTAGTTAACACGCTATTTTTATTTATATTTTGAAGATTTCCGTCTTGGTCATCAACATAAATACCGTTGTAGTTCGATAATGTGCCATTAGTTGGGCCAGTATTGTTGAGAACACGGGCTATAGAATTTGGACTAGATAGCTGCTGGCTTTGTATTGGGATAAAATGCTTAATAATTGGTTGGTTAGACGCATTAAGGCCGACTTCGAAAGCCGCAATTTCTGCGGCAAGGAATGATTTATTTTCTGTATTAACAAAAAATCGATCATCAAAGGGAATCTCATCTCCTTCGAATCCTTGTATAACCTCAAATTCAATAAACTCTCTTAATGTTTTGCCTACATCTTCTCCATTGTCTTCCGTATCACTAAGGGAAGAGATCATAACAGTTGGTGTTGCTTTGGTTATTTGTTGGTTTTGTATTGTATGGGTATATCCATAAGCATCACTCTCTGTTGGGAGGTTTACTTGCCAACTAGCATATCTTCTACCCCCTCTTGTATCTTCGTTGCCATCGCCAACTTGAGCATCACCAGCATATTTTCTAAATCTGCCAAAAAGCTGTTGGTTAATATTAGTTTGAATGAAGCCTTTGCTGTAGTTACTTAATTTTGGTTGAAATTCACTTCCAAGATTATAATCAACATTAGCGTTTATATAGTTAAATTGAGAATCTTCGTCGGTTTTTAAAGAAGTATTTAATTTTTCACCTATAATACTACCCTTTGCTGGAGAACTTTGATTTGCGACATGGGCAAAAGATATGTCATTCCCACTATAAACAAAAACATCATAACCGTTATCTATACCGCTTTGTATTTTCTCACTAATGTTAGTATCGTTGTAAGCAACCAAGAATTTACCTGTTAAAAACTCGCCAGCAGAACCTGTTGAGACGTTATCTCCGATATAAAAATGTATAAAACCTCCTCCGTGAAATCCAGAAGTGGGATAGTAATCTCCAACTTTATATGCAGGTGCGCTAGAAATATATTGGCCATTGCCAGTCATGAAAGATGGGGTAGCTAAATACAAATCTTCTGGAGCTTTAAATATTAACCCTTCTTCTGATTTTAAATATCTCTCAAATCCTTTTGAATCTTCGCCAAGGGAAATGTTTAGAGAAAATTCAGATTTTTCTCTTAGATAGACGGACCCGCTCTCAAAAATATTTTTAGTATCAAATTGTATAAATCCAAATTGACTAAAAAAAGATTTATTCTGATTTATAGCCACAAGAAAATCTTCTCTAGAATTTTCTATACCATTAATTAATTCGTTATAATTTCCAAATTGTCCCTGAGTGCCTTGTATGGAGTTTAAATTGCCAGTAATGTTGTCTAAAGATTCACTTATAGATTGAGTATTTATTCTATCGACGTTTTGAATGTCTGTGTATCTAATAGATCTATTTAATTTTTGTGAAACTGAATGCGATTTTATTGGCGTATCGTTGTAATATACAGCTTCCAGAACATCTAATCCAAGCGCTTTTTCGCCATTTTTTTTTACCAAACCTTCAACTGGACCCTCGCAAATCAAGTCCAAATTACTTAAATAAGATATGCTTTGAAAAAGATCAGAGGCTTGGGGCGGTTTTAAATAAGCTTCGCCACCAGCAGTTCCCTTTCCTTTGCCGCCGCCAGCACCAGCGACAGAATCCAAACCAAGTTGATTTCTTATATTTCTGGCTATCCTTTTCCGTATGTTATTCATGCCTAGATAATATTTTACACTTATTACGCTTTAATTTCTAAGTCTAAATTAGACAAATCGCCGCTAACTAGTTTACCAGATACAGAATTATCATCTACGAGGTCAGATGAAAATTTTAATAAATTTTCTGTATTCTTGGCGAAAGGATTAGAACAAAAATAAATATTATTAGAATAACTATTATTGTTGAAAGGAATCATAAATCTTCCAGAAAACTGCCCCAGGAATAAATCTACCACACAATCGTCTTCGTTTGGTGTCCCACCAATCTTTAAAACAAGATCTTTTTGGGGAACATTGAAAATTTGGGAAAACACGAATTCACCACTTATGTTTTGGGAATTATTTAAAAACAAAGTATTGTATATTATTTCTGAGTAACTATCGGAAACTTCTGGCTCTGGAAAGTTTATTTGTCCAGAGAACCCAGTATATAAAACACCAGATCCAAAACAATCATAAGGGATTAATTTATAGCAAACTTTACCAGTTGTTTGGTGTCCGAATTCAACTTCATTATTTAATTGAGGATGAAATGGTTTTGTAACCAAAAAGCTTTCTGGGCTAATTTCAAAATCTTGATTAGCTCCGCTGTATATGGAAATTTTCTCTAAATTTTTAAAATTCTCTGTTTCAATATTTAATCTAAAGTTATAATTGTTATTGAGTATTTGAACCGAATTTATTTTTGGCGCAGAATGATTGATTATTATCTCTGGAGACGGATAAATATTGCCATTAGAATCTTCTAAATAGCTTTGAATCGTAAAAGTTCTTTCGGCTGATCCAAATATTTGATCTCTTTCATCTTTTGTTATAGAAACGGGTAATTCTGGTATATCAAAACTGTGACCAGTAGAACCTTGTAACAAGTTCATTTTGATATGATTTTTGTTTTCATAAGGAAGTCCGTAATTGTTTACATAATTTAAGTCGATAAGTATATCTTTACCAAAATTTTCAATCGAAGAAATATTCGATACTTCGTTATAATTTTCGCCATTTATCTTAACGGAATTCAAAAATGGATTTTCGTAGACAAGTTGTCTTGGGGGTTTTTCAAATGTTTTTTCTAGCGTTTTACTTGATTCAGGATTAAGCATTGAAGTAACTTCAATTTTATATTCTCCAGCGCCAATTAAATTTTTAAATTCAAAATAGGTTTCGGGCGGAGATAACGTAGAATCTTTTTCAAACTCTTGGAAGAAGTACATACCATTTGGTTTGGTGACCGATACTCTATATTTTTCCTCTATGCCGCCTACTTCACCAGTTATAGTACCGCTTAAATTAATACTATACATGTTGTTTTCTCCAGTAGAAAACGAAAAACCTTGCGGCTCTGGCGGTCTATTTATAATATTTGCGGGAAGACCTATATGGGGTAGATTGTAATATTCATTATTTTCAAGACCCTCTCCCTCTTCTATGATTTTATATTTTACTGGATTGTATTCTTTTGCCACAATCTCGTAGAGATTATTTTCGTTTGGAATAATCGACATAACCCTGTACAAATTCTCTGGTGCGCCAGTTATGCGCACGTTACACATTTGCCCTAGTTTGGCTTGACCTAATCTATAAATATCTTCATGATTTTCGTTAAGTAGTAGTTCGATATGATTTGTGCCTTGGTTTATTCCAGTAATATCTACATTTATAATTTGCGGCGCTTCATAACCAGATAAAACTGAATCTGTGATAGAAAGGTCGTGAAAATTTATTCCAGTATATAAATCATTTAAAGATGTTTGGCCTGTTGGTGTCGATATATAAACACCCTCTCCAGTGGCAATTGCCCCTGTGTTAATAGTATTTTCTATTTTAATTGAATTGTTTAATGTATCCACCTCTAGAAGTCGAGCCGAATCTCTTTGGAAGCTTTTTAATTCGTCATTGATTTGAATTATGTCCCCAGGTTCGACTATTATACTTTGTTGCGATGCTTGGAACTGGACACCCTCAGTCTCTAATTTGTTACTGTATAAAATATGTTTTGCGTAACGTCTAGCTTGCGATCTTGACGTAATTCCTCTAGCCCCTTCTTTGTATTTTATGATACCTTTTTTTCTAATATCTTCTTCGTCTTCTACATATTCAACCTTAGTCTTAAAATCATCGGTTTTATCTTTATATTCAATTTCGACAAAATTAAATCTATTATTTTTGTTCATATCGGAATATGAGAAAACTCCATCAAAAACATTAGAATTGTCAAAGGTTGCTGAGACATCTTCTGGTTTATCTGCAAAGAAATTTATTGATCCATTTTTCCAATAAGCTACTCCGTGAAACATATTGGAAATAGCATTAACAAAATCAAAACCATTAAAAGATTCTTCAAATAACATATTGCAAGAATATCTTGGCTCTAAGCCACCAGCATTAGTTGATAATCCAGAAAAATAACCACTTGAATCTACAGCATCACAATACCTACCAATTTGGTAAAGTTTAAAAATATCTATATCCTCTATATCATCTTGATAATCTCCAAGGCCGTAAGAGTTATTCGTTAAAATGTCATACAAAACCCAAGCTGGGTTATCGGTCCAATCCTCTTTGAATGAACCGTCCCAGTCTCCGCTGTAAATTAATTCTTTTGTGTCTGATTCTTTTTGCAAGAATCTTTTATCAAGCCCATTAGAATGAATAGGGTAATAGTTTGATGGTATTTTGCATTTTTTTAAACGAAGATCATATGTTCGTTTTGGTGGGTCTGTAAAACTTTTGGAATCAAAGTAAACTGCGGCAAGCGCTGAATTAGGATATGTAAAATTAGAATCTATAATTTCATTGAACGCTCTCGTCCTTGCTTGTCTAGAGATTAGAATAGATTCTGTTTCATATGTTGTTTTTCTTACTAAGACGTATCTTTTGTGGTTTCTTTTTAAATAGGATAAACTTTTATCGGGATAATTTGCTTTAATTTCAGAATATTTTGGCAAATCTACAGTAAGTAAATTAGTTATGAAAGGTGAACTTGGATCAACCATGCCGTCAATTCTTCTTGGATAGGTGTTGGTTTTCTCTAGGCCATCAAATCCAACCTCAATTTCGAAATTAATAAAACTAGGCAAAATAGAATTACTATTGTGGTCAACATCTTGGAGTGCAGCTATTTCAATAATACACTCGACTTTGACTACCTCATCTCTATCTACAATATACTTATAATTAATTTCATCTTCATCTACTGGAAGTTCATTCGTCCAATCTGAATAATTTACAGTTTCAGTTCCTATTACTTTTATTGGGAAATAAGGGTTTGAACTGTAACCGTAAATGTCATAAGTTCTAATATCGGTACTTCCATTTCCCTCTTGAGCATCGCCACCAGATTTAAAAGGTCCAAACAAATCAGAAACAACTTTGTTTTCTGTTTTGCTTTCAGAGAAAGATTGTATTTTTGTTTGAACTTCTTCCCCGTTTCTAAATTCAGCATAAACATCATTATAATTATACGAAGTTTGGGACAATTCATATAAATCTCTGGTCGCCATTTCGCCAGCTATAGAACAATCTACAATACCATCTATTTTTTGTTCAAACATGTCGTGGACGTATGTGTGTTCATATACACTTCTTAAACCAAAATTAAAATTATCAGAATTCCTTAATTCGTTTCTTGATACAATATCAAAAATTTCTGAATCTATAGCGCCACTTACTAGATTTCTTAATTCACTTATGTCCATGCCATAATAATCCTGCGCCCAATAATTATATATTGTATTCCAAATCGTCTCGGTGTCTCTTTCCGCAAAGCTTTTTGTGGGTAGGCAAACATCTCCATTAGAATTTGTGCAAAATTGTCCATTCTTAATAATTTTTGGACATACAGTTGATGAAAGAAGACGCTCTCTCTTATTACGAAGATTTGTAAAATTAGCCTGTCTGATTGTTTGTTGTGATCGATATGATGGTGTAGCTTGTTGGACTTCCAAGTGTTGTTGCCAAACATTTATATCCTGAAATTGCAGATATCGTTTTGGATTTATATTTTGATATGCTGTTTGAAAGAAAGGAGAAAGGTTTTCATTGTGATACGAAAATTCATTGGCTTGGATTGAACTATAATTTTTTGACCCATTGTAATAAATAGGGTTTTGATTATAAACACATTTGACTGTGGCGTCCCCAAGGATTGGCACAACCTTTCCACTCACATAGGCCTCCATTGTCAAAAAATCATTTAAATAGCCTGTTTGGAGTATACGAGGACGAATATCATTAGTATTATAGGGATACCACTTCATAATACTCCAGTGTTGAGAATCGCCATAATATGGGGTGAAAGTAG